AATTAAAGCAGAACGTGAATCAACTGAGGACGCAGATGTATGAATACACAATTAAAAAATTATTAAAGGTTGTTGACGGCGATACAATTAAAGTTGAAATTGATTTAGGATTTGATTTGTGCGTGACGGCAACCATTCGATTGGCGGGAATAGATACTCCAGAAAGTCGTACTAAAGATTTAAAAGAAAAACAATTGGGACTAGAAGCAAAAAAATGGTTGGAAACTATATTAACTGAAAATCAAAATATTCGCATACATACGGCAAAAGATGCTGACGAAAAATACGGCAGATTATTAGGAACATTATATCTATCAAAGGATGCAAAAAGTATAAATGAATTAATGGTTGAAAATGGTTATGCGTGGAAATACGACGGTGGAACAAAACAAAAAAATCTACAAGAGCTATTAGATATTCGTAATAGCAGAGGAAATTCCAATGGCATTTAACAAAGACCAAATAGAAAAGGCGGTAAAAGCAAAAGGTTATGCGTGGTTTGAGGGAGACAATTTAGATGTAAATATTGTAGGCATACGTAATTCAGCAACGGGAAAGAAAGTCACGAATGTGTTTGATGATACGATGACTCTTTCCTATAAAGAAAATGGAGTGTGGAAGTTTCATGAATGGGCATGTACGACTGACCCGGGCACCAAGGGTGTTAAGGAATTCCACAATCCAAACGGAGTTGCCCGATTAGTTCCAGCCCAGTATCGTGGGTCGCACGCAATTGGATTACACCAAGGCAAATATGAAGCATTAAAACAAGCAAAGCCTGTCACGGTGTGGCGTGACAAAAATAAAGATATGACATTCGATGAAACCACAAAAGATACGGGAATTTTTGGTATTAATATTCATCGGTCCAATCCAACTACAGAATCAGAATTTGTGGAAAATTGGAGTGAAGGGTGCCAAGTATTTAAACGGGTAAAAGATTTTAATTTATTTATGAACATTGTCAATAAAGCAGCAAAAATACACGGTAATAGTTTCAGTTATACCCTATTAGAAAGTAAAGATATAACATAATTAAATAGACCCCCTTGACAAACAACCTCTTGGAGTGTATATTTAATACATGACTTCAAGAGGTTTGTTGTCAACGCCCGTGTGACGGAATCGGCATACGTACAAGTCTCAAAAACTTGGTTTTGTGGGTTCAAGTCCCACCGCGGGCATGTAGTAAGGACAGTTGGCTGAGTGGTCTAAAGCTGTTGTTTTGTGAACTACTGCTCTATGTATATAGGTACTCATTTGGAGAACTTTATGCACACAAAACAAGTTGGTGATATTGCAGAAGCAGCAATAATTCTAAGAGCTTTAGAAAAAGGATGGTCAGTATCAAAGCCAATTGGAGAAAATCAACGATATGATCTTATCATTGATGATGGTAGTACTTTACATAAAGTACAATGTAAATCTGCTAAACTTACGGACAACATAATAGTGGGTTCAATAAGTAGAATCTCCAGAAATGGAGATGTGTTCGTAAGACATAAATATACTACCGATGAAATAGATGTATTTGCATTGTATTGCCCAGACGTAAAAGAATGTTACTGGATTTCATGTAAAGATTTAATGGTAGATGATGGGAATGTACAAAGTAGTATAAAACTTCGAATTAAACAATCTTCTGGTAATAATCAACACAAAACTAGATTAGCAAAAGATTATATTTTATAGAATTTGGAAGTGTGGCCGAGTGGTTTAAGGCACCTGCCTACTAAGCAGCCGAACCGAAAGGTTCCGTGAGTTCGAATCTCACCGCTTCCGTAACGCCCTTGTGGTCTAATTGGATAAGGCAACGCTCTTCTAAAGCGTCCGATGGGGGTTCGAATCTCTCCAAGGGCATCCTACCATACCAAAAACTTACAACAGGAGATACTACCCGATATGTTTAATATCAACCAAGAAGTGCAGATTACTGACCATTCGGAAGATATTTATAATAATAAATGGGGTAATATCCGACAAATTGCCGATGTGCGAGGCAATATCTTTTATACTGTTGAATTGGATAATGGCGTATTAATTCATTGTATTGATGAAGAATTAATGGAAACTTAATATACGCCCCCTTGACTTTTGAATTATTCTGTATTATATTACATTCTCACGGCAACACAACCAAGGATTTAACTAAAACATCATGTCTATCACGAAACAACACTCTAGTTACTGGCTTGACGACGACCTGTTTGATGATATTGTAGACGATAAACCAAAAACAGATTTGCAGCGGATTACTCGCCTTAGCGCTGTCCGCCGTGGTATTGCAAATTTCGTATCCATCCTAAGCGGTGAGAATGTACCCGTCCACTTTTCCAGTGGTAAGGATTCGTATACGGATGGTAAGCAGGTTATTATTTCTGCCGATGAAGATGTGGAAAAGTTCGATGCAATGGTAGGATTGGCGTTGCATGAGGGTAGTCATGTGTTGTTGTCCGATTTCACCCTGCTTCAGGCTCTGCAGAAGTCGGTGGAAAAGCCACTCACCACGTATACTCAGCATCCCATGTGGATTACCGAAGCACGGGTAACTCAGGCCGCATCGGGAAATGTCTTTAAGGATATTCTACATCCGACAATTGCTAATTTGCTCCCAGAGTTTCCGGGTCAAACTGCATATGGGTATCTTGACCCAACGGCTTTGTACTGGGAAACGTCGATGAAGGTGCTGAATGATTTGCGGTTTATTATGAATATTTTGGAAGACCGTCGTATTGACAACTACGTGTATAATAACGCAGTTGGATATCGCCCATACTACAAGGCATTGTATAACAAGTATTTTTATACAAAGGAAATGGGAAAGAATCTTCGGTTTAATCCCAAGTTCCGTGAACTTACGGCAGAAAATTACATCACCAGATTGTTGTATTGCATTCATCCTGCGGCCAATTGGGACGCCATGCCCGGTTTGCGTTCGCTGATTAATCTGATGGATTTGAATACGATTGAACGTGTGAGTCCGAAATACGATAAACAGATTATGTATAATGGTACTCCACGTGCGGCATGGTTGACGGAACCTACGTATGAATCTATGCCCGTGTTGTGGCAGGAAGCAAATGTATTGTACGCACACATTCTAAAGTATGTGGGTATGGTAACATATGATGAATCGTCTGAGAAGCCGCCGGAAACTTCGATGGATAGTATTGCTCAAAAGAATTCGTCTGCACTGAGCGACCTTCCAAATCTCGACGGGGCGCCTGGCATGGGTGACATGGAACCTGTTCCTGTTGAAAAGGATACAAAGGGGTCTGGGAAGAATAAGAAGGAAGTAGATGGCACGTTTAATGAGAAAAGTGCTCTCAAAGAAATGGATGGTGCCAAAAAGGTAATGGACGGCAAGGTAAAGAAAAAGAAGTTGTCCAAGAGTGATGCTGCCGCAGTAACTGCCTTCGAAGAAGCAGATGCTAAGATGGTGGATATTACTGGAGAAGGTGTTCCGTTTGGTAAGTGTATGGTCACCAGAAAACTTACGAATGAACTTATGGAACAAGATTGGTTTATCTTTAAGCGGTGGGGATGGAATCGTAATGATACCAATCCGTATGTTGAACAGTCAATTTCGGCAGGTAAGCGTATGGGACAGATTCTTGTCCATCGTTTGCAAGTTCGTAATGACCCACTGATTACGAAGCAGACTCGACTTCCGCAGGGTGGATTGGATAGACGATTGCTGGCACAGTTGGGTATGGACATTACCTCAGTATTCCAGAAGTCTCGCACGGATATTCATAAGCCTGCCATGTTGCACTTGACGCTGGATGCATCGGGTTCTATGAGTGGTGGTAAGTGGAACAAGGTTCGGTCGGTTGCCATTGCCTTGGCTTATGTGGGTTCAAAGTTGCGGAATGTCGATACGGTCATTTCAATTCGTGGTGGAAATGATTTGCCTATCGTGTCGGTAGTCTATGATTCACGCCGTGACCAGTTTCCTAAGTTTGTTCAACATATGCGGATGCTAGACCCTGCGGGAGCAACGCCGGAGGGGTTGTGTTTCAAGGCAACGATGGATTTGATTCTGGAATGCAAAGATACGCATGATGTATACTTCATTAACTTCAGTGATGGTGAACCGTCGTTTGGTTACAACAGTGATACCGCACTTGGAAAAGCTGGTAAGCATCGTGGATATAGAGAGTATTTTAGTTATGCTGGAGAGGTAGCAACCAAACATACCCGTGCAATGGTACAGCAGTTGCGGGATGCAAATGTAAAAGTATTGAGTTATTTCATTACAGAAACATATAAGCATAGTTATAATGGCCCCAGTGTTGCAAAAACCGTATTCCAGAAAATGTATGGGGAAGACGCAGTTATGGTTAATGTGGAAAATGCGTCAGAGGTATTAAGAACCCTTAATTCCAGATTGCTGGTTAGGGGTTGACAAATAGGTAGGACAGTGTTATATTACAGAAGGTTCAATAATCAATCATTTTACGGAGAGTAAACACAGTGACTAAGGTCAAGAATACGCAGGTAGAAATCGTGGTGGCTTTGAATGATGCATCGATGCCAATAAATCAGTTTGGTGATATGGTTGACTTGCCAGGGCCCAAGATTCGTCACCTGCGTAAAAATGGTGGGTGTTATCGTATGATTACCACAAAGACGGGATCGACGCAGTTGCGTCACGCAGAAATGAGTGTATTTGATGCACTTGCAAAGAATGCAGTTCCGTTGGATGTAACCGATAATCGTTCGGACGAAGTGCATGAGGATATTGAAAAGTATCTTACCGACAGTGTTGCTCTTCGTCCTGCAAATCTTATTCTTTCCGATTTGAAGTGGAAGTATCTGATGCGCTCGGTCGTTCGTGGTAAGAACATTATGATGACAGGCCCTTCGGGATGTGGTAAGACATTGGCTGTGCAGAGTGTGGCAAAGGCACTAAATGGCCGTCCATTCTTTTACTTCAACCTTGGTGCAACGACTGACCCTCGTTCTACGCTGATTGGTAACACGCATTATAGTAAGGAAAAGGGAACCTTTGTGGCCGACGCACTGTTCTGTCGGGCCATTCAGTCAGAAAATTCCATTATTCTTATTGACGAGTTGACGCGAGCAAATCCTGATGCGTGGAATATTCTGATTACGGTTCTTGATGAGAATCAGCGATATCTTCGCATTGATGAAAAGCCGGATACGCCGACGATTAAGGTAGCAAAGGGTGTGACCTTCATTGCCACGGCAAACATTGGTAGTGAATACACCGCCACCCGTGTCCTTGACCGCGCCATGATGGACCGCTTTACGGCAATCGTTGAGATGGAACCACTGTCGGTTGAGAACGAACTGAAGCTCATTAACATGACATACCCCAATGTTCCAGAGGCAACCGCGCGAGCCATTGCAGAAATTGCTGGTAACACTCGTTCTCAAGTTCGTTCGGATGACCCAAAGGTTACTACTTCAATTTCTAGTCGTCTCACGGTAGAAATGGCCGGATTGATTTATGACGGATTTTCTCTGACCGAAGCAGCAGAAGTGTGTATCTATCCATTCTTCTCGGATGCAGGTGGGGCAGATTCGGAACGGACATACATGAAGCAGTTGGTTCAGAAGTATATTCCCAATGATCTGAACGCTGGGAATGTGTGGGACACCGCGGTTGGCGGTAAGGCCACTTTCAACCCGACATTCTAATGGGAAAGACATATAAGGACCAGAGAAAGTGGGATAAGCGCCGCTCGACCCGCGAAGAGGATGTTCCAAAGGATGAACGCCGGAAGAACGGCAGGCATCGTTCCGTCGAAGATGTTCCATTGGATGAAGAGCCATTACATCCCTATGAACATTTAGATTATGAATATGATCTTTAATCAGTAAAGTATATAGTTATTAAATGGTTATTAAAAACTGGGGGGTTGACAAACGACCTACACTAGTGTATATTACAAGAGTAGTGAAGAACGACACGTTATTTGACAACTAAAGGGGGTTACTTTCCGAGTTCCCTCGCACAAAACTCCGACGTTTGGTTCACGTAACGAACCACTTTGCCACCTTCGTCTATCGGTTAGGACGTTTTTTCAAAGTATCATACTATTTATAGTAAATGATTAACTGAGAAATATATGTCAAAACTAGGTGGATATAGAGAAGGTTCGGGAAGAAGTAAATCGGGATATTATAACGGTATTTACTGCGGGTCTACTTATGAACTATGTTGGGTGATATACGCACTTGACACTCAAGTAAAATTTGATAGATTTAAAGGAATCTTACGAGGTAATAATATATCATATGTTCCTGACTTTCTCTTGAAGGATGGCAAAACAATAATAGAATTAAAAGGATATGAATCACAAGATAGAGTTAATGAAAAAACAAAATTGGCAGAAAGTCTTGGATATACCGTGGTTGTCTTACGAAAAGACGATTTAAAAGATGTGTTTGCGTATGTTGCTAATAAATTTGGAACTAAAAAGTTTCATACGTTATATGATGGTTATAAACCAAAATATACTTACACTTGTTCAAATTGTGGTAACTCATTGACCAGAGACAATCAGTTAAAATCAACCAATGTGTTTTGTTCAAGAGTTTGCGCAGGCCTAGGCAATAGACCGCACACGATTTTGTCTAAGCAAAAAGTATTAGATAGGGCAAAAAGATTCTACGAAAAAAATAAAGAATTAATTAATAAAAAACGTAGAGAAAAATATAATAGTAAATAATATGGCGCGTTCTTCTAGCGGCTAGGAAGCTTGACTTTCACTCAAGTAAGACGGGTTCGATTCCCGTACGCGCTACTTATCCCGTCCGTTTCTATATGTGGTAGACGTTAAACAAAAACATATTCGGTACATGAACTCCGACAATATTCATGAGTGGTTCGCACCAGCTTAGTGGTGGTAAGGGTTGGGAAAAATATTGAATAGCTAACAATATTTGGGGAACCTACTAGATACTGTGGAAAGTATCTGACAATCCCCACCCACTATTGGCCTATCGTATAACGGTTATTACTCTTGGCTTTGAACCAAGTAATCGGGGTTCGATTCCCTGTAGGCCTATTGTAGTACGGACGCTCTACCGATTAGAGTATGATTAATTTTTCTTTGGGTATACACATGAAAGTTTTTATGGTTTTCGCAGTGATGGCAATGACAGCATGTTCCAGTGCAAAGACTGAGACGGTTGCTGATACCTCGGCAACTACCACGGTTGATAGTGCCGGAGTTATTAATGTTACAACTGATTCGGTTCGCACCGATTCCGTCAAGTAAAGCATTTCTGATGAGGCTTTAATAGCCGTAATGTTGGAGGCGGTTTGCGCGTGAGCGGTCACAAACTGTCAGACTTTGGTCGGCCGGTCGCTCGGCTATCCAACATAAAATGCAGTAATTAAATTTTACGAGGAGTTGGTCAGTCCCTCGGTGAAAGAGATCGCAACTCTAAAGACATGATCGATCACCATGTCACTGACTGTACGCGGTTTTGGTGTAACAGTAGCACGGTCGGCGTCCAGCTGAACAGTCCGGTGCAAATCCGTGAAACCGCTCTTTGGGTCTTAGGTGTAAATGGGTGCACGTCTGCTTTGCAAGCAGAAGGTAATCGGTTCGATACCGATAAGATCCACTTGACAAAATTAATTGGGCGAGGTAACGTGCAGAAAGACGTTTCTGTGGGAGTCACCACACGGTAGCCCCGTGTTTAGGAAGCCGGTTCGAATCCGGCCTCGTCCACTTGACAAATAATGTTTGATAGGTTATATTAAAAGAGTACGATACTGACGCGGGGTAGAGAAGCAGTAACTCATTTGGCTCATAACCAAAAGATCGTGGGTGCAATTCCCACCTCCGCCATAAGATACTTGACAAATGAAGGTCACTAGGTTATATTAAAAGAATACGCTCCTATGGTGAAATCGGTAAACACAAGAGACTTAAAATCTCTCGCTCGAAAGGCTTGTCGGTTCGATTCCGACTGGGAGCACTTAATGCACTGCAAGCATTAATGGTGATGCAGGAGGCTTTTAACCTTCAGAACACGGATCGTTACCGTGGCGGTGCACTGATTATATGTAAACCAGTTGTTTGACATTCTTCTACTCTACGTATATACGTACACAAAAGGAGAATTATATGAAAAAACTTCCACCAAAATATTGTTTATATTGTAATATTATGTTATCGTCTGCACATGGCCATCGTAGAGGAGCAAAATATTGTAACAACCAATGTCAGCAAGATTATCAATACAAAGTTTATATTGATAAATGGAAGCGCAGAGAAATTGACGGGTCTAAAGGACTTGGAGTATCTGCATATGTGAAACGATATCTCAGACAAAAATATAATAATAAATGTTCTAAATGTGGATGGAGTAAACCAAATCCAATAACTGGCCAAGCAATTTTAGAAGTAGACCATATTAACGGAAACTGGAAAGACAATTCAGAAGAAAATCTAGATCTCATTTGCTGCAATTGTCATACTCTTACAATAAATTATAAAGCTTTGAATATAGGAAACGGAAGAAATAGTTATTTGAAATCTTTGGAAACGTAGTACAATTACCGCCACGAGCCAGCTAGGTTGACGGCGCTCGTCTTATATACGAGAGATGCTCGGTTCAAATCCGAGGTGGCGGACTTTAAAATATTAATCATGCGTAAAAGGAACGGATAGATACTGGACGAGGGTGGCACCTCACCGAAGGGTTTAAAGTAAGAGCCAGTCCTAATGTTCTGCCACCAGCCTCTGATTAATATTTTAGTTTTGAAGTACACTAAATACTAAACACTAACAGGAAATATGACTAAGACAAAAACTCTGCAAGACGGTGAATTGGTAAAAACTTCTCTTATTGCCCTACGAGATGAATTTATTCAAAAGAGTGGCAATGGAAGATATGATATTCCATTAAATGAAGTAATCATGAAAATTAACTCTTGCTTATTTTCAAAGTATCCAGTAATTTAGTTTTGAAGTACACTAAACATTAAAAAGGAATATAATGACGCGAGAATTCTTGTTGAGTGGCACAGAAATAGCAGAAATGAATAAGATTAGAGAAGCTGTTAAATATTTATTTGGTCAACACTGTATTAAGCTTGAAGAACATATCTTTTCTTCTGGCGGTGGTATAGGTCCACACTGTATACACTTTCGACTTGTAACTACCGAAGATGTAGAAGTACGAAAGGATGTTACTGATTATGGTAGTTGGTAAATATATGGTCCTATAGCTCAGTCGGTTAGAGCAGTGCACTCATAATGCAACGGTCGCGGGTTCAATTCCTGCTGGGACCACTTGGTGAGTAGGTAAGATGAAGATGGCTAGCTATTTCTTATCGTCGTCACCGACGAGTTTACTTTCCGAGTTCTCGTACGCAAAACTCCGACGAATGATTCACGATAAGAATCAATCTGCATGTGTCATATAACGGTCATTATCCAAGTTTTCCAAACTTGAGACGCGGGTTCGACTCCCGCCACATGCTTTTGTGGTTAGCAAGAGAGCAGTAACGACTAACAGGTCCGGAAGGCACCTAATAGGGACGAACATTGGGTGCAGGTAATTGATGGCCCACAGGCAATTACTGATTGAGTTAGTGACCACACCTTGACAAACTACATTCAGTGTAGTATATATAAAGAGTTCGGTAAATCAAAGATACGAGGTGTCCTTATTCAATAGGAAATTAATTGGTGAAAGTCCAATACTGAATTGTAATATTGCAATAATTCCGTAGGAGTGACTACCCACTATGCTTGGTAGTCGATTCGGTGAAACCCCGTCTATTGCAAAGTTTTCCCGTGGGCATACATGGGTGATAGGTAAATGACATTTTAATGCTCAACATGCCGATTAAAATAAAATAATGAATGGAAGTAATGGTTTGCTACCTTAGCTCAGATGGTAGAGCGCCTCATTTGTAATGAGGATGTCGCGGGTTCGATTCCTGTAGGTAGCTCTGGTGGTGGGTGCGGGTTCGAATCCCGTTACAGCGATGCGACTTTAGCTATGCTGTATAGCTTAATGGTAGAGTGCCACATTATAGGGGCGTAGCGTAGTCCGGTTATCGCGCTTCGTTTGGGACGAAGAGGTCGGGGGTTCGAATCCCTCCGCCCCTACTTTATTAGATGTGTGTGACTAATGGGCATTCACTTGTATGTCGAAGAGGACAACGATACTAAGCAAGATAGTAAACCGCAGACCTCACAAGTACAGAAAATCTTGTCAATTTTCTGCGTACATCTAATAACACTTTGTGTTGTAGAAGTCATAAACGATGGATAAGGTGGAGGCCATCTTCGTGGAAACACGACTCTCTCCGACCCGTCTACAACACATTTGGAAGCGTGGCAGAAAGGCTATTGCATCAGACTTGAAATCTGACGACCGCAAGGTCATGTGGGTTCGAATCCTACCGCTTCCGTAAATATAATTGTAACGAATCATAGTGAGTATTCCGGATAGACGCTATGAATAACGACTTAGGGGGGCGTTGATAGGTGTGCCTAAGCCTTAACTATCTGCGAGGATAGGTAAAGGGAATCAACGCCGTTATGATTATATGAAATAGCCGTAGAATGTCTTCCTCTATATTATAGTGGCGAGACTAGCATGGTGTTAGGGATGGCCTCTTAACACACGTCGATGAACTGCTGTTAGACAGTCATTCTACTACTCATTGCCAGTTGAGGAAAGCGCGCGGACTGATCACCCGAACTGGTACACGCACTTATGGTGGAATGGCAGACACGAACGCCTTAGGAGCGTTTGCTTAACAGCGTGGGGGTTCAAGTCCCTCTAAGTGCATAACAGGTATGCGGCCCAGATGGCAGGGGCACCCGCCTGTGGAGCGGGGGAAGCAGGTTCGAATCCTGCCTACCTGATTTTGATGGGACGATTGCCCAAAAAACCGCTATAACGTGCTATAAGTTTCGACTTAGTTATATGTTTGAGGGGATGGCGGACTTCGAAGACGCCCATCCACGGCCTGAACCTGCCGGATTGAAGATGTGAAAAGATAAAGTCATCTATGGTTCATTTATTCCCAGATAGCTCAGCGGTAGAGCTAGCGGCTGTTAACCGCTCGGTCGGGGGTTCAAATCCCTCTCTGGGAGCTAGCTGAACACTCTGTTCAGTGGTAGGACAATCTCATAAAATGTGAGATTGCGTTTTCATTTTAAAGGAGTACAACATGAAGAGAGTTTTGTTTGCAGCAGTTGCAATGCTTAGTCTCGCGGCATGTGATAATGCAGTGGTTGCCCCAACGCTAGTTGCACCGGCGGTTACAACGGTATCCATTAATGTTACAGCCGCACAGATTGAAGTTGGTCGTACTATTACCATTACCCCAACGGTTAAGGACCAGCGGGATTCAGTGATGACAGGGCGCACGGTTATCTGGTCATCATCCAATACAGCAGTGGCTACCGTATCGAACGGCGTGGTCACGGGCGTATCAAAAGGTCAGGTAACAATTCAGGCCACGGTTGAAGGAAAGATTGCTTCGGCAACAATCTTTGTGACCGACGCGTCAGTTGCCACGGTTACATTGAACGCCCTTGTTCCATCCACATTTTTTGTAGGACAGTCAGTACAGGCCACCGCAACATCACGCGATATTGCGAACAATGTGTTGACTAACTACGCAGTGGTATGGACTTCCAGCAATCCTGCCGTCGCTAGTGTTGGTCCAGCCGGATTGATTACCGCAGTATCGGCCGGTGTGTCTACGATTACGGCAACCACGGGCGGCAAGTCGGCAACCTTGGTGGTTACGACCTCGTTAGTTCCTGTGTCTACCGTGACCGTGGCGGCATTGAAGCCTGCACAGATTGGTCGCAGTATTCAGTTGTCGAATGTCTTGAAGAATGCAAGTGGAGCAACATTAACTACGGATCAGCGCATTCTTTCGTGGGCTAGTACGGACAATACCATCGCTACCGTATCGTCCACCGGTGTTCTTACGGGCATTTCCGCCGGCACGACTATCGTTACATGTGTCGTTGAAGGTAAGGTTGGGTTGCTCAATGTGACCGTGAGTGAAACGGGTATTGAGTATCTTAGAGTACTTCCCGATAGTGCAAATATCAAAGTGGGTAACACGCGGCAGTTCTTCGTACAGGCGTTCGATGTAGATAGTGTAATGTTGACTACAGCAGCATTGAACGGTCGGTTACCTACATGGACTTCTTCGGATTTGTCGAAGGCGGTTATTACTACTGATGGGTTGGTAACAGCAGTATCGGTTGGTACCTCCGACATTATTGCAACCATTGGTACAGTAAGTAAGTCAGCAAAGGCAGTCATCGTTCCGTAAGGACGATGGCTGGTTGGTCCCATAGTTCATCGGTTAGAATAACGCACTGTCACTGCGTAGAGACGAGTTCGATTCTCGTTGGGACCGTTTACATAATGCAAGGATATAAAAACTATGCGTGAATCGTTAACGAGAGTAGAAGAGTTGCCATCAGGTAAGCGAGTGTTCTATATTGATGTTGGTAATATACCAACTGATCAAGTTGAGGAGTATATGAAGCGTATGAGGATCGCCCTTCATGAACCAGATTCATATGTACTCCCAGTACGGTCGCACAACCGGACATTTGATTTGGAACAACACTTGATGACAATAGTAATTTTTATACAAGTATTTATATTGGGATTAACATTAATTAAATAAAGATTGGCTTGATGTGTCCTTAAGTGAAGGGAACTGGTAGACTAGACTTCACAACATCATTTCGGGCAATTAGCTCAGCGGTTAGAGTCCTCGGTTTACATCCGAGTTGTCGGGGGTTCGAATCCCTCATTGCCCACTTACCTTTTAACCAAATGTATATGACAAGTTTCTTACAGAAGTTACATCGTACAGTATATCCTCACAATACGCTTCACATTCCAACCCTTAAACGCGGCCAATGGTATGATGTCGATACCAAAATGTTTGAAGCTATGTTTACGCTATTATGTGAGTATGTCGAGAACGAATGCGCACATATGGAATTAATGGATACTAAAAAATATAGCAGATGGACACGGTTGCAACATCGATGGATTCCGAGAAAGTTTCGCAAAGCTCTTTCCCGTGAACTTGGATTAGCAAATTTAGATTGGATGGCAAATGTTGAAAATGCGCCTCAACATCAAGTCGATATGAGTCAAATGACCAAAGAGCTATATCTATGGTACAACGATGAATATCCACAGATGAAAGACCCCTATGAAACCGTTATTGATCCACAGTTCTTATTTGTTGATGAAAACAATAATCCCACCAATGATTTTGCCTCACCAACTTCAGACCGTGCAATGAATCGTTTCCATCCCGATTACCGTGATATGTTGGATACCTTAAATGCAATGGAAGAAGCCCAGCAAAAAACAATCGATATGAAGTTAGAAGACCTTTTAGCCGTTCGACGGAGTTTGTGGACTTAACTGGAATTAAATATAAATAAAGGAAATTTTTTAATATATAATATTTAATAGAAACTTTTATATACCCCTTGACAATTGTGGATATATGTGTTATATTTATAATATAAGGTAATAAACACTAAACTCTAAACACCAAGGAATTACAATGTTTACAAAGAATCTCCCGCCAATTCGTTCTAAGCAGTGCGGCAAGGCAATGGAGTTTGTTCGATATGAATTCGTCAATCTGTCTGATATTGCCCCCGAAAGTGAAGACGCTCACAATTCTGCACGGGCAAACGGAATTGACCAGAAAAGAGTGTCTATGTGGATGGACATGATCACCGCAGGAGACTATACCCCAGCAGACGGCGGTAAGATTACGCCACCAACGGTCACCGAACTGTCGGATAATCCAGAAGGATATTTGTATCAAATGGCGGACGGTCACACCCGCCGGCAAGCAATGGCGCAACTTAATAGCACGGAACCGTTTCTTGTTGCGATTGTAAGGTTTCATGATCTTGCGCCTTATACGGCGGCAGAATGGAAAATTATTTTTATGTCAGAAGCCAATAATACAAAAGCTCGTGGTTGGATGAGTACCGATGGAACTGATGCCGATACGTTGAAGCTGATGGAGAATCTTGCACAGGGGATGGGAAAGAATTTTACCTCCGCCATGTCCGCAGAAGAAACGCAAGCTATGGTAACGGAGTGTGTAGATGAGTTGCTGAAGCGCGCTATGGAGACTGCGGCAAAGTTTCGAACCGCTGCACGTGACTATGTGCTAAAGGTCGCTACTGCCAATGGTTCACCTGATCTTAAAAAGCTTATCGTACGGCGCCATCTTGCGCCTGCCACGAATGCCTACATCAACGAAGTGTGTGAGCCTCTAGAAATTCCGCAATCAAATGCAATGCACCGCACATTTAGCGTGGGTGATTCGTTGGGCAACGAATATGATTTTCGAGCCGCACTGCAGGTGGTGCCCGAGGCAGCAATTGATCTTAGCTCGCTAAGTACTAAATTCGTAATAGGTGAAATTACTAAGAAAAACTCAGCCGGTACACCTCTATCACCCGCCGAGGTGCGAATTGAACGGGTTCGCGCTACGCAAGGGCCACGAGTTTTCGTTGAACGTATTATGGAGTTGGCTAGCTTTTTCAGTGTAAGGGAACAGCGTGAGCAGTACATTGTGGCGATGACTCCGATGTTTAAGCCACAAGTACAGGGCGATCCAGACCACGCATTTTATGTATAATTCCATGACTACGGTAGTTCGTGATCTTGAAACATACAACACAATCTACAAACTTACGCTTATTGGAGCCGCAGAATGGGACAATCCAAAGCAACGAGAGATATACACTAATGTTTTTTATCAATGTATCCGCACACTCCGCAAGGATAGAACTCCATATCAAACGCTCGACGCAGCACGTACAGGAAAAGTAACACACGATCATTGGGTTGCGCCTCGCTTGGTACTACGGGCGCTCATGGAAGAATGCCCCGAGATATTGTTGGATCGTGACGAGTTCTATAACGTTATTGATTTGTGTTGTAGCACCGTAGGAGTTACCAGTGCCCAGAATTTGCTCGTTCGATTTACACCCAACAAAAATAAGTTTGGATTGCCTATCATCCGAGTGCTCACCCGTGATAAGTACGATGCTTTTACATGGACGCATAAAAAGACTGGCCTACTGCAGCACAAAAATGTATTTCCATTAAAGCACCTTATTCCAGATTGGTTTACCGCATTTGAAATGAAGTGTATGAAGGAGCATGGATACTAATATGTCAAAAATATTTGTGGTCAGTGATACGCATACGGTACTTCCGTGGGTACGTGTAGATACCAAATCAAATTATTTTTTTAGTAAAGGACTATCAAAAAAAGATTTGGAACAAATACAGACGATGAATCTACATGATATCAACACGTTCCGTACCAAACTAGCTACGATTTCAGATCCATATGATGTAACGCTTTGGGCAGAATATAAAAACTTTACCAATGTTATGTGCGATAGAATTTTATCCATTAATGCCGAATACGAACAATATCTTAATACCACGTTTGAAAATGCTCTTAGTACTCGTAGCGTCAAAGACTTTATTGCAATCTGGAACGGCACGGTAAGTCCAAATGATACAGTTATTCATCTAGGTGATGTGGTACACCAGACTCCTACCGCATCCATATTCAATCAACTCAATGGAAAAAAAATTCTCGTTGCAGGAAATCACGATATGTATAAGGGCAAATGTGATGTAGAGTTGCACAAATATTTTGATGAGGTGCATGAATCTACATATAGTATCGATGATATTATTTTCAGTCACGAACCGATTTGCCCCGACGTTCCAAAGTTTGCATTAGAAAAGTTTAAGAATATTAATTTAGATTTATATAATGTAAATATTCACGGTCACTTTCACCGTGTCGGCGTAACAAAAGAATTTTTGTTGAAGCGTCTAGAAAAGCCTATACAACGTATTTTCGGTATCGGCACCGAACCACCCACGTTGTCCTATGAACCAGATGGCACAAATGATTACGGGTATATCACCGACGTACCGGTTTTACATTACTGCGTTTATGCAGGTCTTAAAAATCTTACAGACATACAGCAAGATATTCGTTCATTCAAACAAACGAGCAGTAACGTCCCGACCAGATGGTATAATAAAATTTCTAAGCAAAAAATGTAGCTCGCTATTTTTTGCGAAAACCCCGTAGCCAAGATATTTTTTAGCTACGGGGTTTTTTAGCTTTCACGTATATCATAGCCTTGCTTATAATCAATAGGATCTTTTTTCTTAGAATGCTGCACATCGTGGGGATGATGGGTGTGCGCATGAGTAAAGGCAACTGCTTTGTCTCGGTCTACGAAGTATCGCACATCCCCAAAGGTATTTTTTGCCCCAAAATGGCCAGAATGTTTAATTACCCAGATACTTCCGTTTGCATGCATGTCGGTTTCGGCACCAACATTTTCAATGCTTAATAAATCTTTTAATTTAATCATATACAAGTTCCTCCTACGCAATAAGTACGCATAGTATATATAGATAATTATTGTATAACAAAAATGATTTTCGCAAGAAAAAAATGTCAGCGGAATATTTACCGGTTACCCGCGGATGCGCGTACGCAGAATTCTTCCAGTTACGTGAAACCTTCTTCATGAAGAACATTTAATAAAAAAACTGTTGACACCCGTCCGGGGCAGATTAGATTACCATTCAAGTGAACGATGAACGTCGGTCACCAACCAACCCCTCTCGGAGATTACCACCATGTCCAACGTCGAACAGGCCGCTCATCTCTACATCGTCGGTGTCTATATCAAGGGAATCTTTGCCGCCGTCGTTCTCGGAGGCTTGATCATCATGGGCATGGTGGATTACTACCGTGAACGTCGATTCGTAAAAGAGTACGAAGCACGGAAAGCGGCACGGAAGGCCGCACGGACACAAAAGAAATCGAAGTAATACCCTTGACAATCGTTTCACCCTCGTTAGATTGTAGGAACGGTGATCGACGAACGTCGGTCACCAACCAACCCCTCTCGGAGATTACCACCATGCCCAAGCACACCGGAACCTTGACTGTTGGAATGTTGATCGACGTTCTTTCCCGTTACGGTCGCGACCTTCCCATCGTCATCACCATGAACGGGGAGTATGAAATGAACATCACTGAAAATGATGTATTGGGCGCCAATGGTAATCTGTTCATCGGTGATGTCGATGTGTTCGGAGAAATTACCCCCGATCCCATGTAACCCCTCCGGGGACGGTACTTCCACCGTCCCCACCCAACCCCTCTCGGAGATACAACCATGATCGTTTACAAAGTGTACGAAGATACGACTGCCACGCCGACGAAGTGCTTCCGTGGTTGGAACCGTATGACCGACGCGATCCAGTTTGCTTCCTCTCTATTGAAGGCATCTCCCGTATCAAAGAATGTATCAGTCTATGAAGTAATCGACAATACAACGGACATCATGGTATACTTTGAAGCAATGCCTTACGAAGTGCCGCCGACGTACTCTCGGTAACCAATCACTGTGCATGGTGGTGTCCTTCGGGATACCACCATCATTTATGATAAAACACCCGAACAAACACCGAAGCATTTGTAACAATTGTGTAACGATTTGCGCACCCGAACAAACACCGAAGCATTTGTAACAATTGTGTAACGATTTGCGCACCCGAAGAAACACCGAAGATGAAGCAATGTTCATGAAGAACATTTCATCAAATATTTTTCGATTGTCCCTTGACTTTGGTTTTTAATAGGGTATATTACACTATATGACCAACGCAATCGACTTCCGCGCGGTACTCTCGGTGACCATCTTCTCCACATTCACGCTGTTTGCGTCACTTCTCGCATGGACCCTCAACTAAGATGAAGAACATTTAATCTATCAGACCCTTGACAATCTGGTAGTAGTAGGGTATCTTTCAGTATACACTTAAACGGAGTTCAACATGGCAGTGATCGTCGCAGGTGGTGTGTTCTTCACGCTCATGGTGGTGTACGGTATCCTTGAATCATTCTTCGGATGGGGAAAGTAATATGGGTATGTTGATTTATAAGTTCCAGTGGCCTACCGGTTGGACTGCTGGAAATACGATGTCGGATGAGCAGTATGAAGCAGCCTGTAAGGTTGCCCATCGGTTCAACCTTGAAAGTCCCGTGACGGTACATGATGGGCCTGATAACTGTGTATTGATGGAAGCAGGTGGCATGTGGATTGGTATTGAGAAGGATGGGTATGCACATACTTAATACATTGATTTACTTGGTTGGTAGTGTGGTGGTGCTCGCCGCCCTTATGTTGGGTGTCAGTGAGATTACCGCGTTTCTTCTGCTGGCCTACCACGACCGGAAAAACCGAAGATAACCCGAAGGAATTGTAACGATTCTCAGAAGCCCTTGACTTTCCTCTCCCACTAGTGTATATTTAGGTATGATGAAAAACGAAACGAAGTCAACGAAGAAGTGCCGCTACTGTCGGTGTGTGGTGGATTCCACCGACGAACAACTAAAGCAGTGGGGGTTCTGCAGCTGGTCCTGTGTCCAGACTTGGGACGATGAGTGTGATTACCTTGAATATAACGGAATCCATCGGTAATATGACTAATCCAAATAGTATCGCCCGCACGATTGTGAACGGCTATGTGATCTCTACCGTGAAGTTGGCCGGTGCAGAAAATTATCCGGATTTGTTCGCTGATCATATGTACGAAACGATGGTGTTTCATGCGGACAGTGACGGCACCGTGACGGACTGGCTAGAAGTGGATGGCCTGCGTTACGCCACAGAGGAGGCTGCTCACGCCGGTCACGCCTCGCTGGTGGCAATGTGGAAGACGACAGTACTGTCGTGATGGTGACCCAATTGTAACAGGCTTGTAACGACGGGTCGCAGGCACTTCCCTTTCCCACTAGACTAGGTTATATTTAGTATATGACTAAAAAAGACTACGCAACCATCGCCGCATTGATCTCCTACACGCAGGACGCCTACCTTAAGGGCCGGATTGACGCCGACCTTATCCTGCCTCGCCTCGCACAGTTCATCGCCGAGGATGCGAAGCTTGACCATCCTCGCTTTGACTTCGAAGGGTTTCTGAAGGCCGCAGTTCCCTCTGCATACTTTAACGTTTAATAATAATATGACTCCCGCTCTTTCGACCTACGATTTGCTCATGATGGAAGCCCAGTTCGAATACCTTTCAGCGATGGATGAGAAGAAAGGACTGTGGCACGCGAACAAGCAGAAGGGCCGTGACATCTTCAAGGCCCAGCTCAAAGCACTCAAACTGAAGGGGAAGAAGTAATGCGTATTCGTATGAAGGCATGGGAAGGTGTGACCATCGATCCCAAGTATATTTCAAAGATGGTGCGTGAATGTATTACGCAGGTGACTACGGACGAAGGTAGTGAGCCATTGTCCTACATGCTCACGGGCGATACCTTGGTGTTCGCTGTCAATGAAGTGATTGCCGGCGAAAGTTTTCCCGAAGTGTATGTGTGTAAGATTGTTCGATATGGTTGCCCCGATAACGAAGTTGAGATTATTGATTAATGTATAAAATCTGGTCCACCTATCCGCCCGCAGTCTACGAAATACCCCGTGGCGTTGTCAGGATCGCTGCTGGGACCGTGCATAAAGTCATGTGGGGTGATACCATTGTGGACCATACTAAACCGTTCCCAGTGGGCACCAGGCCCACGCACTTTGAATGGATGCAACCAGAGGTTGTGTCAGCGGGACCATTGACCGCCGAATATGCGTATGGCAGCAAGGGTGATATCTACATCGTGGAAACATGGGCAGGCAAACGTCCGACCTGTACATGTGCTGGATTTTCTTTTCGCAAACAGTGTAAACATACTAACGGAGTATAACATGCATAGCAATGAAGAGTTTTTGAAGAAGTGTTCGCCCGCCGAGCTGTTCACGCTTGAAGTGGAAGCAGAAGCACGTGGCAAGGCATACCTGCAGGCATACCGTGAGCAGCTGCGTCGGCTTGAGATCGGGAGCATCAATGCTTAAGATTATTGGGATTGTTGCCGTCAGTTGGGCGGTGCTCTCAGTATTGTTCGTGGCAGTTATCTGGCCACGGCTGATCCGCCGTATCGATAAGGCATACCCACTAATCGAAAAGGACCGCCACCTTTGGTGACGGCGCCTTCGGCGTGATAAAACGCACCCGAAGAAACCCCGAAGGGCAGGCAACATGAAGAAGATTTAATGTTCTAGGCACTTGACTGCGGCCCGTAATAGGGTTATTATTATAATATGGAATATATCTACTACCGCCCCCGCCGTGGGTTCACGCACCGCCTGGTGCTGCTGGTTCGTGCGCTGACCCGAAAAGAAACCGAAGGAAATGTAACGATGTTCGATTGCCCCTTCCCTTCTGCCAGTTAATAGGTTATATTAAGGTATATGAAAAACTTCACTATGTTTGAATCCCGCACGGGCCGCAATCTCCGCCCGTTGCCCTTCCATACCTTTTCTGGCCAGAAGTGGGAAGTACTTGAGAGCGATGGCCAGGATATGCAGTTCTTTGTTTACTTGACCGACGCACTTATGTACGCCGAGAAGGTGGACCGCCTTGACAACCTTAGCCGTGAGGCCCGCCAGTATTGGAATCTGGTGGCGATGTCCTAATATGAACGCCTTTACTACGCAGCACTTCGAAGTCCGCCCACTGGGCAACGTCCCTGTTGGATATGGTTTGGCCAAGTGGGAAGCACAACGGCTGGTTGACGGTAGTTCCCGATTCTTCCAGTACTTGACAGATGCGCTCATGTATGTTGAGGGCGTCACGTATTGGGACGCACTATCCGACTCCGCCCGTGAATTCTGGGACATGGCGGCAAACTCCTAATGGAATACGAAATGACTAACAGCGAGTGGCGCCACGCCGCACTCCACCAGTACGCCGAAGCATATGGCGAGGAACGGCCCGATGTGGAGTATATTCTTTCGCCGTATGATACATGGCATCGCAATCCGTTCTATACGGGCGAACCGGGTCCGCACCCAGACTTTGATCAGCCGGCCGAGGATGAAGAAGATTTAATGTTCTAGGCACTTGACTTCTCTCTCTTAATAGGTTATAATACAATATGACTAAAAACACTGTTTTTGTGGTGATGGGCGAAGGCGATAATAACGGCACCCTGCCGGAGCACACGATGCGTGTGTTTGCCTCTCGCGATCAGGCGCACGAATATGCGCAGGAGCTGTATGATGAATTCTTCAGCCGCATCGTAATCCTTGAGCGGAATGTACGGGACCGGCGAGTAGCCGACCGAAGGAAAACCGAACGAAATGTAACGTTTTACGGCACCCCTTGACTTCTCCCAGTTAATAGGTTATATTACAGTATGAATCAAAACAACATCACTTCGACGGTTGAAGCTACGGCTCCCAAAACCTTTAAGATTGTAATTAACACCTGCTTCGGCGGGTTCGGCCTGTCGGACGAAGCCATTGCCATGTATCGTGAGCGAAAGGGCATTGCTGCCGATGAACGCACCACCTACGCCGATGAGCTTGCGCGGGATGACGCTGACTTAATTGCAGTTGTGGAAGCGTTGCGTGAAAACGCAAACACCCACTATTCGGAGCTGAAGGTAGTGAAGGTACCGATGTGGCTGCAGGAAAAGGGTTGGACTATTGAGGAATATGACGGCGCGGAGCATATTGCTGAAGACCACCGCACGTGGCGTTAAGAAGATTTAATCTTCTACCCCTTGACTTTCTCCCGTTAATAGGTTATATTACAGTATATGACAAATACACAGAACACCTACCGCGAAGCAGCACTCGTAATGTCGATGCTTGAACTGGCTGCCGAGCTTGACAAGGGCATCAACGCCGACCTCAACTGGCTCAAGTATATGGGTCCACTGGTGCGTGAAGCCGCAGCCATCATTCATCACAATTACAGTGATGCCCCGATGCCGAAATATTCCGATGGCCCCTTGACTTCCGCCAGTTAATAGGTTATATTACAGTATATGAAAAACATCAACCTCACCGCAGCAATCGCCCACTATCTGGGCCACCTGCAGACGCTCACGGACGAAACCGTTGAGTTCATTCCTGGCCGGAAGTATGGCAAGGTTGTCTTCACCTCTAAGCCCCCGCGTATCGGGCGCTCGGTGCACAGCTTCGTGGACCTTTCCACTGGCGACTTGCTGAAGGCAGCAGGTTGGAACGCACCTGCGAAGGACGCACGGTTTAACTTGTTGCGCGAGTTGGATAAGGTGACGGCGGTTGCCGATCCCTATGGAAGTTATCTTTACAAACGGTAATCAATATGACTAGAGACGAACTGATCAGCGAGTATGTGACTCGCATCGTGGATGGCATGGATATGGATACGCTCGTAACCTACGCACATGACTGTCTGGCCAGTGTGTTGGAGACATACAGTGAAGAAGATTTGCGTGCTGAGATTGCTGATTTTTACCCTGACTTGCTGGAGGAAGTATGAAAAACGCATACGACATGACCACTGACGAACTGTACGCCGAACTTGCCGAAGCATACGAGAACGCCCCAAGCATGGGCAAGATGCGTTCAAGCCGTGAACCTCAGGTGAATAACAGAATGGCTACCCTCAAGCGCACCGAGGATAAGCTCAATCGTTACCGTAACAATGGAGTGATTCGATGAAGTCGAAGGTGCTGAGTGATCGGTCGTTCGAAATTGCGAGTGGTATTGCCTTGCTCTTGGAGTCGGGTAGCAGTTATGTGGATGGTCGCATTAATACGCACGATGCGCTGTGTGATACCTTCAAGCGTAAGGTGCAGATTGAATCGGGTGCCTATCGTACTGCGGTAATCTTCGATGACTTTGTAATTAAGTTCTCGCAGCATGAGTCTACCATGCAAAGCCTTGCTGACGAAGCAGACTTTATTGGAGAGATGCGGGCTAATCCAAAGTATGCCCGCCATTTTCCCGAAACGCATTTCTTTGCAATCTGTGATACTGCCGTGCTTATTCAGGAAAAGATCGACATGAAGCGTTCGAAGTGGATTAGCGTACGCCTTGAGGAACATGCCCGTGCTCTTGGTGAAGCACTTGGTATCGATGATGTCCATACGGGCAACTATGGCTGGAAGGGTAAGCGTGGTGAGGAATATCCCGTGTTCATCGATGTTGACTTGCGATTGAATCGAACGAATGTCGGCAAGGCTGAACGCATTAGGTCATGGATGGTGGCCTAAGGCGTATCAGCGTGATAAAACGCACCCGAAGAAACCCCGAAGCCCGCAATTGTAACAATTGTGTAACAATCCCGCGCGATCCCTTGACAGCGAACATGAAGGAGATTTAATCATTTATTTTCAGCTAGGCACTTCCCTTTGGGTAGTAATAGGGTTATTATACAGTATATGACAAACACAACGAAAATCTCCGAAGTTAAGAAGGGCGCACGAGTCGAACTGCGCAACGGTTTCCTCGCCACTGTGCAGGACAATCTCGTAAACGGGCAGACCCGCCTCTGCACCGTTGAAGGTTTCGTTACCGAAATGGGTAGCGTATACAGCTCGGACATGTTGAACGTGCTCACGCCGTCGGGCTGGTCGCAGATCCAGCACACGCCCAAGCAGTTGGCGGGCCGGAAAGCCCGTCAGCAGATGGGCTGGTAACCCGAAGGTTTCCCGAAGGAATTGTAACGATTTCCGCTAGGCACTTCCCTTTCGTCCATAATAGGGTTATTATACAGTATATGAAAAACACTACGAAAACCACCGCAGCACCCGTCGAGCTGAACGAGGCGTTCATCTCCGCAATCTATGATTCTTGCATGGCAGTTTGGTACCAGTGTGGCGAGGAAGTCGTCATGCTGGCCGAGTCGGAAGGCTACGAAGTCACCAGCGAAGCCTGTTGGGAAGTCATCCTAGACGCCGGTCGTCTGGGTGAGATCGATCCGAAGGCTGAAAAGCTGGTCGATGATGCCTGCGATCAGCACGGGTACCGTAAGGTGCTCCAGTTTCTCAGCCGGAAGGTTCGGCTCTAAAACCGAAGGGAACCCGAAGGAATTGTAACGATTTCTTACGCCCCTTGACTTTCCCCGTTATATAGGATATATTACAGTATGATGAAAAACGAGACGACTCCGATGATGGTGCAGTGCAAGACGACCGGCGTGTGGTATGACGCCATGGCGATGCTCGACGCATTGCTCGACGCCAACCGCGATGTACTGGTTCGGCTCAAGTACCGCTGAACCGAAGGGAACCCGAAGGAATTGTAACGATTTCTGAAAAGGGTTGACTTCCACAGCAAAACGGTGTATATTACAGTATGAATTAAAACGAGATCATTTCGATGACCGCGAGAGAGGCCGACCGAAGACGGCAAACCTCGCAACCCTTAACTGGTGGAGCGCACCATAAGACGCTCGGACCCTGCACCATGCATGTAGGGCGGCACTTTCTCCCGCAGTACCCATACCAATTCCAAAAAGGAAAAAAAGATGACCAAGATTGCTAAGACCGCCGCTGCTTCTGCTACCATCCGTAAGGCCGCCACTCGTAAGGCACTCACCAAGGAGATTCGCGCTCTGGAACGCATCCGTGTCTCCATCGAAAAGGCCGCCGATGTGATTTCGGTGCACGGTGAGGATGTGACCGGCGATGCCGGAAACCAGATCGCTGACATGCTGTACAAGATGGGCGTGAGCGTGTCGGTGGTGAACGCAAGCATCAACGAAAAGGCGGGGTTCCTCGCCGCAACGTACATCAAGTAACATCGTCGGCGGGTGGTATTATACGGAGTAGTGAATGCCGGTTGACCATCCGCTCGACAAATACGCTCCGGTAGCTCAGTTGGTAGAGCAGTGGCCTTTTAAGCCATAGGTCGTGGGTTCGAGTCCCTCCCGGGGCACTGGCAGTTACCAATCTGCATTTAGCGCAACACCAGAATGCCATGCCCTAGTGGTGTGTATAACTGGACAAGCGGAATAATCAATAATTGGCGGGATGAGCAACCCCGATAAACGGCTCACACATATTTGGTTTAGTCAACGCGCTAGTGGATGGTAACATCCAAGTCACCTGCAAAGGTATTCCGTATTCCGACCTGAGATATAGCCAAAGCCGTACTATGATGGGCGGCTCAAGAATGCTTAGCTCTTGAAAGGTTACTCAGCAACGGCGTGTCCCATATAGTGGGCACGGACAACTAGACCACCAAACGGATCGCTTGCGAGGAACAACGGGTTAATCGCCGTCAAGTCTCGCCACCGGCAAGGTGCAAGAATGATAATCTTGAGCGTGAAGGCCCCTGCACCGCAATGGTCAGGAGCCGAGCAATCCCCTCTATATTCCTAGAGGGGATTTTTGCTGCCGCCGTGATAAAACATCCCGAAGAAACCCCGAAGATTGCCGAACATGAAGAAAACTTAATGAAGTATTTTCAGCTGGGCACTTCCATTCGGTCTATAATAGGGTTATTATTAAGTATGCCCAATAACGATACGACTTCACGCATGATGACGGTTGCCGACCTTCGGGCCATCATCGCAGATCTTCCCGCCACCACGCAGTTGTGGGCGTACGACACGGCCCAGGGCACCTTCACGCCCGTCGAATTCCTCACGCATGACAAGCGGGCAAACGGCCTGAACTTCTGGATCAATACCGAAGAGAACCCGAACGGTTTGTAACGATTTCAGTTTGCCACTTCCCTTTCGACCATTAATAGTGTATATTACAGTATGATCAAAAACACCAACAACAACAAACGAAACACCATGAGCATCGAAACGTATAACGGCTGGACCAACTACGAAACGTGGCGCATTCAGCTGGAAGTTATCGACGGCATGACGCTCGAAGATTTCGGCTTCGATTTGCACGAAGTCGATACGGACGATGTTGCCGATGTTGAACGGCTCGCCGGAACGCTCGAGATGTTCACCTGCGAGCTGATCGAAGGACAGTCTAGTGGGTTTGCACTGGATCTCGCCCACAGTTTCCTCGCCCGAGTCGATTGGGCAGAGATCGCCGAACACCTTATTGCCGACGCACGGTAAAGGAATCAATATGCTTTTCAATATGCTTTTAGTAGAACGCAAGTGCCCGTTTACTGGTACACTCAATACCATGCAGTTGCCGATGACTGCTGCTGAGTATAACCGTGCGTTTGCCAAATGGGAAGATGGTGCATTGATTCAGGTTGCTTTCCCGATGCTCAACGCCGAGCAGCGTGAGTTTGTCAAGACGGGCACAACGCCTGAGATGTGGACTAAAATTTTTGGAGAGGATGAATAAATGTATATTCTACTAGAGCTCATTGAAGGTGAACCAACGCAGTTGCAAGTTTTTCCTGCCGCATGGGTAGACGCAGCAAACGAAGCCTTCGACATGATTGCAGAGGAAAATCTTCTCACCGAACTGCATCCGGATGAGCTAAAAAACGAAATTGTCGGCACCTTGCGATTTGCTGGTGACGATGTATGCTCGGTTACCCTTTACTGGAAGGCTATCTAATGCAGTCACTGCGCAATGTACGCCTCACGGTTCGTTTTCTTTCTGGTCACATACTTGCCGGCATCGAACATACCAGCGAGATTGCCCATTGCTCGCCGAGTACGGTGCGTGACTTTCTTGCGCTCGTCGGTACCGTACGCAACGGCGTCGAATTTATTCGGGCAGAGGAATTCTAAGATATTCCCTTCGGGGAATATGCCAGCTGCGTGATAAAACCCGATGATAAAACCGACCCGAAGGGCCCCCGAAGAGCGTGCGCCGGCGTTTGTAACGATTGTGTAACAATATCCAATTGTAACAGGCGTGTAACGGTGGTCGTTAGCCACTTCCCTTTGCCCTATAATAAGGTTATTATTAAGTATGATGAAAAACACGATGAAGTACTCAGAGAAGGTCCTGGTCGCCGCAGTCAAGAACTGCGCAGCACGTGCGCAGGACAGTTACAACGCCCTCGGCTCCGCCGACGCGTGTGATAACGATAACGAAGTCTGGGAGCGTTTCCTCGATGACGCCTGCAATATGGGCGCCCTGTCCAACGATTGGGCCGCCGAGCTTACTCGCACCTACGGAGCAAACTAATATGATGTTTACCGATATGAATCCGAAGCTCATGAAGGGCCAAGCCTTTGGGTATCATTCTGCTGGACTGCACCTTGCTCCCGCCCGTATCAGCGGATATCAGGTCTGTGCCTCGGCGTCGACCGGATGCACGACGGCGTGCCTCTATACGTCGGGCAAAGGTGCAATGACTTATGTGCAGACGGCCCGTATTGCGAAGACGCAGCGGCTGTTCGAAGATGCCGATAACTTCCTGCGGGACATGGTGAAGGATATCGAAGCTACCGTGCGTAAGGCAGCACGTGCTCGACTGACTCCCGCTGTTCGTCTGAATCTGACCAGCGATGTGCGCTGGGAGAACATCGAAGTCGAAGTGCGTGGTGTCATGTATCCGAATCTGATGACTGCGTTTCCTACCGTGCAATTCTATGACTACACGAAGCATACGAATCGCAAGAACATTCCGGCTAACTATCACTTGACTTTCAGCCGTAGCGAAAGCAACGATCATATGATTGCTGAAATGATCGAAAAAGGTTTTAATGTTGCCGTAGTGTTCGACACGAAGAAGGGTGCCGATCTTCCCGCAACGTGGAACGGCTATACCGTTATCGACGGCGATATCAGCGACCTGCGTTTCCTTGATCCGCGTGGCGTGATTGTCGGGTTGCGTGGGAAGGGCAAGGCCCGCAAGGGTGCCCATAACGGTTTCGTGATTTCCACGAAATAATCGTTACAATTGGGCACTTGACAACGCCCTATTAATAGGTTATAATACAGTATGATCAAAAACACCAAACAAAAGGAAAAAGACATGACCGTAGTTTTGAAGAAGCGTGGCCGTCCGAGCAAGGCCGATGTGGCAGCACGTAGTGTCAAGAGTGTGCCCGTCCGTCCAGACGCCGAGATCCTGACCGATCTTAAGGAACGGTTTAGTATTCTTTCGATTCTCACGAAGGGTGCCGTTGCGAAGAATGTTCGTGCGGTAACCGTCACGGGTGCCCCCGGCGTCGGCAAGTCCTATACCGTTGAGCAGATTCTTGGATCGGGCAATACGCCGCACGAGATTATCAAGGGTGCGATCAGCGCGGTCAATCTGTACAAGACGGCCTACCGGATGCGCAAGGCTGGTTCGGTAATCGTCCTTGATGACGCCGACAGTCTCTTCAATGATGAAGATGCACTCAACATCTTGAAGGTGCTCTGCGATTCTTCCGAGACTCGCAAGGTGTCGTGGATGAAGGAAAGCAACGCACTCATCGCTGACGATGTTCCACAGTCGTTCGAATTCTGTGGTGCAATGATCTTTATTTCGAATCTTGACTTCCAGCGTTTCGTTGACGAAGGCAAGAACAAGTATGCGCAGCACTTCGAAGCACTGATGTCTCGCAGTCTGTATCTTGATCTCCGTCTGCATTCCCGCAACGAGTTGGGTGTCTGGATCGAACACGTTGCGAGTGCTGGTAAAATCTTTGAACGGGAAGGACTGACGACTGCGCAGGGCAAGGCAGTGTTGTCGTTCCTGAAGAAGCACCGTGACGATCTGCGTGAGCTGTCGTTGCGTACGCTGTTGAAGGCAGCACAGTTGGTCAAGACCAATACCAATTGGGAAAACATGGCACGAGTTCTTCTCCTGAAGACTCGATAAACTCTAAACTAAAAGGAAACACACATGGAAAACGCTATTAAGTATGTTGAACAGATGAATGCCTTTACTACCCTACTGCGCAAGGTACTGCTGAAGAATACTGATGCAGTCGATGTTCTTGCCGGCAGAAAGTTTGATCGCATCCTCATTGATGATTATACCGAATTTTTTGTAGACAAGCAGACGAGTATTATCTATGGTGCAAAGTCTCCCTTGCAGTATAATCCCCGCCGCAGTTATGGCACACTTGCTACCGTCGAGCAATTCGATTGGACCACGAACCTGCCGCTTGAAGGCACAGCAATGGAAGCCGAATATACTGCCCGTGAAGATGCCATTCAGGCTGGATATAAGAAGCGTGGTCGTCCTCGTAAGGTTGTACATACACAGCCTACCTCTATTCCAAAGGAGAGTGTATAATGGCCGGACCAGGCTGGATCAGTTTGAATAAGCGTCTTTCCCCAAAAACTTCTCCCATCCCTTCCACACACATGCACACTGACGAATACGCCACCCCAACTTTCACTGCTGCCTTGCCGCAGTCATTTGGAAATGATTTTAATTTGATTCGTGCCGTTGAAGAATATGGCCCACAGCGTGTGGAGTCTATCCGAAAGGAACTTGCGCAGATGACTGATCGGATTACATTGCTCTCTAAGGAAATGGACACCCTGCAGCGGCTCATTGCCGTCACCAAGCCTAGTGATCAGGACATGGCGTGGGCAATGGCCGAAGGGCATCCAGATGCCTATACTAGCGATGACTTCCCTCGCGCGGTCTGGCCGGTGTAAACTACCGGCGGGGAATATGCCTCCCCGCCGTGATAAAACAGTGATAAAACCGACCCGAAGAAAACCCGAAGAGCGCCGCGATTGTAACAATTGTGTAACGATTTCAGGCGGCAACATGAAGAAAACTTAATCAAATATCTTTGGCTAGGCACTTCCCTTTGCCCTATAATAGGTTTATATTACAGTATAAGGTTAATGAGTCAGTTAACCGATGGTTGTTTGACAATCGAAGCAGGTTGGTCGCCCCGCAGGGTCGGGGCCGCAGGATCCGTAGGCGAATCGGAAATGTCACGCCAAGTACGCACTTGAGATGCGCACCACGCCTACTAGACGGCCGTCGGCACATTATAGGATAGGAAACGATCACTTCAAGCTTCGACCTTCGGGCAACAGCTTAGTGACGTAGAGCCAGAGAGAGCCCCGAAACGCGCAGTACTGCGGGTGAGCATGTCAACGGACGGTATCTATCCTCAATGTTTCACACTATGCAAAAGTCATTCCGATTTTTGCTTTCACTCCTATTAGGAGCTTTACCATGACGAAAAATCGTTATGTGGTTGTCACCGGATTTGCGAATCCGTTTTTTCAGTCCAACACTCGCATGCCGAGTGAACGCGTGCAGGACGCGTGGACGACCGATAACCGCGCTGAAGCGGATCGGGTTGCAAACGCCCTCAACGGGCGGACCCTGAACCAGTGGATGCCCGTCTATCGGGTTGAAACGGTTTCCTCATTCATGGAGTAATATGATTACCCGCAACGATATTGGCAAGCAGTTTTTCTCTACCTGCATCGGCACTGGCTTTGGTCGCATCGTGACTCTCAATGCCATCGATACGGTCGGCGATGTACTGATGGCAAACGTGTTCGATGCAACCATGCCGAATCCGTCGAACATTCCTGGCTTGGGCTCGTATTGGCTCAACGCAAACAACCTTATGCCTGCACGGGGTTAACATGATTAAACGAATACGTGCCCGCAAGGCGTATTCATCCCTCGGGTTTTCCCGCTGGGGCATTTTCACGAACGTATTACACAAGCAGGATCGCAAGACGCTTGGTTGCTGGTACTTCAACGTGCACACTCCGTGGACGATCTTAGAAGTTATCGGCCAATAACACACACAGGAGATATTATGTACGACGATAATTTCGGCCATTGGAACGACGGCGATGAAGATAACCGCCAGTTCTACCGGCAGGTGCAACGTGCTTCCGTATCGAAGCGTTGCAAGGGTTGTGGACGCACGGTGCGTATCATGCCGCAGTACGCCTACTGTAACGGTTGCGCCGACGCCATTGAACGTGGCGGCGAGTTTTAATCGTATACACCTGTTTTTCCTTTCCTCCCTATAGGTACTTACTATGACTAAATCAAACGAAACCAGCACTGCCACCTTCGCCACCCGTGGCGAAGCCCTTGTCTACCGCGACAGCATTGCGCTGTTGGCCACCATGCACCCCGCCCGTGGTCTGCGCACCTGCGGCCCGTGGGAGTCCGGCCTCCCTGGCACGCCAAACGCGTGGGCCGTCGCCGTCGCATGGGACGGGCAACCGTTCTAGTACGCCGGGGCGAGTGATAAAACATCTCAGCAATGAGATATACAGTGCTATACTACTGCGCTGTTAGTTTACATAATCACTATTATACGCAGTCAGCGCAATGTAACAATATGGTAAATATCACATTTTTGCACTTGACAAGCGTTATCCACAACGGTGATAAAACATCTCAGCACTAAGACTCTCAGCACTAAAACATTAATTCGGAATATGCGATCTTCGGTATTTGTTCGGGTTATGAGTATATCGGTATATGGATATATGCTCTGCGCACTTCGGGATCTGTTCGGGTTATGAGTATATCGACATATACACATATCAATATATCTCTTTTCGGTATTTATTCGGAATGTATCAGCGTCGGCGCAGCAGATCACATTACCATATTGACATATAGTAATGTGATAAAACGGGCCCCCCCCCCTAGCGTAGCGTAGCGTAACGCATTACGAGCAACGTCACGCAGAATCATTCACTTTCCCGGGCGTCCGGATAGAATGTCTGCGTGTGTAGTACAGCAAGTACATGATGCGTTGCTTACGTAAGTAGCGTAGCGTAACGTTGAGGAACGCATGATGAACAAAATGAGGGTTGCAATGTACTAAAAACATAGGGCATCGCAGTCCGCTACGGGGGCAAGAGCGCTGTTACATAAAAAAGTTGGACCGAGGTATGAGAACACTTGCGCAACCCCCTCTTGCGATCACGTTCTTACGTCATTATATATCATGTACTATAGTATCATGCTATTAATATCCTATCAGACTGTTATCATGGTGATATCATAGTGATTCACGATATTACATGGGTGTTTCAAGATACTGTAGGGGGTCTTCAAGATATTGGCGACTGCATTCAAGATACTAGATATACGATTCAAGATACTAACATCATCATTCAAGATATTAGCGTGATGGTTCAAGATATTAGGGATATCCTTCACGATAATACTCTTCACGATACTGTATAGGATGCTTCAAGATACTATATTCATCATATATCCTTCAAGATATTATGTTTCCTCTATTTCCCGCAATTCATCGTCTGTTAATACCATATCGATGTCTGCTAACTGTATATCTTCCGTATCATAGTAATCTGAAGTAACAATAGGAATTTGTTGATTCTTTGGTATCTTCTGTGGCTCTAGAAAACTTTTTTCAATATATATTTTGTTTACCACGTTAGGACTACCGGTTGTTAAAAACATACAGTTATAACAATACAATGCTAAATTCGATAAACTATAGTTACTATGGTTGCCGTCCAAAAAGGTGAGCATTAATGGAACCTTCTTATCGGTGATCCTTCGTTCATTGAATCCGCAACTTGCACATTGCTCGACAATCTTCTTCCGTGCGATCAATCGATTCTTTAATCGTGCCATACTATACTTCGGATGTTTGCCCGCAAGAATATCACGTAAGGGAATGGTCGATGCCCTCTTTGCCCATCCTTTATCTAATCCAATTCCTTCTTGATTACAATGACTATCAAACAGGTTATAAAGCATTGCATACTTACGATAACGTCTATAACTAACTTGCATATATCGTGCTGCCGCCTTATTGCTTCGGGTATGCAATTGTGCTTCTTCTATCTCTGATCGTAGGATTGGACGTTTCGGTGGGGCACCAGTATTCTTTTTAAAGTTTGGATTCTCAATACTCATATATCCCCTTTGACTATTCTATAACATATATTATATATTGCCGCCGCAAAGAATGCCAGTAAGAGTATCATACTCATTACAACAATACCCATACCAAACATTGCGGTTGTGAAAAACGTTTTCATTTATACCTTGCGATGGGTTGGCGTCCATACGGGAATGTTATCATAGACTTCACTGATTGAGAAGTCTTGGAAGTAAATAGGTGCCTGCTCGCGTAAGGTAAGTAACAGTAAGTCTGCCAAGCGACGAATCTCTGGTTCGGCGTGCTTATCGGATCGACTTTCGATAAACCATCTCCATGCCCGTAGGTTACCCGTGTACGTAATACGAGTCTCAAGCGCATGAGGAAGCAAATTGCGTGCCTTACCACGTGCCCATTTGCGAAGGTCAAAGCCTTCAAGCTTATTCGGATTCATTTTCATTAACCATACCACATCACGTTCATATGCATCAAAGGCAGTTTCCAGTGAGGCAATGTGAGAGGCAAGTAGGTTTAGTTCGTCAAGATTAAAGTTATCAATTTCGCCGAAATCATCGAGCGCAGGATTAACCAAAAGTGATTCGTATTTTTCATATAGACTTGCGTAATAAGGTTCAAGGACCACAGAGGCATCTTCTTCTGCGGTATATCGGGTAGACCGTTGTGACACGGCGAGTTGACGGTGGCGATTACTTTCTAATGAAAGTCCGCGAGTAATACCTTCAATGAATAATGTAAAGGTAATATGTTCAAGTACACTACCGTGCTGATGTTCAAGGATTGCCAATTGGTTTGCTTCATTTGCTCGTCCCTTGGCTCCAAAGCTATCATAACATCCCTTGGCGGCAAACGCACCAATCTTCGTGGCGTCATCGCCATCGGATGGAATAAGATATTCGGGGTGCTCAATAAATACTTGTTTAGCAACAACTGTAACTTTTGGCTGAGTAATAATCTTCATATGTAACCTATTGATAATGGTAGATTCTGTAATATAACTATTGGAAACGATTTGTCAAGGGCTAATAATCATCCCCGTAAATACTAAATTGTTTAATAGGAATTACTGGATCGGGTTGTTCCATAATAGTATATAATAATCCCGCACCGGCGTCGATATAATATTGACGGGCACCAACCTTTTGAAAGTAATGTTCTAATGCTTCGGTGAGTGAGGTATAAACTCGGGCGTCTTCTAATCCAATTTCCACCCATCTATCACCTGGTGGTAATCGTTTGAATATTTCTTTTTTGATTTCCATTATTTTGTTGGTTTAGTTGCTTGTTTTTTGGTGGCTTGTTTTTGGCACCGATCTACTATTTTAGCATTGGTATTATTATTCATGTTCATTTTAACATTTGCTGCTGCAGCTGCGCATTCAAATTCGACAGTTGCTTTAAACTCCAATCCAATAGTTCCTTGATAACCACTTCCTTTCTGTCTCGCACCAACAAGTGCGATAGGTATTTGTATACCATTTGCTTCTGCTCGGAATATTAACAATCGTTGTCCGGTATCCTTGTCCGTGATAACAGTAAGTCCATTACGAATGTCATCTAAATTATCCGTCCCGAACATCGCAGTCAGAGTTTTTCTAGATACGGCAACTCCACCCAAACACATAGATTCCTCTCCAGAAGCTATGACACGGATTGGAAAGGTTTCTTGCAATTTATACATTAATCCATTCAACATATCAGCATTTGATACTGCAGCATCAACTGCAGCATTTCCAGCCTCAACTGCTAATTTATAATGTGCATCTAAGTTTGGTTTAAATGTGGAGTCACGATTCGATTCAAGTTCTGATGCAAGAACTACTGCTTTTAAAAATCTATCTTGCGGTCTGGATAACACGCCTGCTACTTCTAATGCTTGTTTCATCTCATCTTCGGTTGCACCAGTAGGCAACGATGACAATGCCTTGTGTGCAGCAACTGCAGTTTTTACTTCATCTTCATCCCACTGTTTTGGTGTTTTTTGAGCCGCCATTTTTTGTGCTGCGGCGCTCATATCTCCATCTTTACCAGATAGTTGTTGAACTAGAGTAACTCCACTTGCATATTGTCTATCTGAAAATGTTCTTACTAATTCTACCTTTTCCCGAACATCTTTCGGTAGTTTGTTCAATGCCTCTTCTTCCAGTTGTGCAATTCGTTCTCTTGCCATTTTCTTTGCTTTTTCTTTTGAACTGATCTTAAATAATGCTTGCAATTGCTCTTCGGCGGACTTTCGATCTTCAGCAGTTGATGACTTGCTAACTGCTTGCGATAGTAAAGAATCTAAATTATTATATTCTTCACGTTCTGCGGTATCTAATGCCTGTACAGCAAATACTACCACATCGGAAGTAGATCCATTTAATAAGAAAATTTTACCATCTTTTTTCAGACTTATTCTTGCAACCCTCGCCTGTGCTTGGCCGGCAACTTTAACTCTTAATGCAATATCCGTTGAAAATCCTTTATTTTTAGCTTCCAATCCAATACCCGCAATGTCTTGTGGGGTATCCCATGCAAACCCATCGACTTCCCAATTACCCTCGCCGTATTCTGCATCCATTATAGAATTAAATGCTTCTGACTGGTTTAATGCGGCTTCAATCCACGACCTATCAAGTATTGCAGTTCCTACTTGAGATTCCGTATTTTCAACCATCTGATTTAATAATAACGCCACTTTTATTCGATCATCGGGGTCATGAATTGTCATTAATACCCCTGCTACAAGTTCACCCGCTTGTGCAGGAGGCTTTCCAGCGCCGGCAGCACCACCAGTTAATTCAGTAAACGGTGGTACATCACCCTTTAATTTTGTATTAGCTGCACGTTCAAGCAATTCTACATGGTGATCTGAAACTCCGTTATCTCTTAGAATCTGTCTGGTTTCTTCGTCAAAAACTTGTATAGATTCTGGTGCCAATTTACGTTCTTGCATACGTGAGTAGTAATCATCCGATGCCTCTGGAAGTTCTCGTCTGTGATGTATTTCAATGTCTACGTCTGCTAATTCATCCGTAGTTGCACGGTCTGCGTCCACTCTGGCATTAACTGCGTCCGATGTAGGTTTTAATTGTTCGGGGGTTATGAATGCGTTTACCTCATTTCCTTGAGGAGTTTTAATTGGTTCATCAAGAATGATAGCTCCCGTAGAATCAGATTTAGAAATCTTTCTTGGTTTAGTGTCTGATGTGGGTTTCGATTTACCCATCATTACTGCCCGTTTTTCAGGATCTTCTAAGTCTTTCTTTAACTGAGTGCTAATACCAGCAGCAGGATCTTTACCCATAGAACCAATCTTACCGGCAGGTTCCTTTTCTAACTTACCATCGGTTGCTGGATTATACGGACGATAGGTAGCACCGTCTTTTGATGGTGCGGCAATAGCTTGGTCCATACTTTCTTTAGAACCAAATGGTATTACACGTTCTTTGCCGTCTTTTCCTTTTCTAACGGCTTTAAATTCTCGACCAGCTTCTTTTAATATAGTACTAAGAAATTCAAGTAATAATTCTTTCATAGAGTATCCAAGTGAGGTGACTTATATAAATAGAAGTTATTATTCTATTTCTGTAAATTTGTGACCGCCTTACTCAGCGCAATTTTCACATCGCTCATACCTTCATATGCGGGAATCGTGCAGGTTGACCGATCTGCGAGGGTTACTGCTTTAAACTCTTCATCAGTGAACCATTCAACCGACATACCAAACATATCCATTAATTCATGCATTGTAATTGAACCACTGTTCACTAAGTTATAGTAACCATTGGGCTTACCCGTTTCAATTAAATCACAAGCAACACGAACTGCTTCATCTAAATCCGTGAGAGAGTTATGTCCAGAGTCAATTAACTTACCCGTTCTTGCATACTTAAGCACCTTCGTTAAGTAATTCTTTGGTTCATCGATTCCAGTAAACGGCATACGAATACGATAAACTTGTGCCTTATCTTTGAGGTGTACATCGGAAATACCTTTGCTAATAGAATAGGTACTACCAAAAAAATTTGGTGTAGCATCGACGGAATCAATGTTACCTTGATAGATACATCCACTAGAAAAATGTGAGAATCGTATGTGTCTACGCTCACAGATATCATGTAATAACGCAGGATAAATAGCATTCCCACTAATAGTATTTTGCTGGTCGAGTTCACATGCATCAACATTGGGAACACCTGTGACTCCTGCACAATTTACTACCCAATCAACATGAATGCTTCCCAATATATCAATTGCTGCATCATGAGAACTAGTAAATACTCTATGCCCACGGGAAGATAGTTCGGTACTCATTTTATTTCCCGTCCATCCTCTACCCACTACAAGTATACGCATAACGTTATCCGATTAAATTTTGTAAATACATACCATACTTCGTCTTACTACATTTATCAATGAACGGTTGTATGTCTTCATCACATACCCAATTATTATTTATAGCAATTTCATGCGGACTACCGATAAGATAATCTTGATGTTTTTGTATTGTTTGCACAAAATTTGATGCTTCTAACATAGAGTCGGGGTTACCCGTATCGAACCAGACGGTACCTCTTGGTAATGTAATTGCATTCAATGCTTTGTTCTTAAGGTATAATGCATTTAAATCTGTTATCTCCAACTCTCCACGTTTCGATGGAACCAGTTGCCTTACATAAAGATATACGCTTGGGGGGTAAAAGTAAAGACCCGTGACTGCCAAATTACTCTTTGGATATGTGGGTTTCTCTTCCAGTGAGATAACTCTCAATGAACTATCCAGTTCGGCGACACCAAAGTCGGATGGATTCTGTACGGGATATAAGAATATATTTGCGTGAGAGTGCATAACAGACTTTAATAATCCAGTGAGTCCACCAGAGTAAAAGATGTTATCGCCAAGAATAAGAGCATGGTTATCGTAATCAAATACTAATTCACCTAAGTAATTTTTGACAATATTAAACGCATCGGCAATACCAGTAGGATCATGTTGAACTAATACGGTAACATCAATTCCCAGTTCCGTTTGAGCGTTATTAAATAACGAGACGATACTCCACTTTTCAGTAGGGGTAGTAATGACAATAAAATCTCTGATACCCGCCAGCATTAACGTGCTCAGAGAATAATATAATAATGGCTTATCATAAATGGGTAATAACTGTTTTGTTGTGACCAACGTCGATGGATATAATCTGGACGATGTTCCACCCGCTAAAATAATTCCTAATGTTCGCATTGCTTTACCCATTCCATATTGTTCATATACCACTCAACTGTCTGTTGTAATCCTTGTTCAAAGGAAACGGTTGGTGTCCATCCGAGTTCCGCTTCGATGTGTGAACTATCAATTGCATATCGGAAGTCATGTCCTTTTCTATCTTCAACGTATTCAATTAATGATCTAGGTTTGTTTAATAGATAAAGAATTGACAATGCCACCGTTAAATTCGTGCGTTCAGCATCTCCACCAATATTATATTTATCACCAATCGTTCCCTTTGTCAAGACTAAATACAATGCTTCACAATGATCTTTCACGTACAACCAATCCCGAATGTTCATTCCTGTTCCGTAGATAGGAATCCTTTTATTATCCAGTGCTTGTTTAATAATCACGGGAATTAACTTCTCTGGATATTGCCGTGGTCCATAGTTGTTTGAGCAATTTGTAATTATTGCCGGCAGCCCATAGGTATGATGGAATGCTCGCACCAAATGGTCCCCAGCCGCTTTCGTAGCAGAGTACGGACTGTTTGGAGCGTATGGCGTAGTTTCCGTAAACGCGGAATCAATCGATGAGAGTTGCCCATACACTTCATCAGTAGATACATGTACAAATCTAACGGAGTTATTCTTTTCAAAATAATTCTGTACTGATTGAATAAAATTATATGTGCTTAATACATTCGTCTTAACAAACGACGATGGATTACTAATAGATTTATCTACGTGCGTTTCTGCGGCAAAGTTTATAATATAATCCGGAGCGTGGTAGTTCAGGATACTATTGATTGCATCACTACCGATATCCACTTGATAGAATGTATATCTATCATTGAATGATTCATCTATTACCGATTTACCGGCATAGGTAAGTATATCAATGTTGATAACATCGTAACATGTATTGTGTAATATATACTCAATAAAATTACTACCAATAAATCCCGAACCACCAGTGACCAGTATTTTCATACTACTTTGCCCACTTCCCACGTTTTACCAACTGTGCAATAATACCATATACTGACAGGTCTTGAAACGTGTCATCGATGGCTTCTCCTACGTTGTCCTTCTTCCCCAATACAACGAGTTGCTTAAATCGTTGGACCTTATCATTGATTCGAAAGAAAAGTCCCGTGAGCGACAATTGTACGTCATCTGGCGTGGATAATGAGGTACCTACTGCCACATTTCCTGTCCCATAATTTGAATTCTTCAAACAAAAGGTTTCATATTGTTCGTGACAGATTTTCCAAAACTCTTCCGTCATCTGAGGATAGCTTTCCTCTGTTTGCTGAATTACATCTGGGTATTTGTATTGATAACCTTTGTCCATATTATATCCTATTGGTCGTAGTATTGTAAAATTTTATACATTTCACTGTATTGAAATGATCTTTTTTTATTAATGAAATCTTCGTGAAACTGAGTAAGTTCCGGTGTCTGAAAATATGCAGAATCCATCTGACTAATGAATGCCCGTTGTAGACAATCAATTTTATTATAGAGTAATTTCTCATCCATTGCAACAAATAAATTCGGCACCCATTCTCTGAGAGTACTTACCGCTTTATACTCTACTAATGTTAATGGTTTACTTCGTGACAATGGATATAGAAAAGAATTTGTTATTTGATGTTCGTAATGAGAATCTATATTACTTGGCGAAAATACTAAATCAGTATCATCTAAAAATTGTTTTTCTAACATGGTTACCCACGAAGAAATCGGAGTTGAATCAAATGTACACCCGTCAATAAAATGTAACTCTACATTTTTAACATCTAATAAATTCCAAAATAAGATATCTTCGTCAAATCTATTTGGTCCACTGGTACTATCGGTTGCGGTACCAGTGGACAGATATATCATATGAAACATAGTATCTGTATACTTTTTTACAAGGCCACTCATGGATAACGCAGTATCGTCTGGGTGCGGACAGAGACACATTGCTCTATTCTTATTTAGGAATTTCATTTTATTTTCTAGTTAGATTGAATCCAAACCTTCTTCCTTTAACAAAAAATCGAATACCATATCGTCGCATAAAATCTCTAAACGCATCAGTAACTATATCATGGGTTCCTTGGCACTGGAATGTGGTGGTATCTAAAGTCAATCCATTTAATATAATCATCGGATAGGAATTGTCAAGTCGTATTATCGGTTCGTTGTAATAACTCATTAATTCTGTAAACTCTGTACAAATCTTTTCTAATAGTTGAACCTTCTGAACCCTTGTGGGTTCGGTAATGGTCTTTATAAGTTTTGCGGGAGTCCCAGCGTAAATTCCTTTCTCAACTTCCAGAGATTTAACGACGGTTGAATGAGTACCAATAACCACATTGTCAGTAATATTCACTCCCCCCATGATAACGCTTTTCCACCCAACAATAACATTGTTACCAATCTTAACTTCTTCAAACATATAGGGATAGCCTTCCAACACCGACGCCCAAAACCCATGTGTAATAATGTCTACATCATGTGATAACCCCACATCATCACCAATAGTAACGGGACGTGCGAGATTGATATGTCCCGTGTGACACACCATTCGTTTCCCAATTTTTAAATTGGCATATGGAAAGTTTGCAGACCCCCCACCGATAATCATACCTCGACTATCGGTGGGCATGTTAAAAAAGAAATCACCAATTTCTATATTTTCGCCAGTAGCAGTAAATCTGTCGCCTATGTAGGAATCGTCGCCAATTGAAAAAGTTCCCCGTACTTTGATTTGTACATTTTTTCCGAATACAACATTCTCACCAATAATTATTTTGTTTGCTTCAATGAAACCATTGTTTGGTAATTCCATTCTCATACCAAACCACCGCTAATTGTGATATTCTGGCCAGTAACATACTCAGTCTTGACCAAATATTCAATCGTCTGATACAATTCTTGGATAGACCCCCATCGTTTTAATCCAATGGTATTCTTAATACCGTCTGCAATTGTTGGATTAATTCGATGGCACATTCCGGCGTCAAAATACCCAAGTCTAATAGAATTACAAGTAATACCCTTTGAAATGTTTTCTGCGCTTGTAACTCGTACTAATGTATCTACAAAAGATTTTGATGCGCTATAGACAGCCGTACTAGGAACTATTTTTTCAGACAGTACTGATGATATCAACACTATTCTTCCGAAATTGTTTTTGCGCATCATAGGTAAACAAGCAGACACTATATTAATATTACCATTAATCGTAACATCAATAACTTTATTAACCTCGTTTCTATTACCGACAGTTATTTTGTGCATGAATGAGTCATAATTACAACCAGACAAGTTAACCACAATATCAAACGAATTTTGTTCAAAGAAATTATATACTTGTGCCGCATCAGTAATATCAATATCTTTTGAACTTATCGTTGTAACATCATAGTCTTGTTCAAGAAGGGGTAGTATACCAGTTCCCAATCCACCAGACGCACCAAACAATATTAACTTACGCTTAGTCATTTTAGTAATCCATTGTTTCTGAGTACTTCTTGTACCCACATAGAAACTACTGGTCCTCGGTTTGGTTTTAGTGTCGTAATATAATGTAACTCATCGGCGGGAAGATTTTGCACATCATAATAAAATGGATAATGGCGTGCCATATGATTTCCACCCATACGAATACTGTTGTCTCCCCACAAAGCCGGTGAGTTGGGTGCGTATACAGCAAACGAAGTATCAACTGGTGCTTTGTATAATTCAAATTTTTCGTGTGGAATTCTATTCTCTAAAAATTTACTTTCGATTTCTATTGCCTTTGCGGTTTGCCAAGAACCGTTTTGAGGAAGATCATCTATTTTTATTCCAAGTCCAACTTTATGTAGGTTGAATTGGGCACATACTTCAATCATATTTTCAATGAAATTTTCTGGATTTTCATCAATAGGAACCACATCAGAGTCCGTGTATACATAATATCCCTTGGTTATATCCGCAAATAATGGATGTTGTAATTGAACCAAGGTATATAATGTACTATTATCAAACCGTGTTTCCGGTACATCGTTCATGAATACGGTGACATTCGTTTGCTTATACCAATCCAGTAGTGGTTGATAGGTGGATTCATTATCAATGATAATTATATTATTATAATTTCTCTTTTGTAATGAATTCACCAAATCTATGAGCGGTGGTAGTCTATCTTTATTTAAAATTACAATGGGAATATTTTTCATCGTACCGATTCCTTTATCTGGCGTATCCAATTCTCTAATGTCATTTCTGCCTTCCACCCAAGTGTAGATAATGTCTTATCAACATCGGCTTTTCCATATCGTCTGTCGCCGCGGCGCGCTTCGATGAATTTAATCTCTGTATCAAACATACCCGCAACTTCCAATATACTATAATCCTTACCGGAACCTAACTGGTATTCTTCATTTTTTATTTGAAGAGATGCGGCAATTAAACCATTTACAATGTCACCTGCGTATGTGAAATCTCTACGTTGTAGTCCATCACCTACAATAGTTAATGGTTGCTTATTTCGATATTGACTTTCGAAAATACCCATCACGGTCTGCCACTCATTATCCCACGTAGTTTGGTATTCGCCATAGACGTTGAAGAAATAACAAATACTATACTTGATTCCGTACCAATCCGCATAATTTTTTAACATCTGTACTACTAATGCTTTGAAAAATGTATATGGTGAGTGATTCTCTCCTTCTAATGCCAACCGTGTGGACGATGCTGCATAGACAATAGGTATATTCTCTTCTTTTACGTATTCAAGAACTTCGAAACTACCTTTAATATTAAAATCAAATACGTTTTTAATTTCTTCATATGATGGCGTAATCTTTGAATACTCACCGAGATGATATATAATTTCCGGTACAAAGTCTATGTCTGTAAGTGTTTTACGTATATTCTTTGTGTGGCTATTTACATATTGTACTCCATCAATATGATTCTCCTTTTTTCCTGCACTATAATTATCAATGACAACCACAGTGTGTCCATCCAAATGTAACTTCTTTACTAGATTCGTACCCACGAATCCTGCGCCACCGGTGACTAATACTTTCATAAGTTATGTATCCTATTAATTTTATATTACCGGCGGAGTAAGTTCCCACGGCATTCCCGTCTTATTGAAAATCTTTTTAGCAATAGTAAGACCAGGGTTAAACGGAAGTGTTACAATCTCCCACTCATGGCCGAAGTTCTCACGTACAGCAATTGCGGTCTTATACACACTACTACATAACGCAGGTATTGCCAATTCTTTTACTGGATATGTATCATGGAAAAATACAAATCCGTCTTCCACTACTAAGTCTTTTACATTTAAAAAGTCAATGTAAGATTGTTCAAATGTATGGTCGGCATCAATAAACACCATATCAAACTTCAGTGATTGTCCTTCAATACTTTTAAAATAATCATCGGTTAACATTTGATGATACACCGCGTTCGGCGGAAGATTGAATTGTAACGGTGCAGAATCCACCGCAATTGCTTCTGTGCAATATGGGGCAACTTCAACGAATGATTCTCCCGTTCTAACCCCGAGTTCTAAATAACGAACAGGACGAACCCAACCAGCCAAAAACTGCAATAGATTAACGTGGTCAAATGTTTCTGACGGTGGTGGAACGTTTCTTAGATAAATCGGCTTCATGTTACTACTCTCCTTGTTATAAAATTATTAGTATTTTACGGGTGCTCCCCAGTTTGATTGCATTACTACACCGAAATACACTGACGAAAAATCTTGTTCAGTATATCCCATTTGCTTATACATCTGATATTGCTGTGCGAAGTGAAAGAATTTAAATATCGGTTCGATGGGAATAATGTCGATTGACCTAGCGTGTAATAAATACTCACCATACCAAGTAAATTCAGAAGGACAAAATTCAATAAGTTTGGCAAATGTAAGTTCGTTTGGTTCGATATAGTTTGTTTCTAAATCTCTCCAAACTTTAGATGACCAAACAATTGGACCGGGGCCAAAATCATATACTCTACTCGTGCGATCAAAAACTTCCATGATCTTTTTACGATCCTCAGTAAATGAACCGTATGGATCAAACCCCAATATGGATTTGAATTTAGCTGTCCATCCAAACAAATCCTTTTGTTCGTGCATAACAGTGTATGGAGTTGTCTCATCATACATAAAGTCTGTTACTCTGAAATCTTTGATGAAGTACGAATCGGAATCCAACATGACATAATTTTCGCACAGACCAAGTTTCCAAAAACTACTCTTCACAATTTGCTGCGTTTTCCAACTTTGACCATCAACCGAATAAATGTCATCATCCGATAAAATATTTACATATGATGAGTCTAGTGCATTTTTAAACAGTGACACCTCATTACTAGGAACCGATATGTAATATGGTATGTTGTCTTTATTATATTTTTTGATGGATTCTACGCTTACTTTTAATCGTTCCAAATCATTACTATATGATTTAGTATATAACACTATTTTATTCATAAATTAACCATTTCCTAAAAATGTATATTTTATTGAGGGTAAGTAATGTTCATTTATTTCACTTTCATTTCGTGCTCCACTTATAACATCTACATGAGTATATCTAGAACACATATCATATAGTCCAGTTTGCATACCAGTGGCTACTTTAGAATGACAAACTAAATACATTAATAACCGCACATTCATCCCATCTGTACTGAGTACTTTATTTGCTTTGAACTCATGATCCATATTACAATAATACATAAATGGGAGATCTTGATACTTGCTAAGTTTTTCCTCTACACCTTCTATCCACCCACTCATATTCATTCCCTCTACATGGCGGATAGAGAATGCCCCATACTCATTGTCTCCAAAATATTGTGTTTTTATCTTTTCAAATGACTCAACTTCTTCCTCTGAGAAATATACCTCTGGTATATAGTCGCTGTCAAGGTCTAAATTGATTTTATGGAATCTTGCCATCTGTAAAACCAACGGATCATTTAAAAATAAATGATTTTTAATTCTAAAATGGTCGTGATATATCTCACCATCAAATGAGTCTACAAAAGCATCTACATATGGATTACTATTAAAACAATTTCTAACATTTAAATATGGATTTGCCCAAATTCCCCACACATTTTGTGGATTTTGACTAGGTGGTCCATATAAATGTTCTATAAACTTCTCCGAAGTAACATACACCTTACATCCAGGATAATGTTCTTTTAACAGTCTAGGGAGTGCGGTGATAATTCCCCAATCACCAATACTGTGACATCCTCTATGAATAACAAACTCGCCGCGATCAAAGTATTCATCGGGTGGATGGAATACCTCTCCATCGGTTGACCAACCCAACCTATCAACCGATTGTATTGGATACATTTGATTATTAAATATTCTATGAAACAATGGCATATATTACTCTTGATAACATGTGATTTATTAGTAACCTTCTTCTACACCCATTTGAAAATTATTAGCGTCAAGAATTAATGGCGTATTTGCATTTATTCTTACTGCTATGAATTGTATTGGCAATCCATGTAGTGCCCCTTTAGAAAACCCCGTGGATGATAATACTTCTTTATATTTTCCAGTTTCCGAGCACCAAACATTAATCTCTTCCCACCCATGCTTCTTCGACAAAACAATTACACCGTCGAGAAGAGTACGAACGTTGTCTACATCACCAGACATATTTACAATATGACAAAAATTACCGTATGGTTTTAAAACAATAAACGCACTATTATAGGAATAACAAAGATATTGATGATCGGGGTGTCGAATCCAACGTAAATTTAAATATTTGTCATCTTCGTTGAATCCTAAATTCGGTTCCAACATCTTAAAATTAGTTATGAAATTTAATTTTAATTTTGATTGATACTGATATTCAAGTTTGTTACTTCGACTGTAAATGTCTATATCAGAAACCACTTCCCAACCTGCCTTCAAATGTCCTCCCACAACCGCTCTACCTTGTTGTGGGAACCCTAAAATATATTCGAACTCTTTAATTCTTCTTTCTTCTTTTATTGCAAATTGACTTAGTAATACAAATAAATTTTGTCTTCTATAATCAGGATGTATTCCAACTGCAAAACATCGGCCGACTTTGATATGCTGATTCTTTAGTGTTAATGTTTTGGGTTCAACACTCCAAATCCCAATTAATTTTTCGTTATCAAAAACTCCCCACGTTCTTGTACCAATTGACCATGTTTCTAACTTACCAATATCGTTGTGGTACCAATCAATCCATTCTTCCGTGGCAGAGGCACCTTTAAATAATAAATTATGTAGTTCTTTATATGATTGACGATGTGTGGATAGTGGATCAATCTGCTTAAATACAAAATTATTATTGTTTTCCATCAATTACCAACGACCTCTAAAAATTTATTTGCGATGAAATGTACATCGTCGGAAGTTAACCACCAACCGCATGGCAAAGAAATTTGGTGATTGGCAAACCGATTAGTTTCGGGTAGGTCACACATACTTTCTGCAAAACATGTATAGTTGTGATTTGGTGTATGAACAAGTCCAGCATCAATTCCATGTGACTTCAGTTCAAGGATAACCGTATCTCTATCTAATGATTCATCTAGTAAACACGTAAATACCCAATGCGACGGATCGGTCCCATCAACTACTGTCATGGGCGTAATCAACTTACTCGTAAGTAGTTCAGTATATAATGCGGCGTTTTGTTTGTGACCATTTACAATACGATCAATGTGTGGTAACTGTGACAGTCCAATCGCCGCAGAGATATTATTCATATGATACTTATATCCTGCTTCCTTAATATCAACTTCCCAACGTTGTCCCTTCCATTCACCATTTACATCCTTTGTAGCTTCTCGGTCTAACCCAAACCACTTCAGTTTCTTAGCACGAGCAAAGTCATCGGCATCCTTACACACAAGAATACCACCATCTCCCGTGGTAATATGCTTAATTGCCTGCAGACTATAGCATGTGTAGTCAGCAAAATGACATACATGCTTACCGTCTACCGTTGAACCAAACCCATGTGCGGCGTCTTGAATAAGTTTAATGTTATGTTGTTTACAGATTTCACTTAATCGCTTTAAATCACAGGGTAAACCGGCCCAATTAACACACAGAACCGCCTTTGTCTTTGAAGTAATCTTTTCCAAAACCTTTTCGGGGTCTATATTACCCGTGGTACTATTAATATCTGCCCAAACAATCTTTGCCCCAATATCATAGATTGGTGTGTTTGATGCCACACAAGTCATGGAAGTGGTAATAACTTCATCACCCGCAGTAACTCCAGCAAGTCGCAGTGACAATGTAAGTGCCGATGTACAACTATTAAGAGCAATAACATGATTGTGTTGAAATCGTTCAGATAATGCTTTTGTTAACTGTGTAACTTGCATTCCTTCATTTAAAAATCCACTAGTTAATACAGTTTCTAATTCTTTGAGTGCCGCCGGAGCGTCTACGTGTACTTTAAACATTGGATACTTCATATATTACCTCGTCATTTGTCGAATGTCATCTTGGCTAATTTTTCTAATAACATCAATTGTAGTGTCATTAAATTCTGATAAATCTTTTGATAAATATCCCAAAGATTCTAAGTATTCTTCAAGCACATTTATCTCTAATACATCCATTGAACTATCAAACTGAAAAATATTTTGGTTATAAATTGTTGTGTCGTATATTGGCTTTACCACGAATCGATTATTACGTTCTATAGTTCTTAACGATTCGGTTTCATTAATCATTGCCTCATGAATCTTTTCTCCACTACGAATTCCTACTATCTGAACGGGTTTGTTATATCTTTTAGAAAAGATATTAGCTAAGTCTATGATTCTCATGGACTTTAACTTAGGTATATACAACTCACCATTTTCTGCGTTCTGAATACAATCTAAAATAAGATCAACGCTATCGTTTAGTGTCATAAGAAACCGTGTCATATCCTCCCGAGTTACCGTAAGACATTCATTATTCTTTGCTTGATATAAAAACAACGGTATGATACTTCCTCTCGACTCTAGAACATTTCCATAACGAACAGCACAGAACTTAATGTTATTGTTCTCCACGTTTCTTGCCTTTTCCAGTACTACACGTTCAGCAATAGCTTTACACATTCCGTATACATTAATTGGAGCGCACGCCTTGTCCGTACTAACCATCAATACTGTTTCAAGAAATTTTGAATAGAGATGCGAATTTTCTTCCACAACATTTGCTATGTTTTGTGGACCGATGATATTTGTCTTAATACTTTCTTCTGGCGATAGTTCACATATATCTACGTGTTTTAATGCGGATGCAATTATAATAACGTTTGGTTTAAATCTAGATATTACTTCCGCAACTCTATCTTTGTCACGGATGTCACCAATCATAAAAGATATATTTTTTCCACTAAACTTATTCTTTAACGCCCAGTGTTTAGATTCATCGCGTGAATATATACATACATCATTGTCGATGCATAATCTTTTTATAAGAGATGTACCTAAAGAACCAGAGCCACCGAATATTAAATATCGTTTCTTCATTATGCTACACCCGATATCATTCCGAACATGTCATGTTGTGGCATTCCACCCCACTTTTCTAAAAACCTACTGGCACTTCGTTGTTCATAAAATGCTTGACGAGGTGATCTGCCACCCAATGCATCATTAGCAAAATGTCCATTAAAACTTCTACTTCCAAAGTGATAAACAACGGACTTACTTGTAAGAACAAATTTAAAATCTGACTGCTTCATTCGTAAAAATAAATCCATATCATCGAACGATAGTGGATTAAACCGTGGATCATTTCCACCAATCTCATCCCAATCTTGTTTACGAATCAGAAAAGAAACTCCTTCTCCTTTTGGAATTTCAAAATTATTTAATGAAGAAAATTCTGTTGCCCACATATCAAAATATTCTTGATTAAATGTATTGTGTACATCCCCAAACAAATCATTATCAACAATCACAGTTCCAGGTCTACCTACGTCACCCTTAAATACCTGTGGCTGAATTCTATGTGATGATACTACTAACTTTTCATTGGGATACTTGTCAAATACTTTTAATAATTCTAAGTCTTGATTGGGAGCAACGTACATATCAGCGTGAATAAAGTTAATATATTCCGTTTGTACTGCATCAGCCATTAAATTCATACCACCACCAATTCCAATTTCATCATCGGTATCAGTTTTAATGATCATTGGCGTAATATTATAAACTTCTTTGTTTGCTTCCAACCACTCATCAGTCCCATCGGTGCAATTTTCTGCACAGACAATCAATGGACTATCTATAATAGCATGATTTTTTCGGATGGACTGTACAGCAAGTTGTAAGTACGGAAGGGAATTGTTAGTGCCTATGCAAGTAGTAATCATTTTGGTATCCACACTGTTCTATTTGAATCGCTCGTTTCGTTTTCTAAATGTAACTTATAATCAACTATTGTGTCACCATTACAGTCAACTATGTTATAATCCAATTCATCTGCAATGTTAATAATATCATAGATGTTATTACCATAATACCCTAAGAATTTAGGATGTACTTCCATAAACAAAGTGGGTCTATACATCTTCATAGATTCTTTTGCTCCTAGTAGTACCCGATAATCAAATCCTTCAACATCAACTTTTATACAGTCTGGTTTAACTTCATTGATTGCACAAAAAGTATCGATGGTTAACATTATATCTTGCATACTAGATTGCTGATTAATTAATGATTGATGTGTATCATAAGTTACTCCCATCAATTTATTTTCGTCACCAATCAACATTCTATTATATCGAATATTATATAATTTATTTAACTCTATAGTTTGTGTCAGTGCTATTAGCACGGACAGTGACCCATCAAAACAATATGCGGTGCCACCTGTTTTTTTAGTAAATGCGATACCAAACATTCCATATGAACATCCAACATCTAATAAAGTTGATTTGCCGTCTATATGGTTTAGGAAAGAATTAAATTCATTTCGCTGATTAACATCAACGTTAAACGCGTTGACCATATCAATGCGTTCATCAAGTTCCATTTCGGAACCATATAAAAATTCTATACCTTGTATATTTGCTATTTTATTCATCACTCACTGCCGTGATTTACTTTGATATCCTTAAATCCTTCATTAAACTTTTCTACCATTTCATTTTTATATCCGACACGAATCTTATTCAATCCACGAATAGCAATAGCCCTCCGACCAACTTCTTCTAGTCCAAGTTCGGCTTCCTTTCCTTGACGAATGTCAGCTTCTAAGTCCCAAATTTTTCCATTGATTTCAACTAACTTATCGATAAATTCTTCTACATTATATGAGGAAAGTTCCGAGCTATACACGTTAATTTCATCGGTCATATCATTGTCAGTACGTTGATTCTTTAAGATAGCGATAGATAATCTATCCGCCATTTCTGATGCTGGCATTTTCATATTACACTCCGTAACTATAGTTGGCTGCATTATACCTAAATTTATTAAACATTTCCCATCGGTTGGTTCTTTGCATATAATCCATCATACGACTATCTGCTCGTCTACAAAATTCTGGATTATCAAGAACCGTTCCATCTAAATCTATTATTCCACCCTTTTCAATTGTCTGTGAATTAAGATGCCCGATACATACTTTATCGGTAACGCCCGACTTCAACCCATGTTCATGAGCAATCATACCCGTTAATATATCATTGCCCCATCCGTAAATCAAGTCGATAGGATATTCCCCAACGATTTCACAAATGTCTCTACGGAGTAATGGTGCTTGAAAATCCAACCATTCTACAGGACGAGTGGTACCTGACATCCAATTATGCATTTGCTTCCAGTAGCATTGTGCTATAGAAGAATTGATAACGGCCGGTGACAACTGACACATATCATGTTGTTCTGCTTCACTCAGCATCACCGATAAAAAGTTTGCCCCGTGAATTAACAAATCATTATTTAATACCATCAACCAATCATGTTTGGTTTCATTTAGATAGTAATCGAATATTAAATTCAATCCACCACCAAAGAAATAGTTTGTTTCTGAAATATGTGTTGAATAACTGGAACGTTCTGTTGCGCCATTTTCCAATACCATTATTTCAAAGTCAACACGTTTGTCTCTAGAAACCTGTTCAACTAGATTATTTGTTAACTCTGGTTGATTTACATTCATCGTAGCAATTAATATGGACATTATATATTACTCCTGTTACAGTATACTAATTCAACCACTGTATTTTTTAATCTATTAATCACCAACCTAAGATTACCCATCTCGTATTCAACGCCAGATTCAAATTCAAGGTTTTCGTAATCTTTTAATAGATTATTTAAATTTTGTATTGTAACATAATCTTCACTAGTAATTGTGTCAACATTAATTATAACATACACATCCCACGTTGTCAAGTCTTCATCATCAAGTTCACACGAAATTCTTTCTGACATATCAAATAAAGTATTTGGTTGTTCTTTTTTTATGTGCTCTTCAACCAATAGTTTATTACTAACTATTACTTTATTGAACCACGGCTCAAATACATTTACTTCCATTAGATTACTAGCGTTTTCAAGTATACCACATATGTTATACTTTGCTGGTATTATTGGATGGTGGTATTCATCATTCTTAATCCACGAATTCCATTTGCGGATATAATTTTTTCTTGCAGTTAACTCTGCCAATTCAAACGAATTATCCACCTTACCGATCACCGTGTTATCTGTCCACTTATGACCACGACACGTTAAATGATATACCAAGGAATCTCTAGATTGAATGATTTGGTATCCAGCTAATACAAACCGTTGGAAAATATCACTGTCTTCGTATGGGAATGGGGCAAATAATGGATCGTGTCCACCGATAGAAACAAAATCTTCCTTGTAAATAAACCACGGGGCAAATATTCCATTGGTTATTCCTCCCCTACGTTCAAGTTGTTCTTGTGCCACAAACTCTATAAATGCATCTTCGTCAAACGTTTCTGGCCACATACCAAAATCCTTAACGATTTTTTCTTTACCTTCTGGATGTAAGGGTGGTTCAATACGGGTGGCAGATACTACTACGCCCTTCTTCATGTGCTTTAATGCATTTTCTACATAGTTTGGACCAACAAACATATCAGCATGTAGAATGGAAAATATTTCATTGTTTGCAAGATTGCCACCAATGTTATACGTAATGGTGTGACCCAATCGTTTACCGGTAGTATTTTCCCATATAACTAAATTTGAATCCGTCAATGAACGTAGCCACTCGACGGTGCCATCTGTACTGGCATCATCAAGTACTATTATTTCGTGGCCGTGTCCCGCATATTTACGAATTGATGTGTATGCATTTTTTAGATATCGTAAATTGTTATACGAAGGTACTATAAAACTTATTAGATTCATATATCACCATTTATCCACTGGACATTTTGTTTTTATAAACTTACTTTTTGTTTCCATAAAACAACCGCACTTACCACACCGTTTATCTTCTTTAATAAAGAACTCACAACCACCGCACACTTTCATGCGGTGATTGTAAACTTCGTCAGAAGCAATAAGACCCTCTCCTGCAACAACTCCGGAGATAATATCTTTTGCACTCCCAACGAATCCTTTTGCCATATCAGTTAACGATGGTAACTTTGGTTCATCGTGACATTCCGGTTCTAAACATACTCCAAATGGATCAGTCATTCAAGTTCTCCGATTAAAATCTGTCGTAAGTTAGAGATATTATTTACTATAAAGGTTCTATATCGACGATCATTTTTTATAGTTGATGCGGTATATCGAGCGTAAGCCTCATCGGATTGTAAATTTGTTATTGGATTCGACCTGTCATCTGCGGCATAGTTAAATACTTGCCCAAACTCCGTTGATATCCTAACAAGATCCATGTCCGACAAATCATCTACCAATAATCCGTGCAATTGTTCGTTAGTCGTTGATTCATTTTTTTTAGCAGGATCAATCACTAACACCATATAACTTCCGGCATTCCCATCTTTAATTTTCTTATACGAAAATTCTACAAGCATACCAGATTTTATATTATTTTTTGATATAAATCGACGTTCACTCCGTAATGCCATTATTCAACCTTATTGAGTTTAGGGAGTTCAACCTTCTTCAGTTTAGGTAACGTTAACGCAACTTGTTTTGGAAACTCTGGAACATATTTGTCCAATAATTCCCACGTTCTTTTTTGAATACTTTCATACGAGAACTGCTTACGATTTCTATCCGCAGTAGCATACGCTTTATTCTTAAAAGTGGTATAATCCATGAATACTGCACCCATTGCGTTTACACATTGCTGCGGGTCTGCGGCAAACCATTGTGATTCTGCCATAATCACATTTTCCCACACAGAACTAGGATGAACGTTCTTTAGTTCTCCGCCCACCAATACCGCCTCATCTTGTCGTAGGAAGTCCATATGACCGCTCCAACCACTTGCAATCACAGGTTTACCACTGACACTTGCTTCCAAGAGTGGACGACCAAATCCTTCACCCTTTGTAAAACTTACATGTGCCTTAACCTTCGGATGATTATACAACGTATTCATTTCCTTTTCCGTCAATTCACCATGTAGTAAGTATACATTCGGAAGTTTCTGTGTACCGGTTAACGTAACAGAATCCTTTAACTGTTGAATTTTGGTAAGAATTTCTTCACGGTCTAAGATAGAAAATCCTGCACTACTGGTCTTAAGAATAAGAGCGGGTAATGGACGGTCTGTAATTTGCTTGAATGTTTCCAAGAACAGTTTAATCAATACCCCTACATTCTTTCTATCTTCGCCGTACTCACCACGGAGCCAATGTCCAACGAACGCAAAGCAGAATGCCTCTGGGATACTGTCTAACGTCTTTGTAAATTCGTTATCTGTAGGTGCTTTTTTTCCAAAGATATTCGTATCAATACAATTGTGTAGTACCTCAATCGGTTTTGATAGTTGCATCGTTCCTTGTTGTCCCTGCTGAGTTTGGTAATTATATTTACTATTTTCAAATACATTCTTGGAATGTTCGGAAATTGTAAAGATTGTATTCATACGATTACATCCTTCAATCCACTGAGGCGATGCTGCCGTCGTTTCAATACCTGCTGTAATACCAATGTTATACTTTCCAATCGGTTCAAATTCATTGGGAACCGTAATAGAAACAAACAATTCTGGTTGTTTGTTAATATTGGAACGAATAATTCTATCAAGAATCATTTTATCCTTTGGGTCATTTTCATCCAAGGCATTCATGGGCGTATCACCCCAATTCACGCTATGAACTTTTACGTCAAATTTATCATATTCAATAAGATGCCGAATAATATCTCGGCTCATATCCCCGTACCCCGAGCGGGTTGCACAGGGAGCACGAACTACACATAGTGGTTTAATTTCAGTTGTCATAATATTACGCCTTCACTAAAGTATAACGTTCCCGTGGAGTAAAATTCTCCAACGTGGTATTAATATGTTCTACAAATAACTCTCCCATCTTTTCTGCCGTCATCATACCCGGACCCATTGCATATTCACGGCCTGACATACCTCGACGTTTCCGTTCTTTGCGTGTCATGTTGTATAGTTCAAGAATTTGATTGCCCGCATCTTTCCAATCACAACGGTCATCAAAGATGTATGGAGTCAACGGACTTCCTTGCAATGCTCTTGACGTTGGGAATACAGGGAACGCCCATTCACCATGATTACGGAATCGTCCGTCATGATTACTGCCCCACTCAAACGTGAAGTCTTTTTCTGGGTCGAGGTATTCACCGTCATCATTCGTAAACCCACACTGGTCTTGCAACCCACCTGTAACGTTCACAACGATAGGCGTTCCTGCCAACATACTTTCACATGTACCCAATCCAAATCCTTCGTTACTTGCAAGGTTAATTGTTACGTCTGCAATGTTATACAATGCGTTCAAAACACTTGCATCAACTTGCTGATTACTGAAAATTGCCTTAACATTTGGTACCACATCACGGATGACTACAGGTAAATCTGTTCCGTTTTCATCTACTGGTGCGGTATGCATTACGATACGGCAGCGGTCTGCCTTTTCCTTTGGAAGTTGTGACAAGAAATGGTCATAAGCAAGTAATACATCTGAAGTCATCTTACGACGAAGATTGCGTGCGTTGTAGAACACCACGAAATCGACTTCTTGATTGTTCATAATCCCTTCTTTAACCGACTTCAGTAACGTCTGTCCTTCGGTATTATCGGCTGTAATAGGATAGAACTTCTTCACATGATCGATGCCGTGCGGGAGATACGTAATCGTTTTATCACGTGCGTCGGTGCCCAACACTTGCTTCACAATGTTATACGTTTGCTTACTAATACAAAACAATCCGTCATCAGACTTATAGAAATTCTTATTGTACTTGGGGTACGGCAAATCATCCCAAATAGTATAGAACAACATAGGAATCTTCTGACGAATTTCATGTTCAATCTGGTACAACCAAATCCAATATCGAGGATCTGTGAAGTGGAGAATGGCATCGGGCTTTTCCATTTCCAATAATTGCCGAACGACCATACTATTACCATATCCGTTCTGTGGGTAGATACGGACTGATGGGTCAGTAACGCCCGTAACATTTGCTACGTCGGTACTAATGTCAATTTGCTTTCCTGCTTCTGGGTGGTTCACTGCGGCACCCACTTGAATCCAATTAAAAATGCCACAGGTTTGTTCTACAATTTCTCTGGACATGACGCCAATGCCCGAATGTACTCGGATGTCATCGGACATTAACATAATTTTCTTACGTTGTTCTTTTGGTAACCATTGTTTCATTTATAAATCCTCTTTTATGGTGCTGTTAAATTATACTGTGGAATGTTTGAATGTACATGCAGATAATTTTGACTATCTGGAGCTTGTAGAGTTGGTTCATTTATTGTTTTAACGGTCTGAAGTAAATATTGTTGAACCCCTCTGGATACGCCATTAGAAATTGCATTTGCCAATCTGTTTGCAAATTGTCGCTGGGCCTCACATTGGTCAGTTGGTCCTTTGTAATCGAATCCACATCCGTAAAAATTTAATGCATTGAAAATTTCATTTTCTAATTGTCCTACATTTAAAATATCACCTTTTAAAATAGTTGACATAATATTTCCCGTTAAACTGTTAAACTACCAGACATACTTGCAGAAATCATGCCCAGCCAATAATTCTCTGTGAACGTGGAGGCTAACCATCCATGTTCTTTACAGAGTTTTCGGACATGTTCATTAATTTCTCTACGAATTTGTATGGTTGTATATTTTGATTTGTTCATAATAATCTCGTTCTAGTGACTTCTATAGAATATATAGTATCCTACTTCACCAAACGTTCATTTTAAATGCCATCTGGAGTTTGTGACCATGTAATTTTTAATCCACGATTATTTGAATCATACATACGTGCGCTAATATATCGGTTGAAGTCGTGATAATTAGCAAAGTTTCGAATCATACCATCATCAATAACGGCAAATTTATTTACTTCACGTAAAATATCTACCTTATTAATAATCAAATCGGTTACTCCATTAATATGCATTGCCTTGATTACATTATCCAGATTTGCCCAATTAACTTGACGGGGACGACCAGTAGTTGCGCCTACTTCCTGCCCAACCAATTGAATAGTCTTTAACACTTCATCGTCTTGGTTTGTAAAGTTTTTATTGTTCCCAACATACGTTTCATATGCCTTCATGACACCATATACTTTACGAATCTTATGCGGTGGAATGCCGTTCAAGCACACGGACCCAACTGTACAGTGTGATGAGGTAACATACGGATATTCTCCCCAATCAATATCTAAATGAAATCCCTGTGCCCCTTCGCACAAAATATTATACTTGTCATCATGAACAAACAAATAATCATAGATATCAATTACTTCAAACAAATGATGATATTGAGACATATCCATGTGACCGATAGGAATACCAATCCGATTATACTTATCACGATACGCAGGACCAATACCTTGTCCAGTTGTTCCAATAATACTGTCTTGTGTATCCTCGTGGATATGTTGGTCTGTGACCACATGTGCTCGTTTATCAATCTTAATCAAGCCTTTGGTATCAATACCAGCAGAGTTTAACGCACGAATTTCCTCAATTAATTTACTAACATTTACCACACACCCACGGCCAATAATGCTGGTAATTCCATGAAGAACTCCAACAGGAACCTGATGTGTTACAATTACTTCACCGTTATGATATACGGTATGCCCTGCATTGCTGCCGCCATTATATCGCAATACAATATCATAAAAACCAGATTTGGCAAGGTGATGGGCAATTTTCCCTTTTCCGGTATCGCCATACTGCAAATCTACGATAACATCTACACTTTGAATTCCCATGTTATACCGCCAATAGTTCGTTAATATCCAAAATACGATACGTCATTCCCACTACTCTCTTATGCATATGACCGGAATATACATTCGGGGTTCCAATAGCATGCCAAATGTTTTCAATGATATCTTGATTGTGGTCATGCCAATCCAATCCTACACCGAATTGCAATTTTGCTCTAGGGTCAAAGTGTTCTTCAATAACACTATGTGGAGGACAATGGGTAATAAACAAATCAATCTGTTTGTCCTTGGCATTATCCATCATACGCAATACTTCGTATGGACTGATATTTTCCTTTTCATCCCAGTGCCATCCTTCCTGTAGTCGCATGTTCTTATCAATACTTCCCGCACCGCCCATGAAGGCAACTGTACGATTATCAATTTCCATGACCGTGCCACGGGGAACATAATATAATGGAAGCTCTGGATATACCTGTGATACTTCCGTATATGTTGTCCAACGTGTACAGTCATCATGGTTACCATCAATAAAATACACAGGACACTTTGACGAATATACTACATTTTTAAACTGCTCTTCACTGTTCATGCCAAATGAACGGAACAATCCAAAGTCACCAACTTGAATTAATGCCGCAGCACCAACCTCGTTAGCCTTATCAATGGCTCGTTGAAGAGTTCTATAATCGCCATGAATATCACCCAATAGTAAAATCATATCACCCACCTAAAAATGTTGACGACACCCAAATACCTAAATAACTACCAATTACACTTCCCAGTGCATATCCTGCCCACTGGTGAATTGCATCCGTGCTTTGTGCAATTTTCCGAATAACAAAGAAACTCATAGACGCAATAAGAAAATCACTAAGAGCAGCCGTGTGATAATGTGCGTCAGCAACTGCACGATAATTTACACAGAGAATACTATACGATGTAATTTGAATAAAGAACAATGTAAAGAATTCTTTAATTTTAATACTCGTAATATTTGCGGGAGTCAACATATTAAATTCCTTTGTCCACGAATCATCATGAATTGCCATAAAACTCACCCATCCTTGTCTAATCCCTGTTCGTAAAAATATTGCGTAACGGCATGGTCAAAGGTTTTTTCAGCAAATGTCATTCCTACCATCAATGCTTTAAATGCGTCAAATACTTCGTGCCCGTCGCTGTCTACTGGAAGTTCAATGCTAAGTTTTCTATTATAACTACTTGCAGTAAGCGTTAGCTTATCATATTTGTATTGCTGCATGTTTTATACTTCCTCAGATATAGGCTTCAAGTTATTAATGAAGTCGTCGGCAACAATAACTTCTACATTGTTACTACCGACTTCAACTCGGATTCCCACTGGAGTCTCACCAGAATCAACAATCTTTTGAAGAAAGTTTCCTAGCCCAACTGCCCGATAGAAATATCCACCACGACCACCACCGGCATCATTTGCCCAAAATACATAATCTACACCAGTAGCTTCTGTAGTGTCTTCTGCTGTCATATCTTCCTCGCTTCCGTAAAATTCACTCATATGTTCTCCTATTAAGTATAAACTATTGTACTGTATTTGTCAAGAGTCTTATTTGTATTTCCTAAGATTCTAAGATGTAAGCGTTCCATTCACCTTCTACATATTCTTTATTATATGGGTGTTTGTAATCATGTTTACCGTAATACCATTCTGTATTTACATCCAGCTTAATATTTGCTTTTGCTAACGAGGCAGGAAAATCACATCCTCCTTCATACCCACTAATCACAATCATTTTATCTTGGTCTAACTCTTGGAGTTTTGTAATCAGTTCGCTAACTTTCATGTGTATTCTCCTTTATTTCACAAATGTAAAATCCTTCTTCGCCCAGCGACGGAGGAACAAAATGTCCTTCTCTAGTAAGAATTTCATTGCACTGTGGGCATGTTCTCTTACTCTCATGCCACCCGTCTTTTTTAGTATAGATTAATTTTTTCATTTAATATACGTGCTTCTCAGAAATGTCATTGCTGCCTCCAAATCTTTTTCGGAACAAATATTATAAGGTTTACTCGCTGCTGAAATGTTTGTCTGAAGTAACGAATTGTTTGTTGAGTATAATTTACTGTGGATGTTCATCAATTCCCTTGCCATCATGTTGTATCCGTTGTTCAACTTATCTATTGCCGCAGATGTTTCTTCTTTATATACTTCAAAATTATTTTCCAGTATATCATAACTTTCTTGAAGATTATTCAAATTAGTTTCAAGCGTTTCTATTACTTCTGTAAGATATTCTTCGTCTTCGTTAGTATGCATTGGTTTTTTCATTTTCGTGACGGTAAGTGTATGATTGTATTGTTGTACATTGTTTGACAGGTATCACTCCACGATTCTCCGCTTTTAATAACTGATGCGAAGAACGCTACTGTTTTGCATAATTCTGTGCGCTCTTCTACCAGTTCACGCAGTTGTCGTTCACCTGCTGCATCTAACCTTGTGCCTCGTGCGGCAGCAATTGTTTGTTCGGCGGACATTGCCTGCTCTTCGTAACGCCGTGCGTAAATGTCCGCGTTGCGTCGAGCATCATAGGCCGCATCCTTCCGCAGCGCATCGCGTTCGGCAACAACCTGTATGCGCTCATCATCAATCCTTTGCAGCTCTCTGACGGCGTCAGACCACAGCTTGTCTAGCGAGTCGCGCTGGGCGCGAACAGCTTCAAGCTCTTTCCGCATAGCTGCCCTGAATGCGTTGCCATCGCCGATATGTCGCGCTGCCTCTGCCAAGTCGAGCTTCGCACCATACAACTCCGCTTCCGCCGCCTCCAGCACCGCCGCCTGCGCGGGCGTGAGCAGCGTTTCGCGGGTGACGTGAAGAAGCCCGTCGCCAATCCACCTGTGCGTCCACCTTACTGCGGCCCGCTCTGTCGGGAATGCCGCTTGGACTTCATCCAGCGCATCCCGCACCACCCACACCGCGCTCACGGCTGCACCTTTGATGCGCGTAGAGTCCGAACGGCGGCTTCTCGCGTTTTCTTTGCTGCGTGATATTTACGGAATGCAGGTACGCTTTCTGGGTTGCCTATGCCGCAGTTGCTCCACGCCTCAAATGCTTCCGCTTCTTCAATACACGCGTCCAACAGAGCCAACGACTCAGGTGTTTCCGTTGCGGCGCGGATGAACAGAGGAACCACACGCTCCAGATCAGAGTGGCCCCACTTTTCGCGAAGCCTGAACTCAGCGTTGTCGCTCGTTGATACATCCACGATGCGGTTACTGGCAAGGTTCACTAAAGCCCACGCAACAGGCTTCGCAGCAATATCGGCACTCACAACCCCTCCGTGGTCGGCTGCACCGGCAGCGCGGCGTCTATCATTACGCGCACGGCATGGTTACCATCGACGTGATCGTCACACGCCACGCACCAGTGCGTATGCTCGGAGCCGTCGCGCTCTTTCCCACCCAACTCAATGCGTGCGAACTCCAGCACTTCACGCATAGCCGCCACATCCTTCAGCAGCGCATCACGTTCGGCGCGAAGATTGAATATCTCACGGGCCATCGCAAAGAAGTCAGGTGCGATAAACCCCTCGTCTTCTGTCATGCTCTGTCCATAAAATTCTTGCACTATCTTTTCTACTGTATACTTTTCGTTTTTCATGAGCACCTCGCTCTGGTATCTTCCCATGTATCTTCAATATGCTGATATGTTTTACGCACTCTATTGACCGCATAGATATCATGATAACTGTTATTCAACTCTTTTGCGGCTTCAACCAATGGAGTGATGCGTTCAATAAACTGAATGAGTGTATCTTCATCCTTATGAATTTGCTTGATAAGAGTTCGTTGTATATCAAGCATATGTTCTGCTTGAGCCAACTTACACTTGGTATCCGCAAGTTCTTCCTTCATCTTATGATATTCTTCCCACACACGGTCAATGTAATACTTGCTTGTTGGGTCTACATACCCTTGTGGGTTCATATATGGTTTACTTTCATTCATATTAAATTAGATTAGTGTTAAACCCACGATTGTTCAGTTCTTCAATTAATCTCTTACTGGAGCACCCTTGCAGTAAATCAGAAAACCGCCGAAAATATTCAGCATTCAATTCTTCGTCTGTGACATTTTGCAGAATATCTTTATACTCTACATCTTCATATGGTGCATTCTTCAATTCCATGAGAGGAATGAAATCATCGTCTGTGAGTCTTACTTCATACTTGGTATTATTTCCAGAAAATGTTATCAACTCGGCAAGGTTTCTGTGAGTAATATCACGAAGATGCCACATATTATTTTTGTAAGTTACGCCTTTATATTCTTTCAATTTCGTTATCATAGTTCACCAAACACTTTATCTAATTGTTGATTGAGTTTATTATTTTCTTCTTCTTTCATGGCTCTGGGGGATTTATAGAATGGATTACCGGTCACAATCAATCCACTCACTTGAAATGTATATCCAAAGAACAATTTAATCAAGTCCCATTTGGAAAGAGTTAGTTCATCTGGATAAAATGCGGAGGTTCTATACTTCATAACCAGCACTCCTATTCTGTTCGTCACCCTTTGCCAATATCTTTTCAAGACTAGTATCAATTATACTAAACAATTCATCTGCCAGTTGTTTACACTTATCATGTTCTTCTTGTGTCAACAAACCTTCCTCTAACATACTATTAATCATTCTCTTGTTCACCATTTCATTATGGTATTTACTAGCTTCCGAAACAAAGACTACCCATTCTCTTGGCATCCCATAGTATGTGTGTCCGTATATTCCACCGCCGTGGGGATTTTGGATTTCACCTTTCATAGATATACAATTAACTGACTTACCCTGCGTCATAAACAATTCTCCTTCGCTGTGTTTGTTCGTATACCATTTCTTCGTAGATTAACATATGCCCCTCGCATGTAGTAGTGACCCAATGATTAACTGATGCTCGTTCTAAACATATAGAACAATAAAGTTCGTTTTTTTCGTAATAATGTTTTAAGTATTCAAGTATACTAGTTGTCATACACAGCGTTTGTTGTTTCCTGTGAACGTCGGTATTCCTTAATAGCGTCCTTCAATGCCACTACTGAATCTTTGTCATCGGTCCTACCGAAGTACCAGCCGTCTGCTGCCTCGGCCAGTAAACTCAACGCGGTATTGTATGTACGTAGTTTAATAATTTCATCGGCCATTTTATGAATATCAACTGAGCCAACGTGTCCATTCCAATCACGGTCATGTCCTTGCAGCCAGAATTCTTGAAATATGTTTTCTTGGTCTTCGTTCATAGATGCTTCTCCTTTTCTATTTTCATGATTATCTTACCTAACCATTCTTTTATTTCTGGACTGAGATTCCATTGGTCAGGTGGAGTATGATGAGCATATTCTAAACAGTATGCGTATGCCGTCGCTTCTTCTTCTGTCATAGTCCCATATCCTTGATGTAATCCCAGCACACTATCGCCATTGCCGCACTCACATTAAAACTCCGAAGAACACCACGCTGGGGAATACTAATTCTTTCAAACTCATATTCTGGATATCCGTCACTTGCTACTTGGTCAGTAATAAGTTTTGGAATACCGTGGCTTTCACTACCAAAGATAAACAAAGGTGACGGGCGTTCTTCATATGCCCAACCGAAATCGTTTTCACCGAGCATATACCCACCGTGTTCACACAAAATAACAGAATGTGTTTTATTCAATTCCCGAAGTTCGGCAAGAATGTGTTCGTCAGCGGTCATCGGGTCATCATAACTATATTGAACGATATTAATATAATTCTCAGCCCCAACCGTGGAACGAGCATCAAACTTTTTGCGTCCAAAGATATAAAAGTTTTCTGCCCCCAACAAACACGCCGACCGTAGAGCCATTCCTATGTTGAGACATCCGGTTACATTAATCATTCCTACCGAAAATGGAAGTCTATCTACCTTACAAATCTGCTGATTCTGTTCTAGTGTATTTTCTTTGTATTCATCCCTGACGTTAAACATCCTACTATTGGTATCGGCAATAATTTTCTTATAATTCACCATTGGGTTTTCCATACTAATTCTCCGTTAATACTTTAAATTTATAATGCCCACCACGGTTACTTTGCTCCCAACAACACATCCAAAACAATCTGTTATCTTGAAGGGCATTAATAATACTTTCGTTACCAGACCATCCACCTGTAGAAATGTCGTATGTAATTTCATCACGCCCACGAAAATCTTTGGTATTATACTCCATCCATCCCCAATCCGCCGCCCACCAAATATCCTTTGCAAATTCCATTAAATGAACAAACTTATCCGTGTGCGGCCAAGTCGTAATTTTATCTAATGCGGCATCAGTCGGATAACCATCATCATCAAGATTTTCCATTATTCCTCCTTGGCAGGTTCTCGTACTTCAATCACCTGCTTTACAGAAATTTTTCCATATCGCGGGGTAATGTAGTAACTGTAGTTATCGTTATATGGGTCTTCCTCAAACTTAATACAAATATCAACAACTACTTGACCTTGATTATAAAACATAATCCACGGAGTATTCATATTAATTAGTATTCTTTAGTAAAGGTTCCAGTATCCAACAAGTCATCCACACAATCTAAACAAAAGTTACTGCCGTTCCACCAATGCCAACAAAATGTAATAATATGTTTGGTATCTCTATTATAATGATGCCCGATAACGGCGGCGTTCGGTTTCTCACACAACGTGCAATGTCTAATCGGCAAATCTAATTGGTGAATATATTCTTTAATACAATTCCTGCACCATGATTTGGACGACCTAATAACAAAATTACTACATACATCTTTATATCCCAACGGATGTGTGCCGGTTTTCTTTTTTACATATGAACCATAGTTGTCAGGAATTTTGCATTTACAAGAATGACAGCGAGGGGGAACAAAGAATACATACAGTTTCTTTTTCCACGCACGAAGTTGATATTTTGTCGGAATCCACTTCGGAATTTTAACGGTAATAACTCTAGTATTCATGTAGACTCCCATGCCCAGGTTGAGATTATCCAATCTTCAATACAATCTGTTGTGGAATACTTACTATCAACAATATCTTTTCCGAATTTATAGCACATACGTTCATACCAATAATCCCAATATTCTTTTAGGATTTCTTCTTCTGACAATGTAATGTACATGGGTGTTACATCATGAGAAGAAACTGGTTGAACGTATGTATAATATTTCATTTTTAAGAAAAAACCCCCGTGATGAGTATACTTAAATATACACTATCACAGGGGGTTTGTCAAGGGGGTCTTATTATAATGTTATATTACGGTGACCGATAAAAGAATATCCAATTATCGGAAGTTTCCCATCTGCCAGGAAATCCTCGTAAAGAAGATATCCAACCGGCCCATTCACATGCACCACGCCCACGCCCGTCCGTCCCAACTGCTTGTGTGTCAGAACATCCAATTACATCATTAACATATCTAGTTTTATATTGTTCTTCAAAATCAAATATAGTAGTTAGTGCCGCACATGCCATTACATATGGCGTACATCGTGTCCATGTAGGAGCAGGAGGCTCGTCTGTATACATCTTGGTTTGCGGCCATCCCTGTGGATATGATTTAATGGTGTTTGTTATTAAAGTGTAATTACATTTCTGGTCAAGTGGCATTCCATCTCGTAGAATACAAATCATATCGGCCCGTTTCTGCCAATATCCCACGTTCTTACGATATTTCTCGGGAAACTTGTTATAATATCTAACACAGACAGAATCACTATACATGTCAGTTCGCATTACCATTGAACTATCTTCATACATAAACATAACACAACGTGCCCCAATAGACATTAACAATCTAGTTACTTCTAAGGGTTTAACTCGTATAAGTGTATTTGTAGTTAATGTGTTTGCTGTAGCAGAAACTTGTGTGGTTCCCGTGTCCACCGATGCGGCTAACAATTGTAATAGTAATATCCACTTCATTGTTTTATGGGATTAGTTTAATACAATCAAACCCAACAAACCCATATGACATTCTAAAGTGTGGATAGGTGAGTTTATCAATAAATGGTATGCAATATAAATTTTTTTTATATCCTCGTACAATAACTTCAAACGTATCTGTTGGGATACCCTTGAAAATAGTTAACGTGGAATCAATTTCCGTATAGGTTAATCTGTAATTCTTATCGTGGATTGTTTTATTCTTATGCTGTACGATAACCATTAAACTATCGTATTGTAATCTATTATAGGAATATACTATCCGAACAGGTTGTGCCGCCAAGGGCATTGCAAATAATAGTAAAAATAGTAATTTCATGGATACCCAATACAAAATACTTCACATAAATTCCAGCCAGGATTTACTGACCACACACGAACTCTACCAATTTGTATAAATTCATTACGTATTGGTTGCTGCCACATAAATCGTCCAATAGATAATCCAATTAATTTATCAGCGGCAGTATCTCTATTTAAGATGGTTCCTAAGTGTGTGTCATCTATCCATAACGAAATAGATGCACCGTTGGGATGTACACCGTTTGCTGCCTTAAACCAAAATCTATATCGGTGCCATTGTTTATCAAATCGCATTAACTTGTCAGAAAATACATTCGTATATCGTGCATCTCCTTGAACGTGATATGAACCCGGTATATTCCACAACCCTCCACCTATTTTATAAGTATAATAGCTGGTGAGTATTCCATATCCACATACATGCCTATCATCTTCGTCAATTTGTTTTGTTGGTCCACCATCAGAAAAATAACAAGGTTGTCCTATATCTGCTCGCATTGCCCACGGCCATCCAGCACCAAGAGTTACTCCAAATGCCCCAGAAAGATTGTTGACTCGTCCCATCAATAATACTACACCAGACCCACCATACACACTTGACCAACTAGTATAGGGTTGTTCTGGTGCTGATGCTTTACATGCCGTTGTATCTGCCGAAGGTCTATGTAATGCAAATGCACTATCCCATTTAACCCATATTTCTACGTATGCTTCCGGTAATTGTTGTGGGAAATCTAAATCATATCCCATATAATATTTGTCACATACCGGAGTTACTGGATTCGGGATAAGTGAATATTGTAATGCGTTACATGTTGGTTCAAACCCAATAATAGGAGATTGTGCATAAACCTTACTATTCTTGGTAGTGGACGTAAATGATTCAACCGACGTATACGTGTAATTTTCTTCAAGTATTGGCGGTATTGTAGTAGGAGTTGATACACTTACCAATGTCGTATCAATTATATTACCCGCTGTTGCAATTACGCTAGATGTACGTGGAGTTACACATGCCGAAAACTGTTGAGCGTGTACGGGTATGGCAAACAATGTAACCAACGTAAATATAAATTTCATCATTACATCAACGAGGAGCATGTCTCTGGTGTGATGGTCCCACCACCAGTTGTTTTCCAGTTAATACACAACTTATCTGCTGCCCGTTGCTTTGCTCCCCCAACCCATTTAGTTGCTGTGGGAAGTGCGTTGTAGTATTGAACACACGTTGGAATATCCTTTTCGCGTTGACGAAATAATGTGGTTCCATCATTGAATTTTAAAAACGCACAGAACTGAACACTTTGTCCTGCGTTTACTGTAATTGTATCCTTTGGATATAAGTCCAATCCTATGGGTTGATAATATACATCGGCATTAAAAAAGTAATTTACATTTGCCGGTAAACTTGCCAATCCTCTACGGATAGATACCAACAAAAACCTATAGGTTGTCGTATCATCGGGAATACTAAATGATACCGTATCAATTGGCTTTGTTCTCCGATACAATACAGGTACAGTATCTCTGGATAGAAACACAGCAACCATTGTGCTATCTACTACTTGTGTTTGTGTCCAACTAAGTTTGAAGTTAATCTTCTTAGTTGTACTTGACAAAGTAGCAATAGCCAATGGTTGGCGTGGAGTTCTTGTTTGTGCGTTCAAAGTAGTTGCACAAACAAGCAATAAACTAAATAACCTTTTCATAAAACACTCCTTATGTATTACTTAACAATTAATGTAATGTAACTGTTTGTTCCAACTTTGTATGTGGTCGTTCCATTTTCTTCACGAATAAATAACGAACGATATGCTGCGGAATTATCTATCTCGGATATACTTTTAATAGATAATAAGTTTGTAACACTACCCACAGTTGGTGGTGCTTCTGGAAGAACGATGGTATCCACCTTGATTGAATCGGGTGGTGGAGGTGGTCTATCACCACGACGAAGAAGCAATGTAGCAACAGCGGGTGAGGTTGAGAGTAATGTTCTACGGACTGACCATACCCGTGATGTTAATGTTACGGTATCGTTCACTAAATTTAATTTAATACTTACCGTATCTGCTAATCCGTTTGCCCGTTTTGATGTGGGTAATGGGCCTGTTACTGCGTCAACTACTACTTTAGATGATATCATCGAATGTAGATAGTATTCTGGTAAACCAAATCCATCATTCGGAGCTTTCCATGTTACACGAATTCTTAATGTGGTATCAGCAACTCCGTTTAATTGTGCTACTACAGCAAATGCAACCGTTTCGCCTTCTGGTGATGGTGCCGGTGAAAATCCTGGCCCTACGTCTACTGGTTGTGCATCAGAACATCCCATCAATATAAGCGATGCCATAACCACATACTTCAGATGTTTCATTACTATTCTCAGTTAACATGAACATAACCATGCTTACCTATAAATAGTAAACTATCATTTTGTAATACCCACAGAACACAATTCTTTTTTACCCTTAAACTTACACCACCGACATGCTTCCTTGCTGGGAGTTGCAGTTTGTTCTGTAATATATTCTCCATTGTCAAAGCATGTATCAATAAATTTCTGAAATGAGTTCCATGCTTTGTTTACACTTGGGGCACCATTAGACGGTTCAAACTTACTAATCCGTGGAATAACAAAGTCTGTGTTTTCCATGATGGTGCGTTTCAGAATAATAAACTCGACGGAAATATTCTTTTCATCAACCCCCAACTGCTGTCCAAAGAAACGCTTGTAGAGCAACAACTGGCCAATCTTCAGTGGATCACTCTTCTGAGATTGCGTCCATCCAGAACGCGAAGTCTTCAAATCATAGAGAACATATTTCTGTGTTGCTTCGTTATATGTTACAATGTCGATATATCCAATATACTGAACCCCTTCACGAACTTCCATTTCCAGTGGAAACTCAATACTATGCAACTTAATGTTTGCCACGGGAAAAATCTTCTTGTAATTATTCTGTAGATACGATAGAATCAAACACCCATGTTCGTAAAATTCCATCAAAGTTTTCTTATCAGCAAGGAAAACCTTTTCACCTTTGTCGGATACCGTAGTATTTTCCTTGAAAAGATTGAGCAACTTCTCCTTAAATCCATCGTGAAGGTACATCGTCTTTGCCACATTCTCACTTTGGTTATACAACACATCCAACCATTCTTGAATAGTTTCATGCATAGCTGTGCCGAATATGGTATGAATCGAACTATCGTCCAACTTATGACCATCGACATATTTCAACTGCCACGACTTTGGGCAGTTTGCCCACATAGTATACTGAGAATACGAGATACGCTTAGTCGATGTCATTTAGAATTTTCGTAAAGGTTTTTTGTGTACGTGCGTTGTATGAATCTACGGGCGTTGTTTTTCCGGCTTCGTCTAGTAAAAGACGAAGAACTTTCATAACGGTATCTAGATCGTTAATTCTATATTCTAGTGGACCGTAATTTTCCTGTTCAATTAAGATACTCATTTTACCCGTGAATGTCAATCTCAATTCAGGTACAGTTTCTTTCTTTTTGCGTGGCATATTAAAAGGGGTTGATTGTTGGACGACCATTTGCATGCGCATCACACAGTGTCTTATACCATCCACCACCACGAAGGGCACCTACCTCTCCACAGGTTTCGCAAAGTTTATAACTTTCTGTTTCCAATCCAAGAATAAACTTATCAAATTCGTCGTGCATTGGCGATGAATAAATACGAAGACCGCCGTACTTTTCCTTTACTTGGTCAATAAGAATAATAATATCGCTAATCGATTCCAACTTATCAAATGCTTTATTGACTAATCCATGCCATCCAATATCAACAGATGCCAGTGCTTGTTCTCTGGTGTATCCCGCTGCATAAAAACTAGCGGGTGAAAACTTCGGGATATGTTTCATAATTCCTTCCTTATTAAAGTATACTTAAATATAATCAATATACCATTAAAAGTCAAGTGTTTGTGAGAATATATTCTATTTATAGTGGGAAGTATTAATACCTTAATTATACGGAGTAGTTTATGCCTTGGAAATATTATACAGCAATAATGCCATCTGGTTCGGTTATCGACACGAACTGGTTAAATCAACTAGGCTCCAACGTTTCACATTCCCTTACCGGTGCTCCTTCGGGCAGTTGGAACTTAACGCAAGTGGTTCCATTATCAAATATTAGTGGTAACGGGAATGGACAAGCACTATTTTACTTTATCTCTGGTTCGTATTAAGCAATAACATCAATCGGGGTATGCATACTTATTACTTGATTTTCTAATAGCAATATATTTTCTTTTAGAAATTCAATGTTGGGTGGATTTTCAAAATGTTCATAAATAGTATTACTTGCATATGTTACCGATATGTGAAACGAAGAGGGAGTATCTTGTCCAATGACATAGGTACTCCCTTTTTCCGTTTTCCCAATTTCTTTAGCGATGAACATTGAACTTTTCCCATTCCATTGCATCCAATTCCCACTTACCACTTAAGTGTGGATATAATTCCCAAAACATTCCAGAACGAACACTTGCTAGATATTCATCTGGTGCGTCAGTTTGTGATTTCAGTTTATTTGAAAGTTCAGTAATTTCTTTCTGAATACTTTCTACCGTTGCCGCCGTGGGTAATCCACTGTATTCACACATTTCCTGTGGTGTACTGAATGCCCGTTCCCAATTATCTGAGAATGTTTTCTGGTCAACACTCAATGGGCGTTGCTTATCACCTTTACCGTTTTCACTCATTTTCAATTCCCCAATCTTTAGCGTCTACCCACACAAGTGGATGATAAGGTATATACAGCGGATTCTGTAAAATCTCTTCCATAGTGTAACCCACTGAACTTGATACTGGATTATTCATGGAGTATCTCCGTAAAATTCAATACTCATTCCTGCTTCAATAAACATACCCACACTACGCATTGCATGTTCGTTCCAACGAGCGTCCTTTGCGCCGGTACCCATATCATATTCTTCCATAACGATTTTTGTAATACCCGAATTAATAATGGCCCGTGCGCAATCCGCACATGGTGTTCCGCATGTCATATACATTGTACATCCCTTCGTAGACACACCAATCCGTGCAGCATTATAAATTGCATTGCGCTCTGCGTGCTCCATCCAATAATACTTTTCAGGACGTTCCTGTCGTTCAGGCCGATAATCGTCAATTCCTCTAGGGAATGAGTTATATCCCGTGGATACAATTTCATTATCCTTGCCGACAATCACAACACCGATTTGGGTTGCTTCATCCTTAGACTTTAATTTGACCGTATGTGCTATCGCACGAAAGTATTCTTGCCAGTTCATAGTTTTGCTTGCTTAAGTTGTTTTTTATCTACGCCATATTTTTCACAGAGTTCCCGTAACCCATCTTTATTCTGTGTGTAGTAAATTTCTAGATAGGTGATTGCTTCCACCTTTGATACTTGATAGTATTTAGCAACTAACTCGACCAACCAGTTTTCATACTTCTCATCTTTAGAACCTTTAATGTATTTATTATATTGTTTCCCACGGGGCAATATGTTCGTAAGAAATTGATAATGTGCCCTATCGGGAATGTTTGGATACTTCTGTAACGCATTCACGATAGGGGCATAATTTACATTCATCGAAAGAAACCGATGCATCATATATCGGGAATACTTATATTTCTTTTTATCCGTATCATTCAACCCATCAAAGAATTGTATAGACTGATCCGTTGTTACGGCGTTCAAAAAATCAAATAACTCGTTTCCTTTTTCAGATACTTCGGCTTTCTTCTTTGGCATATTTAATTACTTTAAGTTTTTGACGGAATCTGCGAGATTATATTCCAATGCTTCTTCTGAACTTAACCAGATATCCTGTGGCGGGAGTAACTTTTCCCGAATTATTTTCTCACTCAACTTCGTACACTTACGATAATGAGCAATCATACGCTTAGTAGTCAAATCAAACTGTCTCTGTGTAGCGATTAGTTCATGTTCCTTCCCATAAGTTCCTGCTGCCCACTGATGTGAGAGGATAGACGTATTCGGTGTAATCAACCGACATCCAGGTTCACCAGCAATAAACGTCATGAGTCCAGCACTTGCAATCACACCCAACCCAATCGTATGAATAGGAATACTACTACCCCGCATCACATCAATCAAGGCAAATGCCGACATTAAATCGCCGCCATAACTGGTAATCATTAGCGTAAGGTTTTCAACCTTATTACTGGTCTGAAAATTACTGTCTAAAATCCACGTAATAACATCCTTTGTAGTACTCGTATTAAATTCACTTGCGAAATAATATACGCCGTGATCGGACAATGATGGTGGACGAGTGTCCATCATAAATCCCTGTAAATCTGGCATGTTGTTTGAAAACATCTTACAGTTCTAACTTCAACTGCGACTTCGCCGGAACGTCAGCGGGGTCTGCAATCTTCACAGGCAAGAACTGCTTGTTAATAAATCCACATGCATTACATGCAAACGTTGGGATGGGAACAATAGCTTCCTTTCCAGTAGGTGATACAAGAGCAGAAACTCTCTTCATCAAAACTACTTCCTGGAATGTATAGTTGCCGCAACTTTCGCATGTAACATCCTGTGCGTTACTTAAATCAATATTCATTGGTTGTTTGCTCATATTATCTCCTCAACTTGTTAAAATGGTATGTAATACTGTTATAAAATTAATTTCTTTATCAATCACTTGACTGTCCCACCGGCACCCGTCTCCAATTGCAATGATTGCTTGTGAAATTTTATTGGGGGCATATTGTTCAACATAATCAAATAATACTCGGTATAATTCGGTAAAGTCTTGAATCTGTGCGTCAGCCACAATCTTTCGAATTTCCGTAACCTTATCCTTCAAAGTCAAATTACTGGTCAGTGCATCCACGACCTTTAGTTTAACATCCTGTCCAATCAGTTCATCAACACTTACTTGCAGTTTTCCATCACGGGATTGTAACTGTGCAGTATTAATAATCTTTCTAATATCTGGATAATATACATTAACAATCTGTGCAATCGTCTTCGTATCGTATTCCACATTCTCATTTTTTAGGATATCTGCCAACTTCTTTGCCACATCCTTCTTACTAGGTGGAGTCAACTTATATACCTGCGTTCGACTCACCAGTGGGTCGATAATTCGTTCCACATAATTTGCCGTCAAAATAAATCGGGTTGATGCCGCATGAGCTTCCATCATATTACGAAGTGCCGGTTGTGCTTCTCGTCCCAAGAAGTCTGCCTCATCCAATACAACAATCTTTAAAGGTGCAAATCCAACGGTTGACGCAAATCCCTTAATCTTATCACGAACCGTATCAATGCCACGTTCGTCAGATGCGTTAATAAACATATAATCACAATCAATGTTCTTAACAAGAATTTTGGCGGCAGTCGTTTTACCAGTTCCAGCAGTTCCGTAAAACAGTAGATGTGGAATATCCTGTGTTTGGATGTATTGTTCCAATTTTGCTTTAATTACATCATTACCGATATAGTTTTCAAGAACATCGGGTCTATACTTTTCTGTCCAAATCGTATGTTCGTTCACACCTTTCTCCATAGCCACACTGGCTCGGCAAAAATTTTATTAACAGAGTTATCTACTCTGTCCATTGTATCGTCTGTCCATTCGTTCGGCGCACTTCCTTGTGTCACGGTTCCTGCTCCAGCACTATTCGGTCGTTTGGACATTTCCATTCCAATTGCACCTAGATATTCAAGACCCAATGATTGTAAATGATCGTTCATAGGATTGGTAATCTCTAACCATCGTTTCTGTCCTTTCCCTGATGTAGAAAACACATCAGCAATGTTTATTGCCATAATACCACCGACTCGCATTGCTGGATAAATATTGGTTAATACTTGATGTAAGAACTTTTCATTCCACTCTTCAATAGACTTATATCGTTTAAAACTCTGAGTATCATCCGTACTATAATGTTCTACATTAAAATATGGTGGTGAAGTGAATACTATGTCAAAGTACTCATTATACTCTGAAAAGTCAACCCCTTCCGCGGGTAATTCATAGAAAGTGGTTCTTTTATCGTTCTCAAAAAAACTACTATGTTTTACATAAAATTCTTTTTGTTTTTCATATAATGGGTGATTATCTGTATTGGGGTCCATACCAACATAATGTTCTGTTGTATTTGCCGCATAGAATCCTGCTAACCTATCTCCCCATCCCATTGAAAAGTCCAATACATTTTTAGATTGAAACATATCGTACAATGACTTTGCTACATTTGGTCTGAACTGTGAGCAAGTATATTTCCGTAGATGCAAACATCCTCGCAATGTAGACTTATCAATACGAGGAACTTTTAACGTGAACAGTGACCCCATGAGACTCACCATTGTACTCTTAGTTCTCCATGTTTTCTCGGGACCAGGCGAACGATTTGAATTTGCTTTCCAACGATTTTCTTGTTGAAAATAATTTGATGCGGCATTGCCAGTATTACTTTTTGAAAATAACATTGGGTTGTTTTCAAACAATAAAGAATAATTGGAATTCTTTGTCCGTGAAAACCATTCCTGTTCTTTAATCCCTTCGTTCCAACGAACACTTTTTAATTGCATATAACTAGTATACGCATCTTCTTCACTGATATCATTGTAGGGAATGGCGTACGTCATGCAAACCGTTGCCATACTTTCTTTGATATCATCTACGGAGAACGTTTTTTTAATATATTGCCATTCGTCCGCACTTATTTCTAAGTACGGAGTCATGGCTAAAAATTTATCGAAATAATTTTGATACATTTATTCTGTTTCGGTTTCAATATCCACTGAATTAGTACGTTTTACTAGTTTCATATTATATTCATTGACCTTTGGTTCTCTAGGAATTCCCTCTTTCAATACCAAATCTTGCTTAAATAACTTAGTATAGGCAATGTGATGATGTGGACGACCATCCTTGTGCATTTCATGGGTTAGAGTAACAATTTTTCCCCAATGCTTCTTTAGTTCATCAAACTTTTTCTGATATCCAGAAGTATTGCCACCTTCATAAATGGTATCCGTGTTTCCACCACGCATGGTACCCGTAGTTTGTTTTCCACTCAATAACGTATTAAAGTTGACTGTGCACAAATCACCAGTGGACAATACTCGTAGAGACAAATCGGTATCTTCGTTGTACGTTCCTCTCCACCGTTCTTCTAATCGGGTGTCCAATAATTCAGAATTGATTAGAATGCAACTATATACTCTTGTGTTTTTTATAAATTGACTACGACCTGGTTCTGTCGCAGGAACAAATGACATATACTGACATCCAACCAATCCCAAGTTTTCATATCGGTCACTGAAATCTTCCATGATTCTGAAAAATACACCGTCTTTAACTTTCTTCTTTAAATTGTTATTCCACCGATAAAATCCAAGAATATTATCATCGACTACCCAATGCTTTTTGTGACCATTCTTAACGGCATGATCCCATACAAAATTTCGAACAGGGATACTACCTCTCTTTAATTCACTAAAGTTTTTAGGAAGTTTTATAATCTTCTTCTTGTCTACCTTTGCAGCATACGAATCGTATTCTGCGGGTTCCACGCATATATAAAAATCAATTCCCATTTCTTCAAGCGTGTCAATGGTAAAGGTTTTTTCCCATCGACCTTTGGTAATTACATATATCGGATACTTTGGGTAAATTTTATGAGTATACGCATACTCATAATCTCTCAATGGATTTTCATTAAGATCATAATGTACATAACGACTTGCGTTATTTTCCTTCAAACCAAACGTCTTATATACTATATTACGTTCCATTTGGTTTTTAACAAACACATTGACTATGCACCGTTCCATCAGATACGGCGACCATACAAATTCGGGCAGATTGAAATAATGTTCGCATTCCAAATCGTACAAATTATGATTTTTATAATCAAATTCATATGAAAGTGTATAATCCCAGAAGTCACCTTCAATAAGCGTATTATTTAAAATGTCAGCAACTTTTTCTTTGTGACTTGTGTGGATTTTAATTATTTCCATATGTTATACCTGTATTAAATAGAAATCTGAACCAGATAATACGTTGATGTATATCCGTTTGCATCAAACTTTACGACCGACAATCCCTTTGAACTAATCTGTAAGGTTCCATTATTGATTTCCTTATTTGCCATAAGAATTTCACGAAGATAATCGGCAGAGAAACTAATAGGCGCCACCTTTGTAGCTACGTCGGTTGCCACCGTAATAGAAATTCTATTGGTGTTATTAGAAGAATGACCAATCACCACTTCGGCAGTCTTATCGTCACCTGAACTCATCACCGTAAATGTTTCCACATCATTCAACGCACCCTTTGCCTTCACGAATGTACCAACGAACTTATCATCCAATAGAATAGTAAAATCTACCGCTGGAAGTTTCTTTAACTCCGGTACTGCGGGAATGACAGTTGCATCAGCAAGTACAAACGTTGCCTTCGTGGAGTTATCCGTCAGATTCAACCCCGTCATCTTACCATTAGCAACACTGGCATTGACTGTAATATTTTCGTCCAGTACACCTAGAATCGACCGAAGTTTCTTGGTGTCGTATACGCCGAATTCACCTTCGGGAAACTTAATCTGCTCTGCCGTAATTTCAACAAGAACATTCTTGTCAGCGGAAATAGTACGCACGGAGAGATTGTCACCGTCTGACTTCAAGGTAACACTCTCACACGAACCACCCAAATTATACTTACTAATAAACTTTTCTAGCTTTGACTTTTCCATAACCGTTACCTATTAATTGTTAATATTGTGTATCTTCATACCACATTTTTGACAGTTTCCCGTCCGTAAATCTTGCAAAATAATCACGCCATACATTGTTGCTATGCATACTCTTATAGAACATAATATCCCCGTGGTAATCTGTCAAGTACTCACGACGATAACTTCCTTCTATTCTCTGTAGATGCCCTTTAAACATATATCCTTCATCTGTTATCCATTCGTTATCCCACCGTTCTTCGTACAATTCACCGTTGGCGGTAATAACATACTTAGCCAGTGCATTTTCAAGTGACTTAGTTTGGTACCATTCATCGGTAATCTCGGTATTACCGGGGAGTATTTGTTCTATTCTAATTTCATCAAACATGCCCATAAACTATCTCCATTTATTAATATTGATGCGTAGTCTTTCCCAATTGAAATGGGGTCCTGGATCAATTTTTCTTCCTCTGGGAATTGCAATATCAGAATGTCCAATAATTACTTTCGATGTAGAATCATTATATCGTGATTGTAATTGCTTTATAAGCCATCCCGCACTATTATATTGTTTTTCTGTATATGCTTCTGGTGGGTCATTTTGTAAACAAATACCAATACTATATTTATTTAATCGAAACATTCCCTTATAATAGGAAATACCTGCGTGTGAGGCTTCATACTTGGGATCGATTAATTTAATGATAGTACCGTCGCGTTGAATATAATAATGATAACTATTTCTTTTTTTAATTAATGTTCGCCGTGTCGATTTATATGAACCACCATCATCATAATGTAATACAATATAATTAGTGGCACCTCTTACTGTTTTCTTTACAGGTAATGGCTTATTTAATAATGTTGGTGCCAACAATTGTGCAATCAATAACATTTTTAGCATATATTTCTCCTATAAGCGGCACCAGGGGAGTCGAACCCCGCATAGATTTCTCTAAGTCCTTGGCTAGCATAGTGTGGTCATAACATTGGGGTAGCAACCCGTCCACTCCTACCGTCGTCCCGCCCGACTGTGGTGCCAAAATATTAATTTTTGGGACGATTTAACATCTTTGATAGTTCACTTTGAAACAATGGTACTACCTTTTGAAGAATACCCTCTACAAAGTCAATCTGTGAGGCACGATATAAATTCTCATCAAATATAACAGAAATATTAATTTTACTAGCAAACGAGTTGGGGTCAAACACTCTCTCAGCTCTATAATCAAACTTCTTTTTTACTTCTCTATTTAAGTTCTCCCAACGAGCGGATAGTTCATCACGTTCTTTGGTCAACTTAGTATTATTTTCTTTGAGTAAGGCATTTTGGGCAAGTGCCCGTTCTAATTTTTCCCATATGAAATTGGTTTCTTGTCCCATTAAAACTCTCCTGGAAAACGGATAGACACCCCGACCGGAAAGATCGGGATGTTATCACGGCTCAGTTCTTGATAGCGAACCGTCAAATATTTACCTACCAATTCCTTACGAGTGTTGAATAGTTCCGCTCGATTGCTCTGAGTGCCTTCTGGACGGCAATTGAAACGGTTACCGTCATCTGTTTCCAAGATGAAAATAGCAAGCCCTGCATCAGAGCCAGCACCATCAACAACATCAACAATACGATATTCTGCATCGACAAAATCCTTGAGTTTAAGTAGTGAATACGAACGCTTACCAATTTCATATTCCATCGACGGATTACGAATCATGGTTCCTTCAAATCCTTCTGACACAAATTGTGTATGCTGTTTATAGACTTCGGTTTCATCCATACACTCCACCGTCTTAACCATAACTACATTTGGTGGGGCGTTATGCATAAGATCAATAATAATCTGCTGACGCATAGCATATGGAAGTTCATTGTCCACGATATCATATACATGATACATGAGTAGAGGTGACAGTTCTGGACGATACTTTTTGATAGCCTTCATGCTTTCCTGCAACAACTGATTATTGGGAAGCATCAGTTCACCATCAAGAATAAATCCACCCGTATCAAACCGAAGGTGCTGAATCACTTCGGGGATAATTTCTTTGTTGCCCCGACTCCGTGCTTCTGTACCGTTGAACAACATACGCATACCATTCAACTTGGGTTGAATATAGGACGGCCATTCCACCTTGTTCATATGATCCTTGAACTTGTGCGCCAACATCGGCATAGGCCAGCTATCTACCTTCTCACCTTCCCGATAGAATCCCTTATCCAACTGCTTCTTGATAATAGCATCGAACTCAAAGAACGCCTGTTCTTCACTGTTACGTTCGTTTGCCCGTCCAATGTTTGTTGGTGCGGCAAAGTACGGTTCAGACGTTTGCTTCTTGGTTTCACGGCCCGTCTTGGTCAACTGATACCATTCGGTCTGTGTGTAGAAATTGGTATCGTCTTGAAGGATATGCAACCGCCAGAACTTACGGTTACCGGCCTTGTTTTCAGAAATGAGCAGGTCACTACTTTTAATGATTTTCATATTAGTTGTTAGATTTGCAGGAACACATGCCCTGACACTTCGGGCAATCACATTCACCATAGGAATAGGCCGTACAGCGGCCTGACAACATCTGGAAGTACTTCATACAGTATTTACACATATTTTGACCTCGGTTGTGGTATACTAGTAATATAATCAATCATACCCAAAAAGTCAAGGGGTATTATACATTATTTATTGGATTTAACATATGCCCCTAGTACAAAGGTAGCGGCAATTAATACCATATTTTTCAATATATATTGACCTTCTAATGTTAATATAAATGGGAAGTATATAAACATTCTTTCTGGGAAAATGATTAATGGCATCCATGCTCCTATCATTTGCGTCCACAATAGGAACAAGGTAGTGCGTTGAAATATATTACATAGAAATCCTATCCCAATCAATGTTTCCCAGACGGCAAGTATTTTAATACTAATATACGATGGAATCATTCCAAAGGTAAGTACATTAATAGTATCAGTTGCTAATGATTCGGCAGGAGATACGTTCGGGAAAAACTTCAAGAACCCAAACCAAAAGAATACAATACCAAGAGATATACGCAAGGTATCTAACGCATATCTCTTAAACAACGGTATTAAGTATTGGTCTAATTTAGAAGGAAAAGAAGTCAGTCGCATTCTGGTTAATTTCTGTTGGGATATTTCCCCACTTAAGAGCAGTATAAAAGTCATCCAACTTATTCCGCAATTCATTTTCAAATAACGCATCGGTATCAATATACTCCGTAATCATATCCACAATTTGCGGAGGGTCTTGATATCCCTTAATTGCCAATGCATCAATGTGCAAAGGATTATCCTTCAGATACACATATTTAATCTTTGCGCCATCGGCAATGGGTTCATATCGTGTTTGAATATTGAAATGCGTCAACAATCTGTTATACACAATTGCTGCCTTAATATGTGCAGGAGTTCCCTTCTTGAATCTATTAATACCACCGCCGCCCTCACCTGCGGCAAATTGACTAATATTATTTGCTGAAGTATTTCGTGCCACTTCCAAATAATGACGAGTTTTAATAGATGTTTTCAACGCAAGAATCTTATCATCTAATTCTTGCTTATCTACTCTACCCAAAATATCCTTCAACATTTGTGTCATGAACTCCCGAAATGCTTTAGGAAACGATGATCTTACGACATCCAATCCCTTTACAACGAGTTTACTGACATTCTGGCGGGTTTCCAAGTCATATACCTTATCCAACGCATATCGTTTCTTGGCGACCCAGAATCCCGTCTTGGCGACACTTTCTCCCTTAATGTGGAACTTATGACTATCACAATTGAACATACGCTTTGCCATAGAATTATAAAATGTATTCAACGTACTTTCCATTTCATAGGCAATATTAATCGTAGAAGTAAGGTCATCTGTACTTCCTTCAACAAACAATGGTTTTGCTGGGAAGTATACCGAGTCAGTGTCAACATATACACAATGATCTTTCTGTTCACCCGTTGCCTTTTCATACTTCTTATTGATAAACTTTGCAGTAGTCTTAATTACATCTTGTCCCGTCAAAGTTACTGCTGCAGCATTGTCAACGTCATAGAAACGGAATACGGGCAATCCCAACACACCATACAATGAATTCAAGAAAATCTTCTGAATGTGCTGACGCTGGTCGTAATATGCTGCTTGGACCTTATCACCTTCATTTGTATACTTCTTCATAAGATTCTTATATTCTACACGTTTGGCAAACCATTCTTCTAATACCTCTGGAATGATTCCTTTGGCAGTCGTAGTGTATAATACACCGTTAGATGCAATCGTAAGATTATTTTCTGTTAGGAAATTAACAAATGCGTCATATTCCAATTCCACCGTCGTATCATTACCCATTTCTTGTACAACATAGGCAACAATTTCTTTACGGAAATGTTTTTCCATATCAAAGTTCAAGACCTTAGCAATCTTGGTTTCTGGACTGATATTGAGGCTCATAATAATCGATGGATATAGCGATTGTAAGTCCAATGAATAAATCCAATCATACAATCCAGGTACAGGTTCTTGAACATATGCCCCCGCAAACCCTTCTTCTCCACGATCCAATGCCTCCATCTTTTCCTTGCTATCCTTTGGTTTATCGGTCACGATAATTCCCTTACGATGTAGATAGGTAACGATAGTTCCTTCAAGGAATCTGGAACTCATACCATAATCCTCATACGGCACATGTCCAATGTGACAAATACCACGCACCAAATCGATCAGATTCAGTTTCTTATCTAGATCAACAATAATGCGCACGTCCTGTAAGTTATACTCAATGAATTTATCCAAATCATCTCGGAACAAATCATCAAGAGAACCTTCGTAGTCTACCTTGCCCATACCCACTTCCAATCGTCCAATCGTATCAAGACGATAGTTGGGTTGTTGGGTATATGTGAACTTCTTATACAGGTCCAAATAATCCAACGACGATACGCCAGCAATTTTATATCGTTCCATGCGTTCAGAATACTTTACTCGACCAATAGGACTCAATCGATTTGCCGTACCTTTTCCACATACTTGACGAATACGATTATACAGATAGGGCACATCAAATCCGTTACTGTTCCATCCACTGATAATGGTTGGACAGATTTGTTCATATGAATTAATAAACTTATGGAGTAGGTCTACCTCATCGGCACAAAAGTGTACGGTTGCTTCGTCCGATTCACGGTCAGTATACAACTGGCGTTTATCCAACACAAAGACTTCATACTTCTTTACAAGAGGATCATATAACGCAATCGATGTAATTTCATTGTTTGGATTCTCAGTATTGGGAATGCCATTTTCCATTGACACCTCAATGTCAAAGAATAATGTGATATTTCCCTCAGACGAGGTATCTTCGTTTAGATATAAATCAGTTAGTACGCGAGTTTCCTTTGGAAGATCGCTCTCAAATACATTAGGATTTCCACGAATGAAACGTCTCGTTTTACTGAGGCGTTCTCCCGTCATACTGATATATTTACCCTTGGGGTCACGAACATATGCGTAATTAAAGTCGGAGAGCGGGAGTGTAATAAGTCCCTGTGCATCATCCCAAATATAAACTGTTTGTTCGTCGGACGTTGAATCGATAAAAATATTTTGATACGCCATGTAACCTCTTAAATGAGAAGAACTATCTTAAGTATATATCACCACGGTACTTATGTCAAGTCCCTGTGGAACCAAATCCACCAGTTCCTCGTTCGTCCGCCGACACTAATTCATCTACTTCTTCGACTTTGAAGTTTACGGTGGGGATGAGAATAAGTTGTGCAATCTTTTCTCCAACCATAATACGTTCATATCCATCCGTGGAGTTATGTAAGGCAATCATTATTTCTCCGATATATCCATTATCAATTACACCGGCCACCACGAATAAATTTCGTTTAGTAGCAACTGATGAACGGTCCCGAAGCAATCCACCATATCCCTCTGGGAACTGGATGGCAATGCCTGTAGATACTAACTTTGTCTGTCCTGCCATCAAAACCACTTCCTCGGAGGCATACAAATCATACCCCAAATCACCTGCATGTGCCTTATGTGGCAATACTGAGTTTTCTGATAACCTTTTAGCTTTCATTTATACTGTCTCCTGAAGTTTCTTTAGTGTTTCGTACATAGCATCCTGAATAAATCCTTTCATAGTTTCCTCGTCTCCACCGCCAACTTTTTCAATTATTTGTTGACTACGACAAAATACCTTGAAATGTGGGACTCCTTGAATTCCCCATGTTTCATTACAATAAATTTTTTGTTTTTCTGGCGCCCATGCATTTATCTTAAAGAATTGAATATGTGCGCCTTTTTCTTTATAAAAATTAGCAACCGTTTCGTAGTTCGGCATCGTTGCCTTACATGGCCCACACGTTTCTCCATAAAACATAATAACATACATATCATTATATGTTTCTAATGAAACTCCGTTGGTCATTTCTTTCATGGTAATTTCAGTAACCATATTTTCCTCACTTAATATAACGTTTTAATGCTGCTTTTATATCCTTAATATTATTATTAATTTCATGTTCCCAGAAATATAATACTTTATAACCCAGTTGTTCCAACTCACGCTTTCGTTTTTCGTCACGTTTCCAAATTTCTGCTGCAGTTTTTTTCTTTCCACGATTGTAATAATCTGCGGAATATCTGGCTGGATTACAGTGCCAATAATCTCCGTAACATTCTATAATATACTTCCCATCAATCAAAAAGTCAACATTGTAATTATTAATTGAAGTTTGTGATTCATATGGAAGATTCATTGAATGCAATAAACTCATGATTTTTTGTTCAATTGCATTCAACGAACTTTTTTCCTTTTTTACTTCCTTTTTACGCCCCATCTCTCGCTGCATTAATGGCGGCAATATACTTTTGTTTTGCTTGTACTCCTACAAATTTTTCAATTAGTACATTATCCTTTTCAATGATAACGGTGGGAACGGTTCGAATAGAATATAACTGTGCAATAGACGGCTTCTCTTCTACGTCGATGGAAATAAATGTTGCATCGGGAGTCATGTCCTCTAGCTCCCGAAATACAGGAGCTAGAGCCTTACATGGACCACACCACGGTGCGCTGAATTTAGTGATAGTAATCATACGACTTCACACCCGCCGCCACCACAGGCAACTTCACCCGATAAATCAGTTGCATCATCTAATTCAACAACCTGACTTAAATCAATGTTATGCAGGTTATTTACCAACTGGTCATACTCTTCTTTAGTGCAATCGGTAAAAGGAGCTTGAATATAAGAGCCACCATCATAGGGCAGAACACTTAACGCGGTAAAATTTTCCTTATTCGCCCACATCCATTCTCCGACTTCTTCCCATTCATTTGGTTTAATCGTAACGGTAACAGATACGTTGTTCTTATTTTCGCCCTTACGATGACCGGGCTTCACCCATTCCTTCCATACCTTACTGACACGGGCAAGAAGGTCTAGTGCGGTTTCCTGACGAGTTACAGCCCCTACTGGAGCCTTCTGTGGAACAGAGATAACAGCCTGTTGATTTGGCTTGAAGTATTCATCTTCCAATAGTTCTGGATGATTGATTAGTAAATACGTATAAATGCTTTCGTTCTTACCCACGCGGATACGACGAATATAATAATCATTGTGCCACGCATGAATGCCCGACGAGGAACCTAACACTAGTGACGAAGTACCACTAGGCTTGACGGTTGTTGTACGAGCGGCCTTATTGATACCAATCATTCCAGCAACTCGTTCGTTCTCTGCCTTCACCACATTTGCTGCTTCCTTCATATCCAACTTCAATACTACCCCAGACGCAATACCCGTCATACCGACACCAATCAATGCCTCACGTTCGGTGGTACGTTTCCAGATATCACGAAGATAATGGAAATTGGTATAACTTGCCTGCAACGTTCCGATAAATGCCGCTGCCTTTGCACGGGCGTTATAATCGTCTTGGTCAATAATATCCGATGCATTAATTTCACAGAGATTACAGAACTGGAACGGACGAAGTGAAATTTCAGCACATGGATTCAATCCCCATGCCGCATCATTCGTAAAGAAGAATCCGGGTTCACCAGAACCACTCAATTCAATCTTCTTCCACAAGTCAAGGAAGATTTCCTTTTCAATCTTATGACGAACAATCACCGCAGAATTATTTGCACGACCACGCTGTGCTTCATTCTCCCACCAGTTGCCGAACTTACAGGTTAGCATATCGTCGTCGTCCAAATCAAACAACGCAATCATTGCCGACCGACGAATACCACCAGACAATACTGCATCTGCGATATAACACATAATGTCATGCACTTCCAGTGTGGTGAGTTGTTCACCATTATTCTTACGGTCCAATACCTTTTGAATATTGTGAAGGCAATCCTTCAACGGTTCAGCGCCTGGCGCCTTCCCGCCGGCCGTAATCAACATTGCACCCTTTGGACGAATGTCACGGAAATCAAACAACGGATATGCTTTGCCCTTCATATATGCGGTCACCAACACCTTCACGGCGTCCGCCCATCCTTCGATGCTATCCGCAACAAGGTAACGACGAGACTTAGTAGGCTTATTAATTTCTGGGAGTTTTTCTACGTGCTGACGTTGCACGGAATACCCGACACCAGTTCCCGACAACAATAGGAACATAATTTCACTGAATGCATCACTATGGTCTACGGGAAGAAAGCAACAATTGTATAAACGAGTATTGTTTAAATCAACTGGCTTTCCCGCAAACTGTAAGGAACGCATTGACGGGAGAATTTTCTTATCATATACAAATTTATATGCGGCATCAATTTCCTCTTTTAACTGAGGGAACTTCTCTAGATGCATGTTTTTGTTTCTATCAACTAACTCTGTCCACGTTTCTCTACGTTGCTTGTCTGGTACGTACTTTGAGTATTTCATAAAAGTCGTAATGTCCGACAATAATTTTGATTCTAGCTGCATTTCGGGCAATCTCCGAGCGGTTTAGGTTCATTGGTTCTAATAATTATCACTCACTCTTCTGAAAAATCATCGTGGAGTTCAGATAATTTCTTTGCAAGAGTCTTTTTCAACATACCTTCTCCCGCCTGCATTTGCTTCTTCAACAGAATGCCCTTGGAAGAATTTTCATCATAAATTTCAATCTTTCCAAGACCAGTGTTCATATATACGGGCAACGTAACACCATCAACACCGAATCGATTCTTCATAACGTGCGCACGGCCCGTGTGATTTGCTTTATCTTCCAGTTTCCGCGACAATGAAATCACCAAGTCGGCGGTCATAATTTTCTGATAGGATTCAGCAATCTTATCGGCCTGAATAACTTCATCTTGAATACTACTGCGTTGGGTCTGTGAAGCAGTCCAACATGGAATTCCCATTTCACCAGACATACCACGAATTTCTTCGTAGATTGCTCCAAGTTCTTGGTGTCGAGCGTCAACACGATCCACTGATCGCATAAGGTCTGCGTAATCAATCAACATCAAATCGGGCTTCAGTTTATTACTGATCAGATGGTCAATGTGTGCCCGAATGGTATGAACCGTAATAGAACGTGCTGGATAATACTTAATGATAATATCACCCGTTACACCCTCTACTGCGTCACGAACCATCTGAGGATGCTGTGGAACATTTCCAGGTTCAATACCAGTAAAGATGGTATCATATCGAAGTCCAACATAATTCTCGTTCAACTCCAAGGTATAATACACCACACGTTTTCCGGCCTTTGCTGCGTTTGCTCCAAGTGTAGCAAGTGCCCAACTCTTACCAATACCAGACGGTGCGGCAATAACACCCAGTTCACCAGCACCCAATCCACCGCCAATCAATTGGTCAATAGAATCCCATCCCGTAGGAACTACGATACGAGAAGTACCAGATAGTCGAATACCAATATCCTCTCTCCAATTATGACCAATATTACGAGGTTGACCAGCCTTCATTGCCCCATCAATCAAACTCTTAATTTCACCATACTGTCCCATCTGCAGCAAATCGACAGAACGAATAATAGCAGATTTAATTGCTTGATTTTTTGCAAAGTCTAGAAAACTATCACGAATATATTCCAAATCATCGTCATTCTTTCGTTGGAATGCCGCTCTCAACTGGTCTTTAATGGCAATCTTTAACACATCATCATTAACCACATCCAACTTCACCTTAAATACTTCTAGCGTGGGTAACGCCTTATAATCGGCAAAATAATCTATGGTCGTATCAACAATCCACTGACCCGCATTGGATTCAAAGAATTTAGGATTTAATACATCAAGTGATTGCTGTAAAAATTCCGTGGACGACAACAAACTCGCCAATACTTTCGCCTGAAATGTTGGTCCGTATTTTGCGAGATTGTCTACTATCGTATCATGCTGTGTTGTCATTATTAAATCTGCTAAGAGGAATAAAATTCTGCGATAACCAACTATCGTAGTTGGGGAATGCTTGTAGTAATCTAGACTTCATCATCAACTTTGTCAAGTCTACCTTCCGCAATGAGGCTTGTGTCGTCTGGAATCTATTGACTACCTTCATTTTAGCATCAATCGACATGATACTTTCGTGGAGATTCATTAATGTAATATTTCGTTCAACTATATCTTCATTATTCAGAATATTCTCAATCATCTTGGGAACCTTCTTTATATTTGCATATTTATTGCGAATCATGTCTACCGAAATTTCTGCTGTTGGGTCTGCAATTTCTGGTACATACTTTTTCAAGGTAGCTTCCCCAACACCCTTCACTCCATCAATATTATCACTCTTATCACCATTTAAGGCACGGAAGAAGTGAAAGTGTTTTGGATGAATACCGTAATCTTCCAAAATTACTTGGTCACTAAATGTTTTCTTCTTGATAGGATTATATACCTTAATATTTTCTGAGGCAAGTTGGAAGAAATCCTTGTCGGTGGAATAAATAATACTATCTCCACCTTCCGCAGTAACCAACTGCGATAGATATGCAATCACATCATCTGCTTCTACATTGTCTAATGCAAAAATAGTAACGGGCAAACATTCCAGCATTTCAACCAGCGACACCAACTGCCATTTCATATTTTCTTTTTCTTGTTCGTCCGTCGTTAGATCATAACTCCGATTCAATCGAACCGGAGGTTTGCGATTTGCCTTATACTGCGGGTAAATCTTTCTACGACTTTGGCTCCCACCCTTTCCATCAAAAACAATGATGGTCCGGGTGGGCTTGAACGTGCGAATAGCAAGTCCCAAACTCTTAAAGAATCCAATCATACCACCGATGTGATTGCCATCTTCATCCATTGAAGGAACTGCTGAATATGATCGGATGAATAGGTTCATAGCATCAACCAACAATACCCGACTGTTATATGTCATGCCTTGCGGGTCTTCTTCAAACTTCATATTGTGAAAAATATCTTGCAGATTAGCCATGTAGGATTTCTTTATTGGTTGTTGTAATAGTAGGCGGACAGTTACGAGTATGTGTTTGTGTGCCACCAGTTGTCCATGTGCCCATCAAGTTTGGTGGATTAACTGTGTAGGTGTGCACAACCTCCCCGTCACGCTTTAAGGGTCCGGTGGGTTTCAACTGAACCTGAGACTCTGTTTGCATTAACAACCGACGAAGTTCTAATTCGAAATCGTCGCGGTACTGCCCAATAGTGGCGGAGCTACTGTCCCATGACTTATCATACGCAGACAATGCAATCTGTACAATATCTTCTGGATTATTCATCTTCAGTTGCCGCCATAATACTTACATCTTCAGGATCAAATTCACTCTGATACTTCATAATCAGTGAATCACAAATCTCACTGTAGAGTACTTGCTTCCGAATAGGATCTGCATCTAAGAACCCTTGAAAGTCCTTGGATTGAAACTTCGTTTCTTCTCCCGTAATAGGATCGACATACGCATACCATGCGCCGGCCTGCTTGATCATTTTGTTTTCCTTCAACACCTTCAACCAACTACCCAAATCGTCAATACCACGATTAAAGTAAATTTCAAATTCTGCCGTGCGATGCGGCGGTCCAAGACGATTCTTGACAACATTTGCCTTCACCTTCACACCAATCACATCACCACTGGAATTACTAATCTTACCGAGCAACGACAATCGAAGACGAGTTGATGCATGGAACGCAATTGCCTTACCACCCGAAGTCGTCCACGGATCAGAGAATGCCATTGCATTCATCTTCTGACGAAGCTGATTGGTGAACACCAGTGCAATCCGTTCACGGCCCAACAATCCCGTAATCTTACGCATTGCCTTACTGATAATAATTGCCTTATCAGTTGCATATCCATCCTTCCCGAAGTCTGCTTCCATTTCCTTCTTGGTGGATGCGGCAGCAACGGAGTCTACCACGATGGTAACCAACTTATCCCGTTTCTTGGGGTCTTTACGCACTTCTTCAATAATGGTCGTAATTGCATCGAAGATTTCTTCAACCGTCTGCAACTGGACATATACCAACTTATTCATATCGATGCCGACTGCCTTAAAGAACTCCGCATTGACTGCGGTTTCGGTGTCAATAAGAACCCCTACCCCACCCCTTTTCTGCGTGTTTGCAATCATCTGTGCCCCTATTAGCGACTTACCAGACCCCTCCAACCCAGTAAGTTCGGTAATACGTCCAACAGCAATTCCCCCGTTCGGACGGTTACTAATTGCCACATCCAACATGGTTGCGCCCGTTGAAATGAAATCAGTAAAATCGGTTGGCGTTGATTCTCGTCCATCAAGGAAGAAAGCAACTTGGTCACTATCTTTGTTCATCTTATTCAAGGAGATTGCAATAAGTTGTGCCAACTCATCACGATCTGGTTCTTGAATAACCTTCTTATCTGTTTTTGCCATAATAGTTTCCTATAGTATAATAACGTGAATGACCCACTATGTAAATATAGTGGGTCATCCAAGTAAAGTCAAGTGATGTTAGTTAAATACTTCGTCAAACTCGTCAATCATATCCTTGACTGACGTTGACTTAAGTTCTGCTGACTTAGCTGCCGTGGGTGAGGTGGGCTTTGTAGTAACTTCTTCCTTCACTGGAGCAGCAGTGGGAGGAGTCTTGGCCGAATCTGGGTCGAGGTATCGTTCCAGAGCAACCTTCAATTCTTCGTATGAGGGTTCCTTGAAAATTGAACGAATGTCGGGCTGATCGGTGAGAAGCTTCTGAATCTTATCTGCAGAATCCGCAAGTGGCGTCTGATTCGGCTTAGGACGAACCATCGTCTTTGCAAAGTTGGTGTCACTCTTTTCCTGCGGGATATATTCTACCACAATGTCACGGCCGTTCTGTACGTCAGTGATATCGCCGTAATCGGGGTCAGAGATAATAGACAACAGTTCGGTATATACAATCTTACCAAACGACATGAAACGAACGCCCTTATCTTCTTCACCACGAACAATGATCGGAACGAATGTACGAAGCTTTGGACGGAACGGACGTGCCTGCTGCCAATCATCCTTAGAACCACCTGCCTGCAGTGCGTCTGCAAATTCTACGATGGGGTCACGGTTGCCGTTTGAGGTAGGAGAAAGATGCGTCTTATTACCGAGATAATGAAAATATAGTTCAACGAACGGATTTTCCTTGTTATCCTTCCACGGAACAATACGAATAACCGTCTTACCTTCCGTGGGCTTCCATAGCGCATCGCTACGGTCGTTCTGACGAGTGAACTGGTTGAGCTTAGACTTGAGTGCTGAAATGTTAATTCCCATACGTGTGTACCTCTTAGAGTTTAGAATGTTTTGTTTAGTGAGTGTATTGCCCACTTTGTAAAGGTAGTGGGCGAACCTTAGTTTGTCAAGGGGGTATTATTATAATTCTATGATATCGGATAATTTAGTATTAACTACTTTAAGTTTACCGTATGCGGTAACCAATACAGAATTTTTTAATTCATCCCAATTAATTCGAAATGATTTATCTAACACGCCATTGTTTTTCAATTCAATCAATTTATTAATTGCATTAATTGTGTAAATTGTATTTGTTTGTTTTTTTCTATGCACAGAAATTGTTGACGCAGGTGGTAATACATTTGAATGTGTTTTTGTAATATTATATGTTAATACCAATTGATTAGCATCTTCTATATTTTCTAATAGATATAATTTATTAAATACTAATACATACGAATTTTTTATAATATCAATGGTGGCGTCTAACTCATCTACGGATGTGAACGTACACAGTAATTGCGTTTCAGTATTCATATATAACATCCATTAAGGGTATAACAGTATTAATAAATATTATAAATAAACGTCAAACGACCGTCAAACAATAGATATTTTACTCCGAAATTGCTCTTCCTTTCAACATCTCCCAATCTTTCTCTGGACGGTCGATTGTAATATTTCTTGTCCATGCCGCATCTAATACCGGAGTGGGTACATTAAGTTCTCGCGCTACATGACGAATTGCTGAAATATCTTTGGGAAAACACGTACCGCCAAATCCATTATGACCGTCTGGTCCTGGTACTTGCCAGTGCGATTTACCCATACGAGAATCTTCTCGTACTGTATGTTGCATGGTTTGCCAATCAACTCCAAGTGCATTAGCAATATTTTCCATTTCATTTGCAAATGCTACCTTGGTGGCAAGAAATGTATTACATACATACTTATACAATTCAGCTTCTTTTGCACTCACAACCTGTGCATATTTAACGGAGTTTACAACACTTTTAATTTCGTCTAGCACATCGTGTACCGCACCATCAAACTGTCGGCCGGCACAATGTCCCAATAACATAACGTCTTGATTTAAATAATCATTTTTATAATTTGCTTCCGTTAAAAACTCCGGATTAAACATTATAGCATGTCGTGACGGATTTGTTTCTTGTAATCTATTGGTCGTATTAGGTGGCACCGTGGACTTGATAATTATTATCTTTGGAATCTCACTTTTACAAATATCGTTTACTACCGATTCAACAATAGATGTATCACATTCACCAGTAGATTTCATTGGCGTTGGAACGGCAACATATATTAGATCGACCAACCCTACCAATTCTTGTAGAGATTTACATGACGGATTTGTTGCGGGATTTAAATCAAATGTATGCACTGTTCGATGCTTTAAGGTATATGCATTTAATACAGCACCGCCAACATATCCTAACCCAACTATTCCTATTGTAAAACTCATAACCTTATCTCCTTAATATTATTGTATGTAGTTCCAGAATACACACGTACTGGGAATTTTTTGTTTTCTTCTAAAATATCTTGTATCTGATGCAGGATATTGATGTCCATAGTTTGCATATCCAACAGTATACTGTCATATGTATACAACACCAAATGATTTGTTGTATTTTTTATGAGATTAATAATACGAGTTAATTTTGGAAGTGTTCTCACCATTTCTAATGATTGTACATAATAATTAAACAGTTTATTTGCACTGGGCGTGTCCACATTTACCGTGATGCCACTTGGTAGTGTTATCGAAGTTGCAGACGTATATTGTTTTCTATGTTGATGAATCTTTTCAAACAATTCAAAATTATAGGTTTCGGTACTTGAGCCATACATGACTTCAAAGGTTCGTCGTTTACTTTCCGTATACATGTCTTCGGTAATGTCCGACGTATTAAAGTAGACCTTCGCAAGTTCGGTATGAATGGATTGTTCACTGGGTAATATTACTCCCAGTTCATTTGCCATCAATCTTAGATGATATGCTTCAAAGTCCATTTGTACCAGTGACCCAGACGGATATCTACTAATGAAACTATCACGGGAACCATCCGACTTATTTAATGCGGCAAAGTTTATCCCTCCAAATCTATTACTCGGACGACCTGTAGCAGTGTATGGATTATATTCTGTATACACCATATTATCTTTGAACGCACGTTTTGCATCGGATGAAAAATGTTGTGATAATAATGTTCTGTCTACGCACAGTCCCGCAGATTCAATATCCTTCAATGTAGACAACAATTCGTACATATACTCGTATTGTGACGGATCATATAATGAAAAGTATAAAATAAATTTATGTAGTATCGTATTATACTTTTCACCAATTGAACCCCATGTTGTTAATGGAATAATTCTATTTACGTGACGCATATTGTGAAACATGTTGTGTGTTTCACGAATATACGAGGTAAATATATCTTCTAATGGTGGGATGGTCATTTGATGAATATACGCAATTGCTGATACGTCCATACATGGTGTATTCATTACTTTACTGTTTGCCGTAAAACACAGTGCATTTCCAACCGGCACTTCAAATTGCGGCGCATCATCATGTGAAATGGATACAGTAAAACTTTCACCGTCCATGAATGTTATGCACATGCACAACAATTCATTTTCCATAACATGGTAATATACATCACGAAAAATCGGGGTGCAAATATGCACTTCCCGATCCATTCGTAGCTTCAACTCGTTATATTGTTCGTAACTATTAATAACCATTTATACCTCTTCGGCGAACCAATACTCCAGATAACTTGTAATATACTTCAAGAGGCCACCAAAAGTCAAGTCCACCTCTGATACAACTGTACGATTAGTATCTTCTACTCCGTACACATATATTCCATTATTTTTTTGAAATGTCTGTTTTTTCCCCACAATTTGCCATTTTATTTTTGCCGTAACAAACCGTGGATTTTCTGTAAATTCTTCATATTGACTATTATCTACCTCAACAATAAAATTTTTATCGGTAACTTGTCGTACAAAATATCGTATAATAAATCCATTCTTCGCATCGGGCTGGGTAACAATAGGTAATGACTGTGTAGGCATTTCATCTAAAATACGAGTTAACCGTTGTTCATCGGTTTTATAAAGTTTCTGTAATAATGTCGTATCTATCATGGCAATGTCTGTGTTGCGGTGGGTATGGCACTAAACTCACTCTTTGCAATAGCTTCTTTCCATTTTTTCCCAAGATAATTAAATCGTGCATGTATTTTGGTAGTCCAACCGTCAGTACCGATATTATCTTCAATGCTGATTATTTGGAATGCCCCAAACGCTTTATAGAACGTAGGAATTCTATCAATCCAAAATAATTCTCCTACACGTAATCCAGAAACGCCCGGCATAGTTAAATCTGCACTAATACTTAATGCACCAGGTGACGCACCAAACGCATTTGCATCTGCTCCGTTAGCGGTGTCGGCCATAGCAGCAACCATGTACTCAGGAAACACTTCTATATATCTGAATAAACTTTGTAATCCAAAAAATTCTCGTTGTTTATCTTCGATTGTTTTATTAATTTCTTGTAATTTTGCAGTTGATTGATTTAATAACGATTGTTGTTTTGCACACTCATTACACTGCGCATCGGTTGGTCGATTTGCAGCAGTAGCTGCTTCGTTGGTAGGACCGGTAGTTGGGTCGGGGATTACTACCGCATTCCATTCTATGTGGATGTGGTTACCTGGAGCAACATTAAACTCATCACGAATTTCATATCCATTGTATGTAAAGTTACGAGCACTTGCGCCGGTCTTTCCCCAATATTGTAATATTTGTTCAGCATTTGTGGGATTGTGTACTGGTATATCTATAGCTTGATTCGTATAATGTGCAGAACCATTCGAATGTACTCCAACCTCATTATATCCCTTTTCTCCAAATATGTTATTCTGCGTTACCTTAAATTCATTTGCGTGAAGGACTCCCTTAGCGTCTGGTAGGTTAGTCCATGTTGCCGCTTTAGCAATATACGCATTTATATCTGTCCGTACTTGGTCCACTGTCTTTGGTGCAGCGCCCGGTACTGGGTCACGAGTATCGCCATACTTTCCACTTGTAAGTGGAATACATTTATTACATATGTCGTTATTCTTGTCAAGATATCCCTTCGCCAATGTTTGTACTGCTGCCAAATCTGTATTTTTATCGAACGTCACCGCTGCTAAATCTGTACCATTTGCTTTATTTGAAGTACCGGCAGTTTGTGCAGTTGTTTGTGTATTTGCGTCACCACATATTCCGTTTGCTTTTAACATGGCGTCACGTTCAGTTTTTGGTAGTACCGTCAAATCTGGTCCTTGTACAAACGCACTATATCTTTTATTGTCGCCCGTGCCTACCGTGCCCATCAATGAAGTAATTGCAAACATTTCGCGCATTGCATCGTATGGACTAGATATTTTTGGAGATTTTGCATAATCAACATCTTCTGCCTTCACCGGTGCGTTAGCAGCAACTGTTTCTGCTTTTATTTCTTCAGTGGTCTTACCGGTATTTGCTACATTTTGCATATCGGCAGGTTGCACTAATCCCAATGTAGCAATTTGCGAGAACATTAATTTCGGTAACGACAAATCTACCGAACAATCAATTAGTTCCGATCCCACCAACTGCCCAAGTTCATTTACTCGTACATATTTGTTGAATACATGAACGTCATTTATAAACTTAGACACCGCTCTATCTGAACTATCACGGAAGTTAGAATCCACCACCATATAACTATATGGATGTCCCGAGCCGGTTATTGGATGAGCAATATCCAACGTTAATTGCCAATAGTTTAACGTTGCGGCATTCATACGTTCTAATAAATTCGTAATACCACGCAGTATGGTATTACCGCTCAGCATACTTTCTATGATGGCTTTATGATTTAACCATACTCCTGCACTTAATAATCCCCGGTCTTTCTTATCAGCAACGTCCTTAACCTTGGAAATAGAGTTTTCAAATAATGTTTTCCCAGCGGTATCTTCGGTGGGGTCACCGTTATAAAATCGTTTTGTTTGGTCATTTTTTGCATAAAATATGCCATCCGATCCCGGTGGTTTATATTGTGGATTCTTTTCTGCTGCTTGTGCTGCTTTTTCATTCACAATAATCATAGTACCAGGATTAACCGACCGCAAAAATTCATTCATACCAACAAAAGATTCCATTGGATCGTCAATATATGGTTTTTTGCCTAAGTTGGTATTTGATCGATTTTCATCGGTTGCATAGGGTAATAATATTCCAAGTTTATCCAATTCAGATTGTTGTAATACGGATGAGAAAATAGATTTAATGTCTTTATTTATTATTACATTAACAAAAAATCTCCATGTCACAAAGTATGCATCTTCAGTAAATCCATCAGAGTTTTGATTGACATTTGGGTTCGGGTCAGTTGGCGTAGGTTCTCCTGCCGTTTTATTTCCATGTGGAATAAATTGTACGTGACTTTTCCACTCTCCATTACCGTTCATGGTATTATCTAATGTGGTTTTAAAATTTTTACCTCCCGTCGTAGTATCAGAAAAATATGAAAATACACTATTAGTATCACGGGAACAAAAATATCTTGCCGATGGGTCTTTTGCAGGAGTTACGGTATTTTTTGTGGAGTATGCCCACGCATCTTCTGATGGTCCTACAATTTTTACCGTGCAATTAAATGACCCATCAGAATTGGATTTAACACTAAAATTTGCAACTCGACCAAACATCCACATATATTGGCCTTCTGATTTGTACGCATACTCATTAAGAATTTCTTCCAACCCAATTTGATTCATGGACAACTTTGCAAGCAACTGCTTTAATTTAGGTCTATCGTGCCACGGAAACAAATAATCGGCAACGTTTGCACGTTCACCAATGCTCGGTGATAATTCTGGTGCAAACTGTTGCCCCCATTCCAATACCATCCCCACACCAGGTACTAAAAATGTTTTATGTAATGTTTCCAATTGAGATAACGACGGCACCGAAATTTCTAATTGTCCATGTGCCAACAACCCATTTTTATTTAGTCCAATAGTTACTTTCGTAATACCGGGCGGCGGAATTCGTATAAACTCGTTAGTACTAAATGTGTTAGCTTTCAAATCAAATATACGAGAATTCATTACATTTTTGTTCGATGCATATACGCGTGCATTAGTACCTTTTTCAGTGTACGTATACCCGACTAATGGCATATCTCCATCAACCGATGAATATATATCCTCATATTTTACATCTTCATTAAACGCATGTAACCCCAACGTAAATCCAATATTACCGTCACCCATATCGATTTTACTTAAATCAAGTGTCGTTGTTGCTTTTATGAACGGCATGGCAACTTGTACGGTATTATTTAATTCAGACCGTGCATCTAAAATACGTCGTATATTTTTATTTATAACTTTGTAGTCAAAAGACCCTTTATCGTGTGCCATATGCGTTTAATAGTTTTGAGGTATAGTAATAACTGTTCCCGGTTTAATAAATATAGACCCATTAAGTCCATTGTTCGCATTTGCAATAACATACCACAAAGTTGCCGACCCCAAATATTTGTATGCAAGTGTATCCCATCTATCACCCATACGTGCTTTATATGTATATTCTACTTGGTCTTCTATGGGGTCAACAGGTATTGCGGAGGAATAATATCGTTTCCCTTCGTCGGTTCTTTTTACAATAATATTACGTTGGTATTTTAGCATAGTTTATATCACGGGTCAATGGGACGGCCGGCTTCATCAATTCTTTCTCCGGCGGAAATTCTTTCTGCAATAGTTCGTGAGTCTTCATAAGTTACACCCAGACGGCTATCTACCTCAACCTCGATTGCGGCAGCAGCCATTGGCGCATCTTCTTTGGAGTTTGTTGTTTTACTTTTCGGGGCAGGAACTGGAATTGTTGGGGAGAATCCTTTCATAGGCGTTCCTGGAGTACCGTCCGTATTAATACCACCATCCGTTATTCCATAGAATGGTGAATCGGCAATTCGTGTTGCCTTTTCTATCAAGATAAATTTAATATCCATTTGTGCTGCAATTGGTACTTGTTTTCCAGTATCAAGTTCCCATGATTCAGAAAGTTCAGTAAAATTAGTACTTAGACTAGTAACATATCCAGGTTGATTTACGTAAACATTACCGATAGTCAATCGTGTAATATTAGGTTGCATAATTCCTTGATTAAATCCATACGGAAATACCAATCCAGTTAAATAGTTAATACGTCTCCACACTATATCCAGTTCATCTCTGGAAAATGCAACAATTCCAAGTTTAAATGAAATTTCTCGTTGAACTCCGACATAGTTAACAAATTTTTCCATACGACCAATATATTGATATGCTTTATACTCAGGTGTAGCAGATTGTTGTAAATCTTTAATATATGCTCTAAACTGTACTGGTGAATCTTTACCCATTGCAAATGAAACTACAATTGCATCTTCAAATGTATGATTAATTGGTTTATATGCTTCTTGTACTTTAGCAAACTTAGAATTTATTTCTTTATTGGATGGGTCTTTAATATATGAAAGTTTTTTATTTTTTTTATTCGGTGTACGAGTTACAATGGATGTTCGTGGCCCATCTTTTGCATCGCCTGGGTCTGACCGTGTTAATCCATCTGGGGACTCAAAATATTTAATAAACGGTACGGTGTCGAATTCATTTTTAAAAAACTTTGTATATTCTGTGTGGTAAATAGTATTGGCAACAACTGTCGCATTAACAATACTATTTAATTCGGGCCGTGATTGCTTCCATCCAGATGAATTTGCCGGTGTACCATATCCAAACTTATCGCCAATATTTCTTTTTTGAAGTGGACTAAATGCGGATAGCGTTCCCAGTGCAGTTCCTACAATACTTGATACCGCACTAGTTAGTCTGCTGGTCAATGCCCCCAAGATACTTCTTGAACCGGTAACTTTATCAGGACCGGTTTTTCCAGAAATTTTTTGTTGTAAATATTGACTGACGAATGTTGGATCGGGTTTTTTATACAAATTATTATATGTTGAAACTTGTAGTTGACCCAATTTTCTAACATTTTCGTATGATGTATCTGTTTTTCCTGCCAATTCATTTAATGGACGCAAGTTTCGTTTAACATGTAAAAACGGTACTGCGTTTGCCACTACAAATGCTGGATTCAATGCTCTAGTAAGTTCAAACGTATTTCCCGTTTGTAGTAATTGTTGTTTGGCAAGAAATAATAATCCAGGTTTACTTAGTTGAAATAACGTTAATCGTTTTACGTCTTGAATCGTACTTTGTACTGGTAATGAACGATCTTCATATTTCGTCCAATATCCTTTGCCCGGTGCACGAACAATTAATGGTGCATCTGCTTTTCCATTACTAGCAATACCATTATCAAATTTTGATGTTGAGCCGGCATATAGTTTATTAACATTTTCGTTAAACCGTTGTTCCAGATTCTTAAATGCCATGAATAATTCTCAGTACAGAGTTTAACGGGATTGTGTACCGAACACACCAACCGTCATTGCTGCATCGTTAACGTTAACTAACAGTTTCCCAACCTTGGTACCATCCATATTTACTTGGATGTTGGAAAGTGCGGTAATAAAGTTACTAAGTTTTTGGTCTAACTTTTGTTCTATTCCCGATGTATTCACGGAAATGTTTTGGTTACCTTCTTGGGAGCCTCCCATCATACCCGACAGCATAGGAAGTCGAGACATTAATCCACTCATTTCTGGCATCATTGCTCCCATTGCAGATGCAACCGGCGTGGCTTTCTTTCCAAATAATCCACCCAATTTACCTAATGCACTACCTCCCAATTTACCTAATACACTACCTCCCAATTTACCTAATGCACTACCTATTAATTTACTAGGACCACCGGCAATTGAACTTAATGCACCACCTATCAATGGAATTTTCTTGAGTAGTGGTGCTGCTAAGGAACCTAACATGCCCATCGGACCACCTGCAAGACCGCCGAGTAAGTTACTACCAATACCACCTAATCCCACCTTTCCGAGTAAGTTTCCAGCAAGGCCTTTCAATCCCCCGCCACTTAGTAATCCCGTAGCTTTTCCAAGTAAATTACCAGCAAGTCCTTTTGGAATAAATTTATCAAATAATTTATTTGCTATACCGGAACCAGTTAACCCACCGGCTGCCGACCCTAGCACTCCACCTAGAGGTCCACCGGCAAGTGTACCACCGGCGCCACCAAGGAGATTTCCAAGCAATCCTCCCCCAGTAGAAGTTAGGCCCTTACCAATTCCTCTAAGCACACTATTACTGTTTTTATACTCATCATACCCATCCAGTGCTCCCCCGATGGCCGATCCAAGTGCTGGGATTGGTTTGGCTATTTTTGTTACCATTGAAGTTACACCGGGGAGTTTTCCCAATACTCGACTTCCCAGTGCTTTAATAGACATGTCGGTTAAAGTATCCGCATTAAGTTTATTAAGGAACGGCAATCCTAACTTTTTCACCATATCGGCATTTATTACGAATTCGCCGTTGGACAATCGTGTCGGAATACTATCACTTTTACCCGTACCAGGACCTGTTACAAGTCCACCGGATGCCTTTTTTACTGGAGGAGTTGTTAGTTGACCTCTTAAGACCGCCTCGTCTGCCAATCTTTGGTTATAACGATCTCCTGAAGTTGCGTGTGGTGCAAATTGAGGAAGTCTGTCTATTCCCGATTCCATCCCCCTAAACGGATTACTTGGTCCAATGTTTCCCGGACTAAGTTGTTGTAAACGGTATATATTATTTAATTGTTGTTGTTGGCGGTCACGTTCTTTCACGGCCTCCAACCCCGCAATCATCCCCGCCTCAGGCCCCATCATGGCCATATTGGTCATGGTTTCTGGCACCATTGCTTTGTTTACCAATGATGTAGCACCTGCGTAGTCTCCCCCTATTGCGGCTGTCTTGGCTGCTTCTTTAAGTTTTTTCTGTTCCTCAAACGAATCGGCGGTAAACTTTGCGACGATGGCTGCAATTGCTAAAATTGCCGCTCCAATTAGTCCTGCAGGAGTTAAGAATGCAAGCGCACTTGCTATTGTACCACCAACACTAAGAACAGTAGCTATTGTAGATAAAGAACCGGCTATTAATCCTAGTGGAACTGCCAATACCATAACTGCTGTTAAAATATGATTCAATAAACTATTAGTTTCTACTTCAGGTGGAACTGCATTTTCGTCTGGTGTTTTTCCCGCCAATCGTTGCATATCGGCCATCGATATACCAAATGCACCAGATAACGCCAATTGCTCCGACCGACGCAGTTTAGTGATATCTTTTCCAGTGGCAGCAAGTTGGGAACGAAGTTCGTTGAATAATGCACCCGTATCACCACTTTCTGCAAGTTGTGCCAAGGAATTGGTATCTAAATTGAATCCCATTGCCCCCAGTTCCGATGTCTTTTCTAGAAATCCTTCAAAGTCCCCGATGATACTATCGCCAATTTGATCTACTTTACCAAGGTCTACGCCAATTTTCTTTGCATCGGCTGCAGCACGGGCAAACGAATCGGCAAATCGTAATCCATTCCGTGCCATTAAGTCCGAATATTTTCCGATAGCTTCCATTGCCACAGATGCCGACAATCCCTTTTCTTGGAATCGTGCCATGAACTGCGATTGTACGTCAGATACTTTACTTAAATCACCCATCGTTTGTGTAACCAATGCACGACGGGCAGTAACTAATTGCTGTACTGAAATTCCATTAGTTTTTGCAAATTCTGCTAATGTTTTTCCCGTATCTGCATTTATAGTCCCAAATTCTTTTTGAAGTGTAGAAGTTGCTGCTCGGATTTCGGTGGGAGTGGCCGGTTGTTTTATGTCGGATACTCCTGCTCTGGATGCTTTTAGTTGATCAGTAGCTTGTAACAATTCCTTCTTTGCATTGTCAAAATTACCAGTAATTAATTCACCAAGTGCTGAACCGACTGTATTAGAAACGTCACCTAACCCCGTAGTAAGGTCTAACGAGTTAAATGATTCTACTATACTTTGTACACTGCCGATAAATGCGTCCGCTTGAATTTGTGCTGCAGTAGCAAGATTTACTCCGAACTGTTTTTGCGTTTCCGTCAACGTAGAAGTAAGTTTTTCTAGGTTTTTATTGAATCCTGTAAATTTTGCAGTAAGATTATCGAGACTTTTAGCTAAACTAGGTGTGCCACTTCCACCACTTCCACCACTTCCACCACTTCCACCGTTCGTTCCCAGTGCCGCAGTATTGGTGGCAAGGTTTGTGGACAACGTGGTTAATGCACTTGTTAAACTTGCAAAATCAGCAGATGTTGGAGGTGCCATTTAGTTACTCAACTAAAGCGTGATAGGTTGCAATAAACAATGTCGTAACGTTACCACTGGGAACGGTTACTAACGGAGAACCAGACAGTGCAATTCCCTTATATGCTCTACGACTTTCTAATCGTGCCATCGGTGCACCCGAGACTGCATTGCCTTTGAACATTAAATCCCCGACCAAGGTTGCCAATGGCATGCCGGATACCGAGGTTCCTTTATATAATTTATTACCGACGACGGTATATAACGGAGCACCAGAAATAGCCGACCCTTTAAATGCCCGTCGATCACCCACTAAGGTAATCAACGGACTGCCGGATACGGCCATTCCTTTGTATGCTCTATCATTTTCTTGTAAAAGATGTCGAAGTAGTATCATCGTTTATTTGCTTTTTCAAATTGTTTAGTTTCTTCTTCTTTCAATTTTCCAAACTCTTTAATGTAAAAATTTCGAAGATAAACCGGCATTTGGTATAAATCCATTACACTAAATGCACCTTTTGAATAATGCGCAACAATCATGATGTTTCGTAACAAATCAATTTTATACTCGGGCGTCAGGCCAAAAGAAGTTAACGCCAATCGGCAACCTCACCGTTTGCTCAGTTCCACATGTACATTCCACTGATACATTGAAATTGATATCGGGTACTTTGGTTCGATATTGTTCACGAAGATATCGGGCATCTTTAACTAATAAATTATCCACAAATGCCCAAATCTTTGCTTTCGACATATCTCCGTTTACCGACTTAATCATTGCCTTTAACCGAGAGGTACTTTCTGATTCTACGTCAGAACTAATTTTCTTCAATGCCTTCAGTTCTTTATCGATTGTCAATTCATCGCCGCGGGTTAACAACTTTAACGCCACTTCTGCTTTTGATAGCGGAAGTATTAATGTAAATTCACTACTTTCCGTTGTTTCCGGTGAATTTTCTGTTTCTAATTCTGATAAGTTTATTACCTGTTCTACCGTACTATTACATGACGGACATTCTAATGATACTTCATAATCCTTTCCATATCCAAGAATACGTGCGGCAATCATTACTGCATTTAAATCACCTAAGTACAAGTCTGCCGCTTTCACCCCCTTTGTGGCAATTAAAGCGTCAATCAATCGATCCAATACGACACCCTTTTGAATTAAGTTCTGTGAAGTCAAAATATCTTCATGTTTTGCCGTCATGTATCGTAATTCAATTTGCCCACTTCTCAGTGGACTATCTTCGGGATAAAATAATCCCTTTGATGGCAAATCAATTGTTTCTGTTGGAAATACATCTACTGTTTCTGTAACTGGTTGGTCTGTCATAAAACCTCTCGGATAAAAGTATACTCACTATACATATCAATCTTCTATATTTTCTATCTCAAACTGTTGACGATAATCCATATTAATTCGTTTTACAAACTCTTTAAACATGGATTTACTACGTTCGGGGGTAACTAATGCTCCATCAACAATCATATCTGCGGTTGCTTGCTTTTCTTTTAAGGTATCCCGCATGTTTTCATCCACTGTACCTTCACACATCATATAATACACTTGGACTTGACCCTTTTGTCCAATACGATGGGTACGGTCTTCTGCTTGTTCATGTTCCGCAGGCAACCAGCCCATGTCGATAAAGACCACCGTATCAATTGCTTTTTGTAATCCGTCAATGCCCATACCTGCGGCACGTAAACTAAACAATCCTACCTTTGCTTCCCCAGAGATTAGTTTATCAATTGATGTTTGCCGTACAGTTCTGTTCATTTCACCAGTTAATAATGCTGCTTTATCTCCATAGTGTTCTGTTAACAATTTTAACGGTTTTATATAGCAACTGAAGACCAATATGGACCTATCATTATCAATGAACTCGTCAATCATTTCAATTAATCGTGGTAATTTCTTTTCGATTAAGAATCCCTGCAATTTCGGCATATGTTGAATCGACGGGCGTCCATCCATCTTCCATTTCCCAAACATTTCTTTCAACAGTTTGTTATATTCACCTTTTTCGTCCTTGGTGAGTTCCACATATAAATCGTTACGTTGCTTATTTGGTAATTCTTTCAATACTTGGTCTTTTTTTCGTCGAATTACTAAATCTTTTGTACGATCATGTAAATCTTGTAGATTCATGGGTGCCGCACCTTTCCATCCACCATATCGTTGGGTAAAATGAAAGAAGTTATTGAATCGTTCTTTATCTAAGAAGTTCAATAAGGCAAACGCTTCAATAGGACGGGACATTACAGGAGTGCCCGTCAAGAAAATTGTATATTTTGTTTTTATTCCGGGGTACTTTCGTCGTTCTTTCCACGATCCCAAAATACTCTTCGCCCGAATGGTTTGTCGGTTCTTTAAATAGGTTGCTTCGTCACACACTAACAAATCAAAGTTTTGGTCACGTAACCAATGATTGTTTTTGGCAACGGCATCATAATGCGTGATATGAAATTGGTGGTCAAGGTGTCCATCATAGGTTTTACTATCCCAGATCGTTGCATCCTTTCCAGTGAATTTTTTGACCTCGCGTTGCCAGTTGACGACCACGCTAAGGGGACATACAATAAGGGTCTTCAAGTTATGTAGTTGGGCATAAGCAATGGCCTGTACGGTCTTGCCAAGACCAGGAGCGTCGGCAATTAGACACCTTCCACCTGCTCTATCGACAAACTGCACACCCACTTTTTGATAACCATACAGGTTTAATTTTAATCCTGGTACCGTGAATGTGGTATCTTCTTGTTCACGGATTTCGTCCAAATCTTCCCGTCGTTCTTGTAATTTCCCTAACAGTTTTTCTGCAGAACTTGACAAGATTGCATTGGGAAATGTTTTCATCATTTTGGGCAACTGTACCGAAGGAAATTCCCATCGTTTATCGTCCCCGTTCCATTTTCGTCCATCAATTTCGTACTTAAATTGTGCCAGTAATGTTTTATCATACGGCATGACAACGTAGGCCGTTTTTGCATCCTTTAAATGAATGTTAATTGGGCCGGTTTGTACTTCTTGGGTTGTCTGTGGGATATGTGACAGTTTAGTGCGAGGCAATGATAAGTCACTTATGTCCGCATCAAGTAATGCCCGCTTAGATGCTTCTACCCAAACTGCGGGCAATCCTGGTGTGGAGGTGATCCATTGTAAATACTGCGGGGCAGACCGTCTTACATTTCCTAACGTCTGCCCCGTGTATTTACCCCACGTAAAAATTACTTCGTCTAACGACGGATGCATTACGCGTCAGTGGGTTCCGTAAGTTCTTCTTCGGTTTTTGGACGAACATATACCATACGTTCCATATCCAACTTCCAACCCGCCTCGGGGGTTAATCGAAGAATCTGCATCATTTGTGAATTTGATTCTTGAATCTGCTGCAGTAGTTCTTGTTGAAACTTTCGTAACAACTGATTGTTTGTTTGAATCAGTTGCTGTAGTGCCAAGGGTACTTCTAATGTTATTTCTGTGTTACTCATATAATCCTCGTATGTTTACTTTATTGTCAATCCACTCAAATGTTTTTTTAATCCCTTCGATCAATGGATAATTCGGTTCCCATTTAAGTAGTTGCCGAATTAATTTATTATCGGACGATCTTCCCCGAACTCCCAACGGACCATTGATATGTTTAACACTTAACTGCTTTCCAGAAATTTTCATAATTAAATACGCAAGATCATTGATAGAAATCATTTCTTCTGATCCAATATTAATCGGTTGCTTTATATCAGATTGCATCAATTTGATTATACCAGTTATGCATTCATCAATGTATAAAAATGATCTAGTTTGATTGCCGTCTCCCCAAATTTCAATAGTACCTTTATCTGTTGCCATTGAAATTTTTCTACATAATGCTGCAGGAGCTTTTTCTTTTCCACCATCCCACGTTCCTTCTGGACCATAAATATTATGAAATCGTGCGATCCGACATTCTATACCATAATTTTTATTGTATGCCATGTACAATCGTTCACTAAATATTTTTTCCCAACCATATTCACTGTCCGGATGTGCAGGGTATGCAGAACTTTCCTCGCAGTTGGGATTTGCTGAATCTAGTTGGTTTTCCTCTGGATATATACAGGCCGACGATGCAAAAAATACTCGTTTAACATTTGCTAATACCATTGCTTGTAGTATATTAATATTTATTAACGAAGAGTTTGACATTATATCTGCATCATGTACTCCAGTAAATATATAGTTTGCACCACCCATATCCGCCGCTAGTTGATATATTTCATCAATATCGGATGTTATTAATCTAACAACATCCGTTTGATTGCGTAAGTCCACAATCGTAAATTTATTTGCATTTGTAGTAGAAAATTCTGGATATTTGATATCTGCTCCGATGACATAGTGCCCTGCCTCTCGCAAACGTGTAACCAGATGCGATCCTATAAAACCACCTGCCCCACATACTAATATTTTTTTCATGGCAATTACCAATATAAAATTATATTGTCTCCGGTAACAGGTACCTCATTCATTTCATGACAAGATATTTGTTGTTTAAACTCTACTCTAGATAAACAATCTACGTCATAATAATGGCAGATATTATTATATGTTATATATCCATTCTTAGAATTTTTTAAAATTTTATCGATGTATGTTTGCTGTATATTACTGGAACATTCCGAAAATGCGTAGTTGCTTATAACAAGATCATATTGATCTACTTCTAGTTCATCTATGACAGAATATACTACCGTATCATTTTCACCGATATAACGTTTAGACAAATTCAAAGGTTCTTGTAAATCAACTAACTTATATGAGAGTGGTTTCCATATTTCATTAATCAATTTACATTGTCCCCCATACCCACCGCCAATTTCTATAATTTTTAATCCATCAAGCGATCCAAATAATTGTTCTAATTCCAATGCAACTTTTAAATATCGCATAGTACTTGGACATATCTGTGAAAACTCTTCGTCATAATCTACCAATGATGGAAATCCCACCAAATCATTTCGTTTAGATAGTTCTAAACGCTCCGTGGTAAAATTAGAAGCAGCTTTAATCCAATCTATATAAGATTTTCCAATATCTACACTAACGTGTTCTAAAATAGCCGTATACACCGAACTTTGTCTAAACCTACGGAATGTTTCGTCATCCGTTGCTGCCTGTTGGCAAAAATTCTTGTAATCATCATAATCACTTATACTTGTTTTCATAGTTGAATCCAATTGTTACAGTAAATGTCAGTTGTGTCAAAGTGCGAGTATGCGGGGCCAAACCATATTTTTGGGGCAATTACTATTTTATCTGGGTTATTGTTTAACCATGCACCCCACCAACTAAACGTACTGTTGGCTATGATATTGTGATCAGACATACTCAGTAAACACATATCAACGCCCTGTTCATTTGACGTATAATACGCAGTGGGGATATTTAAATTTGTCTTACACCACTCAATATCATCAGAAATAACAATAAACTGAGGGTTCATATTTTCAAAATATTCTACGGCAGATGCATAATATGTAGGTGAACATAGTGGATGGTGATTTGGTAAATCTACATAATCCCCTCGGCGCACATGTATTGATACTATCGGCCGATCTTTATTAAGGGATGATATAATGGTAGTTGCTTTTTCAATTATATCATTTTTAAATGTAAATTCTTTTCTAATAAGATCTGAGCAGTGGGTAAAATATTTTTCTGTTTGGAAATATCCATCGAAATCCATGTTATCCGCAACTTTTTTAAAAAAGAATCTGTCAAAGTGAAATTGCTCTTCAACATATTTTTTATTAGTATGTATTCCCGCTTCATGGTAAAAATGAGATAATTTGATGTCAAATATATTTCGTATGGAGAAATTATTATGTGACTTACTATCAATATCCTCATCTATTATAACTCTGTATCCATGCTTATCGCCAACTCCTATTAACATAGCATATTGAAACATTTGGTTTCCCAATCTTCCTTTGCGTCCAAGAACGTTCATGGTTATCATAATAACTCCAATTGTATATTAGTTGTCGGAACAAACAAAAAATCACAGTCACTTACTTGTGTAATTGCATATCCCAATTCAAGTAACATAGAAAATTTAGCTGACGTAGAATCTATACTAACTTTTCCAAAATGATCATCCCAATTTTCCAACATGATCACCGGTTTACATTTTCTAATTGTATTATATGCACCGAGTATAACATTTTGTTCATATCCTTCAACGTCTAACTTAATAAAATCCAATTTATCAAAATTAAACATTTCATCGATAGAAACAAGTTCTATCGGAACTCTTTCATCTTCAGATAAATCAGTTCCTCCAAAATGTAGAGGTATTCCTAGCGGATTATTTATCAGTCCGGCCCCACCAATATTATGCGAAGGAATAAATCCAAAAGAATCAAATGATTTTTTATCACTTAGACCACAAGTGTATACTGTTACATTATCACAGTTATTAATCTGTAAATTTTCTTGTAATAATTGCGCAGACGGTTTTAATGGTTCAAAACAATGTACATGCTTTGCTAATTTTGAAAAAAATATTGTATGTGTTCCTATGTGAGCACCCCCTTCTAATACAATAGAATCTTTATTAATATATTTTGCAAACGTTTGATGGTTGTGAAGTTCCCAAGAAACTCCTCTTTGTACAACGTCACTGATAATATCACCCTTGAAAGTTTTAAAAAACGCAGAACTTCCATTACAGTAATTTTTAACTTCGGCTATTTGTTCAGATATTTCATATTTCATATTTCGTTTATCCATTTTGTATATGAGTTAATTAACACATCTTGATAATTTTCATATTGCTGTGTTATACTTGAGTGGGAAGGTCGTTGATTAGCTACCAATGGTAATACGGTGTATATATTATGTGAAAGTTGCCTCTGAAGAGCTAGATAGTGTTGATCAATTGCAAAATATTTTTTCCAATCAAAATTTAAAATTGTATCATAAAAACGGTTCGAGACAATGTATGCGTGTGCACAAAATGCACCAGTTAATATTCCTAAATGTGGACTACATTGTATAATAGGTGATATTGCATTTGCCCCCAAGAATAACATATCCCATTTTGGAAGATATGATAACTCCGCTGCAGCCCTATCCAATATTGGTAACAATCTATTATCAATAAACTTGCAATCATCTTCCAACACCAACACACTATCCCAATTATTATCTTTTGCTCTTTTAATGGCTTCTAAATGAGACATAGAACATCCGAACCTAGACTTGGCAACTTTAATGTCTATTTCAGTAAAAATGTTATTACTTTCGTTAATCAGTTGTTCTACAACAGAATCTTCGGGAACGTGTGCATTTATTCTTGAAACAGAAATTGGAAGATTTTTAATCTCATGTTTAATCTCCACGTTTCTATCTTCTCTATGTTCTAAATTTAAATAAAATCCGTTTGACACTATATCAGTGAATGTTTGAACTTCAAATTTTGTGTTAAACTTATAGTTGTATTGGTATATTAAACTATTTGGGGAAAAATTTTTTAAATCATCTATATCAATAGTTTCCCCGCACAAATATCTGGTAGCTAATGCATATGGATTATATTCAATCAATTGCTCTACATCGTAATAATCTACTCGTGCGACAGTATTTATTGCATTTATAAAACACGGTGACACTGGATAAAAATAGTGCGGTCTATCTACTATATCTACCGTTGATGCGTTTGGAACAAATATTTTACCATAATATTTAAAGTATCCGCTGTTTGGTACTGATTCAAAACAATGTTCCCCGTTTGGTATTTTAAATAAATGTGCGTAGGAGTCTCTAGTCCACATATGGACTTGACTGAAAAATCTTTCTTCTAGGCCAATTTGTTCTATATTACAACTTTTTTTCTGACGATTTAATCCTTTAAATAAATCTAATACACCATCGTCATCAACTTCATATAAATATTTTAAATCAAAGTCTGTTGTAAAAATGGCGTTATCTGGTAAGACTAAATTATATTGGTCATTAACAAAATAGTCTTCGATATTAATGTCTATATCCGAAACTTTGATGAAATTGATATATGAAAAATCGTTTCTAAATTTAAATGTTACATCACGGTGAACCCAATTTTCATGTTCTTCATCATCATATAGTATTGTTATTTTAACGGGAATGTGTGATTGACTAAAGTAAAAAAACGTTTCAAGTAGTGCTCTTGCTTGAAGATCCCTGTTTTTGGTCAATATTATTAAATTAATTATTTTTTTCATAACGTATTATATTGAGTTTTAATTTGATGAAACTGCTCTGTTGACAAGTATTGCAGAGGTTTGTGATATCCCAAGGTTCCTAGTTGGAAAATTGTTTCCACACTAAACTGTGAGGCGACATCACGAGGCGCCAATTTTCCAATATTGAAGTCGTGCATTTTCTCACAGAAAAAAACATCTTCGCCTTTATTATATTCCCATTTGAATCGGTTAAGTACTTCTAACATTATTTCTGGAGTTCTTAGTGATAACCCACCGTTACAACAAAATGGATAATATACTGGATGGTTTGTAGGTAACGGTGCCCCAACAAAATCATATTCATAAAATTCTTCAATCCCATTTCGTAAGAGGCCACTGTCTCTTTGAAATATTAAAATTTTATCGTAGTTGGTAAAATGTTTCCAAAAAAATTGTCCATCTTCGTGCGTTAATAACATATTATATCCATGCACAGTATTATCCATCAAAGTTACAGGTAATACATTTACATTCGGTAATAAAGAAGAATACTGGTTGATATATTTATCATCAGTGAATATAAAATATTCAGTATTTTCTGGTAGATGTGGTACGTGGTTCTGAAACGTACTTACCATATCTTCGAAAAAACGTGTTTCTACGATTGCTGCACATAATTTAACTGTCATAAATATGAAATATCTGGTCTTCCGGTTCTTGCTCGGTCAGATACCTCTTTGGTTTTAAAATTTATCCCCGCATATTTTTCATATTGTTCAATAGTTCGTTCACTTCCAATTCCATAAATTCCCATTGGAATTTCATTTGTTTGCATCAAAAGACTTTCTACTCTTTTAATACTTATATTTTGTAAATGACCCATTTCTCGATAATTGTCATCTGAATAAACTTTTCTGTATGCTCGGTCATGTTTATGATATGCCATATTTTGTCTTGTAGCATAATGATTATATCCATGTGTAAAAGATCGAACCGCCAAGGTAATTTCTTCACCTAGAAAAAACATATCTGGGTCATACGGAACATCTCGTATCCATTTACTAGGCCCAAATAAATTACATGCGGTTAAAAAACTATTTAATTCAGGTTGTTCTATATTATCTCTGACATCAAACATCTGCAACAATAAACTTCCATAAAACTCCGTTGCTCTAGGAACTGCTCGCTTGGAAGAATCTCCCGCCCATTCATTGTTACCGTCTGGTGGGTTCCACTGAGATGCTGCACACGATAACAGTGCCTTACTATCGTTCGTTTGATAAAATTGATCAATTAAAATTTCATCCCAATTCTTAATCACAGACATGTGTGAATCAATTAACCAAAAAAATTTTTCATCTGTGCGTAGTTCAAACGCTAAACTTCTTGCCCAACACGCTCCCTTTGATTCTTTTGCTGGAACTTTTATTACTTTCATATTTACACCAAATGAAGGAAGTTTATCAACTTCTTCATCGCCACGTTGCCAACAAATACCTAACGTAATATTTTCCGGGTACTTGGCATTTTTGACAATCGACTCAATTGTATATGAAAGTAATGGATCACGGTAACTTGCTATATTTACAAATATTTTATTAGTTGATTGATCTATCATATTGGTAATATCCTTTCCATACGGTTTATCCATCCTTTTGATTTTGAATGGGGCCAGAATATATATTTGTAAGGTTTTTTAATTGTATTAAATTCTCTCCAAATTTTAATATATTCTTGACTATTTGTTTTTAATTGCTGTATTTCATCTTCCGATACATCTTTCCGATATAATTCCATTCCATCAATATCTTCAAACGCTGTTACCCATACATCGTAATCATTTTCTGGCACTTCGTTAAATCCAATATCAATACAATGTTTAAAAATCGTAAGCCACGACTTTTCGTATTCCTCTTCTACAGAATACTGCGGATTTGGGGGTAATTTATTATCAAGTGTATATTGTTGAACTGCTCGTTTTTTAAATGAGATTCCGGCATATTTTTCATATTCATTCAATGTTCTGATAGTACCGAATCCATATTTCCCAAAGTCTATATTCTGAACTTCGCCATCCATACCAAACAATGTTCTATTTCGTAAATGTGATGTTTTGTTTAGTTCACCCCACGTTGGATCATCGTCCCATTGCTTAGTTCTTCCTTTTCGTGTATATTCATGCCACGCTATAATTTTGTGTGGATGGAATAAGTCATATCCATGAGTATATGCTCGTGCAGCAATTGATATTTCTTCTCCATGAAAATAATATTTAGGATCGTGCTGAACTTCGTTTGCAAATTGACCAAGTGTAAATGCAAAATGCGCAGAATAAAATCTTGCGGGAATTGGGCAGTCCAATTCAGCGTAGTTGTCAATACTGGATGGTAGAAAAAATACCGCACCTTCTGGAATGAATCTATCAAAATTCATTTTCCATGGCGTTGCTTCTCTACCAGCGGGGTCATTTTCTGGATTAAATGATGATATATAACTGGTTAGTAAAGGCTTGGCATATCCTTTTTGCTGAAGTTGCTTTACCATAGTAATACATTCTACGTCCCAGTTTTTTATAAATCTATGGTGGGAGTCTAGTTGTAATGTATATTTTTCATTATTATATAACTGCTGTATCTTATTTCGTGCCCAACAGGCCCCTTTAGATTCTGTAAATGGGATATCTAATATTTTGAATCTAGGGTCATCCGCAAATTCTTTTAGTGAATCCCACGTATCGTCAACAGAATGTTGCCACGCAATTCCAAATATTAAATTTTTTGGATATTTTGCGTTACTTAAACAATCCTTTATCGTTGGAATTAATTGTGGATCACGATATGATGCAATTTGAATAAAAATTGTATTTTTCATTTATATAACCTTTTATACTAGTGGAAGTGATTAATATTTAATCTATTAACAACCGTGTGGACATTGTGAATATCCAAATTGAGGACTATCGCATGCTTCACCTTGATACGCTGATACCTCAAAGCACGGTGCCAACTCACCCAATTCCGGTTGCACTGTACAACATAATGTAATAAGTGGAATTGTATTAGTTGGTGTGTTAGTTGGTGTATTTGTTGGTGTTGGTGTGTTAGTTGGCGTATTTAGTGGCGTATTTGTTGGCGTATTTGTTGGCGTATTTTGTGGTGTATTTGTTGGCGTATTTGTCGGTGTATTTGATAGAGTTGGCGTATTAGTTGGTGTATTAGTTGGCGTTGCCGCTAACGGTGTATTAGTTGGCGTTGCCGCTAACGGTGTATTAGTTGGTGTCCGTGTTGGCGTATTGGTTGGTGTTGCTGCTAATGGCGTATTTGTTGGTGTTGCTGCTAATGGCGTATTTGTTGGTGTTCGTGTTGGGGTATTGGTTGGCGTATTAGTTGGCGTATTGGTTGGTGTTGCTCCTGGCGGAGTATTTGTTGGTGTATTTGTCGGCGTTGGTGTATTGGTTGGCGTATTAGTTGGCGTTGCCGCTAACGGTGTATTAGTTGGTGTTGGCGTATTTGTTGGTGTTCGTGTTGGCGTTGCCGTTGGTGTTGCTGTTGGTGTTGATGTTGGTGTTGGCGTAGCTGTTGGTGTTGCTGTTGGTGTTGCCGTTGGTGTTGCTGTTGGTGTTGATGTGGGTGTTGATGTTGGTGCGGGTACATAACACAAAAAATAATTGCGTGTTTTTGCTGCAATTAATGTATAATTTACTTCGGTATATCCACTTGGGCACGACGAGGATGCAATTCCCGCTACACCTGGTTGCCCATATGATGCGGTTAGTGCATAGGCAGGTATCAAGCTTGAACTGTCGATGGCATTTACCCGACTTGCTGTTGCTGCATAGGAACTAGTAGATGGAATACCAAATGGAAAAAATATACTCATACGAACCCAATCCCCGAAGCAGAAACTGTTCTTGCTGCGGGACCAGTTGGTCCCACATACGTAATTGAAAATTGTGCAAGTGATGCAGATGCAGGTGTTGGACCCAATAAAGTAGTTGCATAACTTGCACTCACTGCATATGAACTACTAAATGGTATACCCAACGGGAAAAAACGAATCGTCATATAAATACTCTAATCAAAATTACAAATTTCAACATACCCATCCCCTATTCCTGCTTTTAATATTTCATATTGCGCTGCCGTTATTATACACACACTTTTTCCCCGTGACCCTGATTGTGGGAATAATACGATTCCTGCTGTAGATGCGGATACGACCGATTTAATAAAACTTGCCGAAATTGCGCAAGATGCGGTCACTGCATAGGATGCGGTATATAACGACCCCGAACCAAATGGATACACTGATAACATGTTAATTTTCTACTGATAGTACGTGAATTGATGCCGTCATATTTTGTGCTCCACCGGCAGTTGCCATACTTTGAAATATATAGTATAGTTCATTTGTTCCTTTCGGGACTGTTAATGAACTTAATATTGTGCCCATGTCCGATAAATTTGCTCCAATAATTTTTGGAATAAAATATGTTGTTTCACTTCCTGTAATAATTGCATCAACAATCAACGATTTCATTTGCGATTCCGTTACAAATGACCTATTTTTTTCGGTTGCATCATTGATAGAAGTAGGCGTACTATACAATCGTACACGTGCCGCAGTTGCCGTTGCATTTAATGACGCACTTACTAATAAGTAGGTCTTTGGAATTGTAGTATTAACAATTGACCCACTAAGTATTTGTCCCACACTTAAATTTCCTGTAATATTTGGTAATGATATTCTATTACTCGTACTTATTACTGAATCTTCCAACAAATATGTGTTGAATGTTAGATTTGGATATTGCCCCGACCCCGTATTATCTACCCGATAATAGGTCAGTTTTGTATTAGCAGGAGTTACTACCCCGTACATCACAGGATCAATCGTATAGGTACCGACGCTCATTGTAAAATCACCAATCAATGCCACTGAGCTTGAAATATTTGTATTACCAAAATTTCTACTTTGTTCACCCGAATTATTGAGACTATCTAACGTATCATATAATCGAACTCTGCATGGGAAATTTGTTTGAATATTAAGCAATGCATAAGCAGACCCCAACTCCACAGACCCCGAACCAATAATATCAGTTTGTGTGGTTGTTGATTGTCTGACTAATTTAGCGCCTAATTTAATGTATTCTTTTAATCCCATATATAATCAGTATAAGTTCTTTAGTATAACTAGTTCACAGTTATGTTTTAATACGTGGTTGTTACCCATGCCGATCCATTCCAAAATTTTACAGGTTTTGTAACCCATGCTGCGCCTGTCCATACTTTCATAGGCTTTGCCACAAATGCTGCTCCTGTCCAGACTTTAATTTGTCCGGTGGTTCCGCCAGCATCCGCAAGTGAAATGTCAAAGGTACCCGTACCATTATCGCGGAGTTGAATGTCAAAGACTGCCATAAATTATGCCGCACTACCAGTGGCCGACCGACCAATTAATACACTACTTTCCTGTGCTTCTGTATATACCATACCAACCTTATCATACCACGGAATATTATATGTTCCGTTTCCTGCTCGCGAGGCAGTCCCAATCACTAAATTGTTTGCATCATCGTGCGCAGTAATTACTACCGTTCCACCGCCACTATTGGTAATAGTGCCCGCAATTGAAGACGTAATAGCATGATAAGTTGCCATCATATACGATTGAAAAATTGCACCGTTGGTGGTACTTACTTGTAAATTCGTATCATACCGATAATTTCGGGCAGTTTCAATATCTAACCGATTCGTATCTGGGTCTGTTGGCCACCGTTTCATATCATCTCGGGCCCGTGCAAACATAACAGAGGGTGATATTTCTGCCACACTTTGGTAGATGAAATTGTAGAATGGACGAAATCCCGCTCCTTCACCTTCTCCTGCTTGCACTTCTCCGAGAAATGCTGCACCAATTGTTCCTGCTGCTGTGCCAAATGGCATTAAAATTAATTGATATCCTGCACCGGTTAACCAATAATTAGTTTCGGGAATAATGGGTGTAGTGGTACTTGCTAATTGAACACGCATACCTACCGTAGTCGTAGTCCATCCCGTAACATATGGCGTAATTCCCCAAATTGTCGTATGGTTGTGGACCCCATCACCATCCGGATGTATATCACTACTATAATTTAAATATAATAACGCGGACATATTGGATGGAATTGTTCCCAGTGTTGTTCCCGTTGCAAACCAATCTACAACCAGTTCACTCTCCTTTCCTCTTGCTAATGTCATTCCTGCAACACCGCCAACACCACCCGCATCAATTCTACGCATATGTGTTACTGCTCCTGCGCGAGGGCTTGCGGCAGCATGCGCATATACACGACTTGCTTGACTTCCTACACGGAAATCAACGCTCATTGCTCCCGACCCTGCGTATGCCGCTAAAATACCCGATTGTTCTAAGGTAATTGTGCCCGGTTCTTGAATATTGAATTTACGAGAAAATCGTGATTTGTCATTAGTCGTTGAACCTCCACTTAATCCAGATTCGTCCGTAACAACAACTTGTATACTATTCATAACTCGGGTACTAGTACTATGGTTATATTCATAGGTTACGACCAATACCCCAGAAAAACATGGCGTTGGTCGTGCGGTTGCCAATGTACATCTTGCTTGTATACTCTGTGCCGCCGCCGTGGAAAACGAGCCCGAAATTGAATCAATTCTCCGATAGGAAATGTCGGTGTTTAGTGTTGATGCATATGTTAAATCTGCAAACGTGGTAGTTCCACCGTCATATGATACATCCAAGGTAGAGGTAGTAACCACGGAGGCACCAGTATGTACCAACATTTCAAAAAATATACTTCGGTACACTTTGCTTGCTTCGGGCAGAAATGTATTTAACGCAGGAATTTGACTTGCTAATCCACCGACGTTCGCATATGCATTTGTTAACGCACCGTTGTTTCCGTCTATAGGTATTTTAACCGTTTTAATACGAGTGGTTGCGGCACTATCATCGTATTCATAGGTAATAATAATTTTAGCAGAAGCATTTTGTGTTACGTTTCCTGTGTTTGTTATACCTACGGTGACCGTTTGACTTGTGCCTGTGAAGTTTGTTTGGAAATATGCGGTGGCGTCACGCAAAAAATGAAAACTTTGATTTTCACCACTATTCGTAATAGTTTGTGTGACCGTGTTTGCACTAACCGCAACTGCACCAATTTGCACGTTGGTTAATATTGCGGTTGTACTTGCTGCGGCAGCGCCACCATCTTGCGAAGAAAAATCAACAATAACACTGCGAAATGTTCTGCTGGTTGTTTCGGGAATATTCACGGTTATTGCGGTAAATGTTCGCAATGTTGCAGATGCCACTGATGCTGTACTTAATGGAAACGCATATTCAATTGTTTTAGTTCGTAATGCCATAGATAAATCCCGATATTATAAGGTATCTCTTCGTACTACTTTAATAATGAATTGTGGAACTTCGGTATCCTCGTAGGTGATAATAATTTTCCATAATTCATCTTCTATATAATCTCTAAACAGTATTGGTGTTGCTGGTGTCAACATTGCTTCATCTACCAACTCCCCAATTTTTTGTGCAAGTAAGCTCATATATGTGTCCTATTAATTAGTATCCACCCACAAGTCATTGACTGATGGACTTGCAGGAGCAGTTGTTCCAACGGTAAGTTTTAATGTTGACGGGCTGAAATGTGTTAACGCTCCAGTAAACGACCCCGTAACCGAACCCGTTACCGATGATGCACTCACACTACCGTTCACGGTTAATGTATTTTGTAAATTTGTCGTAACTCCAATTCCCACATTTCCACTAGCACTAATAAACATTCGTGTGGTACTATCACTACTTGGTCCACCAGCAAACAATCGCACGTTAGATGACGCAATCGGTGATGCGTTTCCAAGATGTAATTCACCAACACTTGATGTAAGATACAAGTATCCATCACTTGGTCCACCCACCAATCCACCATTGTACGTGGTACTATTGATACCCATGTTAATATAGTTACCAAAATCTGTGGTAATATCATTACCCGCTACGAAGTCGGCACTTGCATTATTTCCAGCATTTACATTATTGATTTTTACTTCAAAGAAATTATTAATTGAACCCGTGATTGCTAATGGAGTTAATATTGAACTAGAGATTAATAAAGATCCTGTAATAATTGCACTTCCACTAAATGGAAATCCATTACCAGACGCACCACCCACAGATGCGGTCGTGAATATTTTATTGGTGGCCGTATTTAATACTAATACTTTATTAGCAGATGTTGTGTCGGTTACATTTACTAATTGAACATGTGAACCGGTAATGATAGAGGCAGAAACTATCGGGGCGATTACACTAACACCGGCAATGACGTTGCCATCGGCCGTTATTCCACTGGCTTGAATGTCGCCACCCGAAATCGCTTCATTTACTTGAAGAATGGTTATACTGTCAACCGCAACAGATACACTACTTGTTCCAAATAACGACCCCGTAAATATTCCAGTAAATGAACCTGTAAACGAACCAGTATTAATTTGAGATGAACTACTCACTACTCCCTCTGTATTTAATTCTTTCTTCACGCCATCCAAGAAATGAGCCGAACCAGTGTCCAACGTAATTGTTCCAGTGGATGTTATCGTACCACCAGTTAAACCATCTCCCGCAACTAATGATGTTATACCACTGCCGGGGGCACTTGGTGCATAAGATGCACTTAAAGCATAACTTGCAGTGGTAGCAAATGAAGCACTAGTGGCAGTCGTTGCACTTCCGCTAAGCGATCCCGTAATTCCCGCAGTCACCGTCAACGACCCCGTGATTACTGTATTCCCATTGACTTGTAATTTTGGACTTCCCGCAGTAATTGTTGGAATTTTACCAATTCCAATATAACTTGACGTATAGAATAAATCACCAGACCCGGTACCAAATATTATCGTACCATCAGACAATGCCTCAAATACAGGATTACCGTCTGATTTAACTGCTGCTAGTAATGTTCCTGTTAAATTATCATCGACACTAAACAACTCTCCCGATTTTCCAATTACTCTAAACACCACTGAACCTGTCGAAGACCCGGTGATAAGTAACGATCCTGTAATAATAGCACTTCCACTATACGGGAATGCGGCAGCCGTTGGTGCAAAGGACGCAGAGATAGCAACTGACGCTGATTGTGCCCAACTTGCCGTACCAAACGTGGAACCACTATGCGTTCCAATAAACGACCCCGTAAAGGAGCCGGTGAACGGCGCCGTTAAGGACGTAAATTGCGTCGAACTAGAAATAACACCTACTTGCATTGGCGCAAAGGACGCAGAGATAGCAACTGACGCTGATTGTGCCCAACTTCCTGTTCCGGTAAGAGTGCCAATAAACGACCCCGTGAATGACCCCGTGTTGATTTGTGCGGAACTACTAACTATACCCGTGGGCAATCCTGTAGGTAATATATACGACGATGTGGTAGCAACACTACTTGTACCAAATAATGACCCCGTAATACCCCCAGAATTCATTTGCAATGATCCTGTGATAAATACACTACCACTAATATCTAAATCCGTAGTAGGATTTGCTTTATCTATACCAATACGACTACCAGTGACGACGAGGGTATTTTTATTAAATGACCCCATCACGACTCTATCATCACTAAAGACTTCTAGTATGGGTAATCCTGAAATATCATTGACGCTCATCAATGACCCAGATAAGCTATCCGTAATACCAAACAGTGATCCCGAATTACCATAGAACGCAATACTACCCGACGTTTCTACCTGTAGTCGGATAGTATTTGCTGCGGAGCCACTGAATTGGATGGATGCACTACCTGGGGTAATTAATATATTATTTGGCACTCATATTCCTCGTAAAAGTCACGTATATATACATATCAGATATACCCACAAATGTCCTTAAAATACACTACGGTTCTGGCGTTGGCTCAGGTGTTGGTTCTGGTGTCGGCGTTGGCGTTGGTTCCGGAGTCGGTTCTGGCGTTGGAGTTGGTTCCGGTGTTGGTTCTGGTAGATATTCTAATCCCAACGCGTCACATAATTCATCTTCATCCCATGTTGCCTTACCCTTTACAACGGCAGCAGCAATTAACGCAGTATCCGATAAATTTGCTTGTGCTTGTAATTGTCCTACATCCGGTACATCGGTATAATAAATAACTTGCACCGCATCGGAATTGACATTTTTACTATAATACATTAGGTACTTTAAAAATGTTGGCATGATATGTCTCTACAAATAAAAGGTTGATACTGACTTATATAAATATTCTTTAAATTCCGAACCGTGACCGTTGTGCGTTAAAATTTTGAAGGATTTCTTGTGGGGACAGACCTCTGTTGTATATAGATACATTCGACAATCTTCCCGTAAAATAATTTCCAGCAGTATTACGACCAATATTTAAATTATCGGATTGAGTGCCGTATGGTGCACTTTTTGTTATAGTGCCTTGGTCAAGTACACCATTTATATAAATTTGTATATCATTTAAATTTGTGGTAGTTGTATTTGTGGTATATACGACGGTGACATGTTTCCAGATATCTGCCAGAGTCATTACCGTTGAATTACTTGAATATCTAGTACAACATACGCCTGATGCACCATTTTTAATTTCTGCCTTAAGTGCACTCGCGCTATCAAACAGACTAGGAAACCCCCATCCCCATCCACCGGATGTACATCCTTTACTTAAAATATATTGAACATTAAGATTAACGAAGCCGGTCTGAGGCCCTACCCATGCACTTGTTGTAAATGTTGTATTAGTAAAATCAAATGTCGTGGGATTTTGTATATTTATATACTGAGTTCCTACTGGAGAATTTTCGGCTACTCCTGCAAATTGCAAACTTATCCCAGGTGCACTATTATAAACGGTAATATTATTAAGTAAACTTCCACTAGTATTATTTCCACTCAAATCTGTCCATGTGGTACTACCACTAACATATGATTTAGTATTTGCCGCATCAAGATATACTACTAATCCATCGGTGACTATTTTTGGAGAATGAATAAACGCCATATATTATACTCCAAATCTGCCGCGAGTGGCGTTAAAGTTTTGAAGAACTTCGTCGGGAGAAAGTGCTTTATTATAAATTTTTACATTATAAATACTACCACTTAGATACGCGGTTGCGTTGCCTCGTTGACCTATAAAAAATGTGTTTGCGTTCACGGTTGCCGCAATAAGGAACGAAGACGCACCTTTATTTGGTGCAGCTATTCCATTAAGATACATTTGATATGTTGATATACCATCAAACGTTGCGGTCACATGATATATACTTCCAGTGGGTATATTTGCTACTGAATAGTTTACGGGGACGCTCCCTACACTATTCAGTACATAAAATATTCTTTCTGAATCGGTTGCTATAGCCAATCCCAATTGTACATTTCGTGAACCCGAAGTATATGCTATAATTCTACGGTATGTCGTTGTTAATGCAGACGCAGGAGTGTCTGTTTTCACCATACACTCCAGTGTAAACGAAGGTGCATTATTAAGTGCAGTTGGATATGAAACATTTACAAAGTCATTCGTTCCATCAAATACAATACTACCACCATTTTCCCCACTAAAGGTTGGTCCGTTTGTTAAACTTCCACTATTATTATTTCCACTTAAATCTGTCCATGTGGTACTACCACTAACATACGACTTCCGATTGGCGGCATCTAATGCAAGCACTAATCCATCGGTGACTATTTTGGGACTATATGATGTAGACATATTATTGACTTCCTTCTATAAGTTTTCCAACAGGATTTTGTGAAATAATACATAATGATGTTGCATTCGTGGTAGGTATATCTGCTGCAATAAAGTTATCCCCACGGGTTGCACGAACGTTGTCAGCAATATACATTACCCCAGGTTGCCCAGAAGTATGTGTATTATCCACTATTGATGTGATAAATTGTTTATTTTTATATACAGAAATTACATTTCCAGTTGCACGTATTGTTAGTACATCACCCACTGCACTTACCACCCATGTACCGGAGGCCACTTTAACAAACGTACCATTTCCATCACACCGAAGTATTCCTGAATAACTTGTATTGAATCCATCAATAGATAATATATATCCCGTAAATCCTACGCCCATTCTAACGCCTGCACCAATGTAATCAAACGCTCCGCGTGTAGTTAAGGTAAGTGTTGCTTCTTGGTTTGGAGGAAATGTAATTATTTGTGGGTCTACAAAGTTATAACCAGCATTGGTACTAAGTCCCGCCGTATTAGATATAACTTGTAGAGAAACCCATCCGGCTGCACTAGACGTGAGATAGTTTGACCCTAAATTACCATTTGCTCTATTAAAATTATCAATAAATACATTGGCAGATGCCATACTTGCGGATACTGGCATCTTATTTTACCTTTATAAAAAACATGTTATAATCCAAACCGTGCACGGGTGGCGTTATAATTAGCAAGAACTTCTGTTGCACTCAATGTTCTATTGTATATATGCGCCATATACATACGAAAGGGCGGTGCATTCGGTTGTGCAACATTTCCCCCGATTAAATAATCATTGGGAATATTTGCCGCGGCATATGTACCACCAGTAGCGTTTGTTCCCACAGATGACCCATTTCTATAAAAAGTTAAAGTGGTTCCATTATATGTCATCATATAATACTGATAAGTGCTTACTATCCAACTATTTGACGCGCCGGCTTCAGGTGAACCACCACCGGTTTTCATCGTTGCCGCAGCTTGAGTTGTTGATGTTGACCCTTGATATATTAATCCTGCCACATTAGTTCCACCAACATTTATGCTAGATGATAATATAAATACGGGGCCTGTTCCACTGGTACCCGTTGGGTATAACCAAATACCCATACTAAATGCGCTACCAACGGTAACGCTTCCGGCTACTCCTGTGCATGCATCGGGTTTTGTGGTAAACGCCAAGCCACCACGCGCGTCCGTTGTATAATTACTACTGGACATTAATCCATTTGCTCCTCTACCCGTCAAGTCTTTTGCTGTTAGTGTCGATACACCAGACCGATATGAAAAACTGTTTGCCATATCAATTGACATGATTAATCCATCATTAATTAAATTACCCGTTGGACGACTTCCTGCATATATTGTCATATTATTCTACCGTTTGTAATGTGTCTACGTCTTTACGTGTTGCTTGTACAAAGTAAAAGCAATCAATTGGGGTATTTGAATTAATAACTACGGTATTATTTTCAATGTTTTGTACATATAATATTTGTTGTGTACCAATTGGCGTTAATTGTACCGTAATACTATCTGCATCTACTAACCATTCCCATTCTTCTGGTAATTGGATAATATTATTTTTTGTTAACCGTCCCCGCACATATACGCCATGTTCTGGACCTTCCAATACACCGTAGATAAGTTTCTTGCCTAACAATATTTGATGGTCAATTTTGAAACTCTTGGTCGTAGCTTGAAATGCTCCGAGTATTGTTGCCGACCCTGTGATATTTAATGCGTTACTGCCCGTAATGGTTAATGACCCCGTGATGATGGCGTTTCCAGTATATGGGAACGTTGACCCAATACTGGACGTAGTAAAGATTTTTCCGGTAGCAGTTTCTAATACCAATACACTATTTGCATTAGTGGTATTGGATATACTTACTAAATTGACATTGGATGCGGTGATACTACCATTTGTAGCGTTAAGACTGCCCGATACCGTGAGGTTATTACTAAAGTTACCAGACCCCGATACATCAAAATTATAGTTTGGCGTAACAATGTTAATACCAACTTTTGCTACCGATGGTGATTGTGAACCAGTAAATTGAACTGCTACATTGTTATACGAGCCGGTGGCAAATATAATTCCGCCAATATTAATAGAATCGGTTATGTTACGAGGTAAACCAATACTGTTACCCACAACGATATTGTTTGACCCCATACTATCTACTGAATTAACTACATATCCCGACGAGTCTCCTATTAATATTGAATATGAGGCACTAACTGCATTATTTCCGGCACGTTTTCCTAAAAATGTTGAATAACGTGCGTTACTTGCACCAAATCCTGCCCGCAGTCCAATAAAGGTTGAACCGGTTGCGTCCGTGGCAAGTTCACCGGCACGTTCACCAATAAATGTTGAATTACTTGCTCTACTTGCACTAAATCCTGTCCGCAGTCCAATAAAGGTTGAGTTGTATGGATCAGTGGCGTTCTGACCGGCACTTGCCCCCACAAATGTTGATAATGATGCGGATATTGCCTTATATCCTGCAAAAGACCCTAAAAATGTTGAAGTATCTGCTTTACTTGCACTAAACCCAGCACTGTCACCAACAAAGGTTGAATTGAATGCAGATCGTGCTGCGAAGCCTGCTTGGTCACCAATAAATACGACATTGTATGCCCCCGACGCAGAGTATCCCGCTTGATATCCTAGTAAATTTGAATTATTAAAGTTACCCGGGTCACCTGCTCCTGCTTCAGACCCGATAAAATTAGAATTAGATGCATTGCGGCCGCCCTGCGTTCCTGCAAGATATCCAATCATGACAGAATCGTTTGATGCAACTGCGTCATATGCTACTTGATATCCAATGTATACACTATTATATGAACCGTTACGAGCGGCGGTGGTTCCTATAAATGTTGAATAATCACAATCAAACGATGCCGTTCCTGCGCCGAATCCTAAATATGATGCGGAAATTCCAGGTCTACCTATCCCAGAATTTGCTGTTATTAATGAACTTGACGCCCCGGCGGCAAAGGGATAACTGGATGATATTGCATTACTTGCCCAACTACTCGTACCGAACAATGAACTAGTAATTCCGCCACCGATAACCGTGATACCACTACCCGTCACCGTCAATGACCCACTAATGACTGCTGCACCAACAAACGGGAATGTAGTTGCCGTCACCCCCGTTAATCCGGTACCATCCCCCTTGAATGACCCCGTAAAGGAGCCAGTGAATGGGTCACTTAGTGTAGTAAATTGTTGTGAACTAGAGACAACTCCAGCAGGTAATGTTGCAATTGCACTTAATGCGTAGGATGCAGTTGTGGCAAACGAACTGGATATTGCATTACTTGCCCAACTACTCGTACCGAACAATGATGCGGTAATATTATTGGTGGAGAAGACTTTATTGGTTGCCGTTTCTAATACTAAAAGCGTATTTGGACCAGGAGTACCAGAAAGTACTAAGTTCACATTTGATGCGGTAACACTGCCCGAAATATTCAACGACCCACTAATGACTACTGGACCCACCGTTGTTTGACTGCCCGTAGTGTATAATGACCCCGATACATCTAATCCATTTGGAAAATTAATATATCCCGTAAAAGATGACGCGGTTGCTGCCGTGGTGGCAAAGGATGCAGTTGGTGGCGTAAAGGTAATAGACGTTGCTGCGGATGCCGTGGTAGCAAATGAAGATGATACTACATTACTTGCCCAACTACTCGTACCAAATACTGACCCACTAAATATACCAATAAACGACCCTGTGAACGATCCTGTATTAATTTGCGAAGAACTGGAAACCACTCCCGCAGGTAATGTTACATTTGCACTTAATGCATAACTTGATGTAGTGGCAAATGAGGAGGAGATTGCGTTACTGGCCCAACTGGCTGTTCCAAACGCAGACCCACTATGAATGCCAATGAACGACCCTGTAAACGAGCCGGTATTAATTTGTGCAGAACTAGAAACCGTACCCGTTGGTAAGAACGCAATAACTTGTGCAGAACTACTGACAATGTTTGCAGGAACATTACTTAGTCCTGTGTAGGATACTTGTCCAGAACTGGATACCGTTCCAGCGGGCAATCCCGATGGAAGTACATAAGATGCTGATGTTGCCCAACTACTTGTTCCCGTCAAGGTACCTACAAACGAACCACTAAACGAACCTGTATTGATTTGGGTAGAACTACTAACCAATCCTTCAGGTATTCCAGTGAGCGATGTCCATGCAGTTGACCCCGTAGCCATCGTGGGTGCCCATGAGGCAGATATTGCAAATGATGCAGTGGTTGCCCAACTAGACGTACCTATTAATGTTCCCGTAAACGAACCGCTAAACGACCCCGTATTGATTTGTACAGAACTACTAACTAACCCCTCCGGTATACCGGTAAGACTTGTCCATGTAGTTGACCCTGTGGCTTGTGTTGGTGCCCATGACGCAGATAACGCCGAGACTGCAAAGGATGAGGTGGTGGCAAATGAACTGGATATTGCGTTACTTGCCCAACTTGCGGTCCCTATTAAGGTTCCAATGATTTGGTTGGTGACATTCAACGAACCTGTTATACCGTAAGACCCTGTGAGTTGTTTGCTGTTAATCCATATACTACCACTTTTTACTAATAAATCCCCGTATGAAGAACCAGCTACATTTACATCGTGTAATTCATCCAGTTCATATCCGTTATCTATCTTGACATAGATTGCCCCCGCCGATGCGTGTACACGTTCAACATATCCAATTTGTACACCGTGATAGGGTGCCTCGGGTCTGGTCTGGGTGTACTCTCCTGCAGATGCACTTAACCACAACAAGGCGCCGGGTGTCAGACCAATTGTGTTCAGGCCGTGAACTACACCAACTACAGTGACGAACCCTTCTTGGCCAGAGAGAATGGGTTCGGTAACCACTCCAATGGTATTAGATGAACCAAGTTCCGCAGTGGCCGATGCACGACGAACTGCAATTCGGTTTCCCTGTGAACCAGAGATGTAGACTGCCGTACCGTCAGTAAGTGTGGTTGCTTCAGCATTAAATACACGTGCGACTAATTCTTGTCCAATCTGAAGGGTTGTATTTCCACCCTTCAATCCAAGGTCAAGGGTGCCGTCACCATCATTCCATACCAATCTACCTGCTGCACCACCAACTACTGCGGTAGTATCAATGTCAATGTAAGATGCCTTTACACTTCCTGTGACGATAACAGAGCCGGTAATAATCTGAGTTCCTACAAAAATGTTGGACCCTGTTGAAGCATATGTAGTAGAATCTCTATTGTCCAGTAAATCCGAATTTAATGCGGAGACTGCGTTATTTGCCCAACTTGCCGTACCAAACATGGTACCAACATTCGTAATATTATTACCGTCCAAGGATAAGGTGCCAGCCATTGCACGGGTTCCATTTACTAACAAATATTGTGTATGGTCGTCTGCATTTAATCCTAATAGATTTCCGTGAACAGACGAGGCGTTTACTCCTGCTGCTCTAAATCCAATGATTGGACGAATGTCCTGTATTTGTGTAATATTTGCAGAACCAGATTGCACATAGACTGCCGCCAATGCAACAACCCCATCATTAAAATATGTTGGAATACTTGGTAGGTTTGCATTTTCTGCGGCAACTAGCGTTGAATATTGATTGGAATTAATAACAAGGAAATATTTTTCGTCTATTCCTTCACCCACACCATATAATGTATGTTTTGTGTATGCAGATGCGGATAATGGAGCCAATACACTTGCGGAAGCATACAGATTGTTTGGAACAATAGACGAGGTATATCGTGCCCATGTTGATGCACTTGGGTAATATTGAGTAAGATTTATAGATGATGTGCCAGAAGGAGTAAACTTATTTTCTGAGAAGAAATATGTTCCTGCTGTTACATCTAATTTAAATGGCGTGGAATCTTCGGTAACGGTAGACCCTGCTGCATATACTGGTCCCAATGCTTCTCTATTAAATGTAGAGAGTTTGTTGGCCATGTGTTCGCCATTATATGGCGTTTGGTCAATAAGTTCAATTCCAGTATTATTTGTTACCACTCTACCCAAGATAATATTGGTTTCATTATTCGGAATAGAACCTGCGGCAGTTAATACTTCCGTGGAGGTTAAGTAAATGTAATTATTGGAATTTGCGGTTAAGGTTAGATTACCGTTTACCCAATCTATTCTTTTGTATACCGCCGCATCAGTTGCATCTCGTGCATATCCAAATCCAGACGCAACGGTAATATTAAATCCACTGCCCGTGGTAATATTGCCGTCCTCCATAACACCCATTGGAGAACCCTTAAAAATAAGAGTAGTTGCATCCGTATGAGTTCCATCGGCGAATGTTACTGCTAAATTACGGGTAATATCATTTTCACCGTCAGTATCATCTAAGAAGTTCCAAAAGAAATTGTCACTTAAATTATTAATTTTACCATGAGACGCAACACCTTGATACCGACCTTTTGTAGAGGTATTCAATACATCAAAGTCGTATATATTTGAATTATGAATCATACTACCAACAATTCTAAATTCAGGGGCAGGAGATGCAGCAGGAACTCGTACACCATAATCCCAATTTTGCATCTCTAAGGCTGCGGCTTCGAATGATGCGCCTTGTTCTATTTTAATTGCAGTAGACCCTGCGGTATTATCTCCTTTAAATAATCCTGTATACAAACTTAAACTAGAACTTGGACCCACTACATAGTTACCTATACCAGAACTACTGGATGGGAATAAGTAATAATTTTCTACGTTAGCCAATACACTAAAGTTGTTACTAGACGAAACATATACTCCATAACTAAACGGCCCATTAATGTCTACATATTCTCCATAGAACGTTGAATTGGCGGTGTTTGCCGATACTTTAACGCCATAATCATAGTTGTATATGGAAATTTTATGTACTTGGGCAAAGTCACTACTAACAATTTGTCCTATGTCTGGTGCGGATAAAGCAGAATATCCCGCAACATTATTACCTTTTAATGTTAAAAATGAAACTTCGTTGGTAGGTCCAAGAATAAGTTGGTCAAATGCTCCGCTTCCGGATGGAATAATAACTGTTGTTTGAGTATCCGATCCAAGAATAGCAATATATGGTTTTCCACGCATATCTATTTGCTTTTCTGTGAATTCTCCTGGTCCTACTTCAATAACATATCTGTTATTTTCTGCGGAATCTGTGATATATGCAACCGATGCACTAATAGATGTAAAATCTCCACCCTTTTTTGCAACGGTAATTCTTCGTGGGTCTTGGTTTACTTCATAAAGTGGAGCATCTTTTGCAATAAGAGTTTTTAAGAATGTATCGGTCCCAGATACTTTTCCTAATGACCCCGTATGTTGAATATCTACGTCAGTTGTACAATTCTCAAAGTTTAATGCAATTGCATCAATAGATGGAGCAGACCCAGTTTGTGGTGCCCAAATACCTCGTGTCCATCGTTGAAAATTAACTGCGGTTAAGCGAAGTTGTCCACCGTTATATACTTTAAATCCAGTACCCGTTGCTGTTCCGGTTGCACGAGTTAATAAACATCCATTAACAATGAACGTACAGCCCGGTGCATCGGCAAGAGCAAATATTTGGTCTTGTGAAGAACCCGCAACACCACCATTCGTAGATGTTACGTTACGAAGTTGCATACGTCCAATACCACCGTCCGAACCAGAAGTAACTTGGAATCCAACATCAAAGGATTTACTACCTTCAGTAAATCCGCCGTATTTTATATTTGAGCATTGTAGAATACAATTGCCGCTACTTCCACTTCCGATAACTTTTGCATTTGTATAATTTGTTCCAAATCGTACATTTTCTACATAGGCAATTGCATTAGTTTGCGGCGTTGTTGGCGACGAATATACAACGGCAGAAACGTTTGGTGCAGTAGACCCTTGTATTTGCATGTCAATAACCATTGTTTGGTCAGCCATAACAAATATACTAGCACTTGGATTGGATGCGGAAACTATAGTGGAGATGGACGAATCGCCCTTAATCGCAATATATGGTTTAAGAGTAATTGTATTTTCTATATACACACCCGGATATACTCTTACCGTATACGTGTTCGTTGCCGTTGCATCCGTGATACTATCTACTGCTGTTTTAATTGAATTATAATTTGTATCACTTCCCGCCAATCCTACCGTTACTAAATTATCTATAAACGTAGGAGGTGCATAACTTGCAGATGTTGCGTTTGATGCTGTGCCAAATAAATATGAGGCGGTAATATTACCTAATAAATTAATACTGCCCGTATTTGGTACATCTAATGTTACAACACTTCGTACAAATTCACCACTGCTACCAGATTGTTTAACGAATATTTTAGCATCAGCAACATTGATAGCCAATTCCCCAACACTTAACGACGATGTTGTGGGGGCAATGTTTGATGTTAAATTTCGTTTATGTAGTATTTTATCTGGCATAATACCATCTCATAGAAAGTGTCATATTGTAATAAATATCAGTCATTAAGTTACTTACCATTGTTTACCCGTCGTTATAGGAAATTTATATAGATTATTTAATATAATCCACCATCTATATAACTTGAAGTAAGTGCGTAGGAAGAAGTACTTGGTGTAAAGGTAATACTGGTAGCAGATGATGCGGTAATTGCAAACGAGGAAGAAATTGCGTTACTTGCCCAACTGCTCGTTCCAAACAATGACCCAGTGTGGATGCCGATAAACGACCCTGTAAATGAACCACTGTTAATTTGTTGAGAACTAGATACTGTTCCCACTGGAACTGGTGCATACGATGCCGTTGTGGCAAACGAGGAAGAAACTGCGTTACTTGCCCAACTAGAAGTGCCTATAAATACACCCGTAAATGAACCGCTAAACGACCCCGTATTAATTTGCGTAGAACTAGAGACAGTACCCGTTGGAACTGGTGCGTATGATGCGGATATTGCATTGGTAGCCCAACTTGACGTACCTATCAATGTTCCCGTCAATGACCCACTGAAAGAACCAGTATTAATTTGAATAGAACTTGACACGGTTCCGGCGGGTAATCCAGAGGGAAGTACGTAAGATGCAGACGTTGCCCAACTTGCGGTACCAAACGTTGAACCACTATGAATACCAATAAACGACCCCGTGAAGGAGCCTGTGTTGATTTGCTGAGAACTGGACACGGTTCCCGCCGGAACTGGTGCATATGACGCAGTTGTTGCAAACGAGGAGGAGATAGCGTTACTTGCCCAACTACTGGTGCCAATTAATGTGCCAGTGAATGACCCACTAAACGAACCAGTATTAATTTGTGCAGAACTACTAACAATTCCCGCAGGTAGTATGGTTGGAGCAAATGATGCGGAAGTTGCAAACGAAGCAGTTGACGGAGTAAATGTTATTGAAGTTGCTGCGGAAGCAGTTGTGGCAAAGGATGCAGTTGCTGGAACAAAGGTTATGGAAGTTGCCGCACTTGCTGTTGATGCAAAGGAAGATGATACTGTATTATTTGCCCAACTTGATGTGCCGATTAAAACTCCAGTAAACGACCCACTGAATGAACCAGTGTTAATTTGTGTTGAGGACGATACGGTTCCCACAGGAAGTACTGTTGGAGCAAATGATGCCGAGGTTGCAAATGATGCCGTTGCTGGAGTAAATGTTATTGAAGTTGCCGCACTTGCTGTTGATGCAAAGGACGATGATACTGCATTACTTGCCCAACTGGAGGTTCCTATCAATGTACCGACAAATGACCCACTGAATGAACCTGTGTTAATTTGAGTGGAACTAGAGACTGTTCCTATTGGCAACCCACTCGGTATTATATATGAAGCAGTTGTTGCAAATGAAGCAGTACTCACCCCAGTGGCAGTTGTTATAGAATTTAATGTTCTTCCAATATATTGATATGCGGACATATATACATATTGCCCCGCAGTTGGTGTAACCGCAGATGAACTAAATTGCAATACACCTGTCTTATAATCAAACGCATAATTGTTAATAGAAATAACATCCCCGTTAGCAGGGGTCGTTGCATTTGTAGAAACAAATACCTTTGCTAAATAACCAGGTGGTGTATCTTCCGAGTTAGCATTTGCTAATGCTGAAACCGCATATTTGGGGGAAATAAAATTTGTTTGTTGACTACCAGTTATTAACTGCGCCCCAATTCCAGATGCCGACCCCGATGGGACGACGAAAAACCACACTTCGTTATTTAAGTCCGACTTTGTTAATGCTTGACGATAATAATATTTTAAGCTTCCCGAGAACGTTGATAAATGCTGCCCACTACCACTAAACGGTAAACTACTCGTAGGAATTAAATTTTGGTCAATATAAATTTCTGTAGCATTAATATCCAACGTAGACGTAAATGCTTCTTGGGCATCGGTAAATGTTTCATGCGTATACCGTCTACTTTGAAGTAATCTTCCAGATTTCTTTGTATTATCTATTGCCATTATATTCTCTTGGTCTTAACTGAATGTCACGGTCATGGTTGAAACTGGCACTGGGTTCCCATTATATCTAACTAATACATATATCTCATCATAGGTTGCGTTTAAAAACATACCGTCCGCATTTCGAATAGGCACTGTATATGTTGTGGTTGCAACCGAACCACCGCTGTTTCCATACAAAGCAATTTGTGACCCAAATGGGTTTTGTCCATCGGTATTTGCCGTAATGTTTGTTACAAAGTTTGATGTTGTTTTCGTTGGGTCATATAATCTAGCAGGTGTATATATTGAACTGTTTGATGATTCAAATAGAATTAATACACTGACAGTATCCGTTGTGGCTGTTTGCCAATCCACTAAAGTCCGTCCTAGATTTAGTGTCATAGACGTTTTTGTTGCTGCCGGAGACACTTGAAAACGACGGACATAATATTTGTATACACTTGCAGAACTTGGATTGGTTATCCAATATCCATATGACCCACCAGGCGTTACTAAATATCCCGGCTTAACTTGTAAGTCTGTTGCGCCTAAATTATAAAATACCGATCCTGTATTCCATGCAGTTCCTGTAAAGGAAAGTATGTTATCCGTTAATTGAATGCGATGATTTTCCCCTAAGAATGATTCCGCAACCGATGTACTAGAACCACTTGGAGAAGTATCCGTTCCTTGGTTTCTTCCCCAATATGCCAACGATCCACTTGCAGCGGGTTGTCCAAACGTTCCCGCGGTATGATAAAACACGGCCTGTGCGTCTGATGTTGCTGCTCCAGCTTTATTCAATCCAGTTGTTGTTAACGTAAACGTTGTTGGTGTTACCGTGGATTGTCCAATATTGGTATTTGTACTTGCTGCAAATGTTGTTAATGCATTAACCTTAATAGTATCAGTTTCAAATGGAACGGTGGACGTTGCACGGGCCGTAACGCCGGTAGAATCATATACTGCGTTTGCTGTTTGAATCGTCCCACCTGCAGTGGAAACCGTGGTTACCCCGGATGTTAATGTAACGCCAGTTCCGGTTGGGGTTATGGATGCAATTCCTGTATTTGCATAGTACAATGGATTAAATGACCCCGTTACTGAGCCAGAGATAGAGTACGTTGACCCACTTAAGTATGGTGCTCCACTCAATGAACGTGATGTTGCCGTTAACGCAGTAATAACCTTATTCACGGTTATTGTATTAGTTCCCACATTGGTGGATATCGTTGCTAACGGCGCCCAGAATATTTCATTATTGCTTGCAACTGGTGTGTTATATAATCCCGACCCACTTGCAATAGAAATAGATGCCGAAAAATGTACGTACCCACTACTACTAACGGTCGTTGCACTTCCAGTATACAACGACGGTGCAAATGTTGCAGCAAATTTTCCATCTTGATATGCACCTGGAATAACTGCTGGATTTACCGTATTAATTTTTGCTAAGGTTACACCGGATGTCGTACCAGCACCAGTTTGTGTTATAAGTTGCTGTGATGCAGATGTTGCTGTATCCGTCTTTGTACTATTATCTTTAAATTTAAATATAAACGACCCAGATACATTAAATGTCGTAGGTACCCCACCGGCCAATTGTCCCAAACCAAACAATTGAGCGTCCGCCGACGACGACACCGTAGTACTACCTGCCGCAACTGAGGTGTACGTATACCCATAATTCGTTGCCGTGTAAATGGTACCAATTCCAGCAAATATTGTACTGCCGGTTTGTGCAAATCCTTTTGACGTTAGATAATTAATTGTCGTATTGGATGATGCCGATGGAATATTTCCTACGGTTACCGTACCTGTCGTGGTATTAACTTGGTTTGCCGTAACTGTACTAAACGTTTTCGTATTCGGTGCCGCATCGGGTGCAGAAGCAGATAGTAATCCCGCAACAAATCGTAATATTTCTGACACGTTGGTATTTGAGGTAAAATTATTGAAATATGAACCATTTAAACTGGTTTGCCATGCGTTTGAGGTTGGTATACCGTTAGTAATGTTAGAAGCAGAAATGGTTGTTGATGTTCCATTACTCGCGGTAATTGACCCGCCAACCGATAAGTTATTTGTTATACTGACTGTGGTACCATTATCAGTAATTTGCGAGTCACCAATATGGTCATCGCCAGTTGCTACGGGAATTTTATTTGTGGTTAATCCAGTTTCGTTTCCCAACGTTCCTGTATTTTTTGGACCCGCAATTATTATTGCACTATTGTATGTTGCACCACTTTCTCGTTGATATACCCACCGATTATTTAAACTATCCCAATACAATGAACCCGTTGCTTGACCCGAACCGGAGTCTACTACCGAAATACCGCCAAATTGTACAGCAGGTGTTGAAGTATTTAATACAATTTTATTATTACCGATGTTTAACTGCGACGAGGTAACATATTGAACGGATGACGTTCCTAGTACCGTAAGATTGCCTTGTACCAATAACTGACTTGCGGTAATCAATCCAATAAATGATCCCGTAAATGACCCAGTATTGATTTGAGAAGAACTCGACACGATACCACTCGGAACATTACTAAGTCCCGTATACGAGACTTGTGAGGAACTGGAGACTACTCCTGACGGGAGTCCACTTGGTAGTACATAGGATGCAGTCGTTGCCCAACTGGCGGTACCGAACAATGGCCCGGTGTGTTCTCCTATAAATGACCCCGTAAACGACCCCGTATTAATTTGGTCAGAACTACTGACCGTACCTGCTGCAACTGGGGCGTAGGATGCGGAAATAGCGTTACTTGCCCAACTACTGGTTCCTATCAATGTTCCCGTAAACGAACCGGTGTATGAACCCGTACTATATTGATTTGAACTGGAAATGGTTCCCGCAGGAACCGGAGCATATGACGCAGAAATAACATTACTTGCCCAACTACTCGTTCCTATTAAAACACCAGTAAATGATCCCGTAAATGATCCTGTATTAACTTGACCAGAACTACTGACTATACCCGATGGAATTGGAGAGTACGATGCCGATATTGCGTTATTTGCCCAACTTGCGGTTCCAAATAATGAACCCGTGATACCTTGTGTAATTGACAAGGAACCCGTTAAGGTATGATTATTATTTGATTCCAAGGTCAATTTACGAGTTACTTCTACATCACTACCACCAACAAAGAACATAATATGATTATTGGGCGTTGCATTTCCAATATGTAACATACTACCCGTAGAATACAAATATGCATCATTGGGACCGCCAATTAATCCAGTAAATTGACTACTGTTAATACCCATGTTAATATAATTGACTTCTTCCGTTCCATTGTCGGCAGTTGCCACGATATCAGAGGATGCATCCGCGCCATTAGAATCATTTTTTAAATTAATTTGTGCATATGAGTTCGTACTGGCCCGTGCATTGATTATATTAAATGACCCTGGAATTGCTTGTACGGCAAGTGCTTCTGGCGCGCCTGACACGGGGGAAGAAGTATTAATACCCACAAATCCTTGGGTGTCAATAAATACGCGCGCATTAGCAATTGCACTACCCGGTCCACTAAATAATATAACTCTACGATCCGGTGAGGTATTTCCAATTAGTAAATCGCCATCTCCTGCCATATACAAGTAGGCATCGTCGGCGCCACCAATAGAATCGCCGCCACTTGCGTACCCACTACCATTAATACCCATGTTAATATAACCAAATAATTCCGTACCAGAATCCGTGGTTGCAACGATGTCAGCAGATGCGTTTGACCCCGTACTGAAATTTTTAATATTTATTTGGAAATAGTTATCTGCGGTGCCATGTACCGAGACAGCATTATAAGAAGTTGTGTCCCCAGCATAGACACCCAACACATCAGGAGCACTTGCAGTATGATTGGTAGTGGACCCAATCAGTATACTTGATCCTGTTTGGTAGATTAAACTGGACGTTAGTGTAGTAGTACTACTCCATAATGGAATATAGTATTGTGTACCACCGGTGATGGATGAGGACGCCACCGTCTCATAATCAAATGTTTCCCATGCACCAGACTGTGAATTAAAAATTGGTACTTTTTTATGCCCAATGGCATTTAAATTTAATTCTACAGGTTGTCTACCGATTAATCTTGCCATTATAATACCTTAGTCGTTAGCGTTTTCAAGGACCGACAATACGGCTTCTAATGAATTATTGAGATTGGTTTGAAAAATCAACGCATCATATTTTTGAAGTACCAACTTACCCGATAATGGGTTCAATGCTTCATTCGGTGGAATGTTGAAATTATTAAATAAAGTTACCATAGTGGCACTTCCAGATTTTTGTACTTTGACACTAACTTGTCTATCAAACGCAGTAATATTTGCAATTTGTGTAGACAAAATAATTGCCGATACATCTTTAGTTTGATTCTGATAAATAATATTACTTCCACTAACCAGTGGTAGTGCAAGGAGTACAAACTCATTTAGTGGTATTGCTTCAGCCATAATATAATTCTCTTGTTAACTTTCAAGTGCCAAATTTAATGGAGTAAATCGTGCTGCAATTGCCTTATTAAAAGTACGTCCTTCGATAATACCGGTTGCTTGTCGAATAATAAATCCGTTTCCTGCGTAAAAATCTCCCGTTTCATCGCCTGAAGTATGGAACACTCGACCGCCGTCTTCTTCAACAATTCGTAAATTAACATTGGTTTCTCCAAGGCCTCCTTGATTTACTGGTAATGCAAGGAAATTTACCCCAGCCCCTGCATATGAAAAATCGTGAGAGGTAGATGTTGCCAATGACCCAAATAATTGCAATAAGTCTGGTAGATTTTGAATTACCGCACTGGTTATTGTATTTTTAGGAATATTAATTAATTGTTGAATTTTCGTTAATCCCGATGGGTTTAACGCACCAAATAATGAATCGGGGTCGTTGACAATAAATTCCTTGATATACTCATACGATGCAGTAAAATCCATTGCTATTTTCTTACCATCGTTCACACGAAACGCCGCAATTGCTCCTGATACAAACGACCCCGTTGGAGCTAATGTAAACATCTTATCAACAGAGGTATCTTGTGCTTTGAATAATCCCTGTGTGAACTGTACAATTCTTCCTGGCTGTGCTGATGCTAAGTCTGTTACCACCGCATCTATCAATAATCCCCCATCTTTTAACGATGCAGTATAAAGATGTGAACTTGTATCTAAATAGGATGCAGAATAACTTCCACTCAGTTGAAGTTTTCCAATCATATAATTTAATATACTTGTTTTTCGACTTGTTAGTATACTTGCATCAGCTGAACTTGTATAGGTGGATACTCCCGTCTTATCTGGTACCACCAATATACGACTTCCTTTTGCTCGTATTCCATAATCACCAAACGTGGTATTAGAATTCAATAATGACGCATGACCGCCATCGATGCAGTATACGCCTGCCCGAGAAAAGTTGGTAAAGAACGATACCATTTGTCCATATCCGGCCCCACGTAAACAAATACCAATACCATTAAACGCAACTTGGGTATATGCATCCACAATCATAGATTTCAATGGACTATACCCATCGAGTACAGAGTCATCAACAATCATACCGCCGGGACCATTGCCCACTGCTGGGTTTCCACTGGCAGATGCTAACGGCGCATAAAATTTATCGACGGGCGTTCGTGCCGCAGTACAATTTTGAATATAGGGTGATGTAGTAATTGATGCACTTGGTGCAAAGGCAAAGAAGAATCCTTTGCGGGGGTCTTCTAAATTATCAATAACACATCCTTCCAATCGGAGTCCATATGCATAGGTACCATTATTCATTAAGAATAAATTTTCACCGCTTGTACCGTCAGTGGGACGAACCACCACACTACGCAAATCGTCACCCAAAATAGATGTATATGCGGGAACGGTAATTGGCGCGGTTTCTACATAATATCCACTCTTAACCCGTATACTAACTTTACGTGGGCCATATGCTCCTGACCCAGATGCAATATATGCTGCAGCTGCTTGTGTTGCTTTTTTAATTGTTTTAAATGCGTAAAATATAGTACTACCATCGTGTCCAAAATCTGTATCCGACCCTTCTTGTGTTACGAAAAATACCGTTTCCAGTGGTCCCGCAGATGATGCTTGACTTGCGTTTTCTGCGTATGATGCGGTCAGTGCAAAATTAGTTAATGCGGCAACCAATGCATAACTGGAGGAGCTTGCGTAATCGGCAACAGTAAGATACCCACTGGCCGTCGTGGCAGTGATGGTTGCAGGAGTATCTACAACAACTTTGTAGGTATCTCCTGTATTAACAACGACTGTAAGGTCTGGAATATCAAGTTTTATTTGACTCATATTATCTGGTCACCGTTGGACGCACTGTTAATCCTCCTTCCAGTATTCGTCGAATAACTGGGCCCGTTGAGCCACTGGTAATATTTACATCATACACATATTTACGTTGTGTTAATTGCAATGTTTGTTCGGCGTCTAATTTGATAAACAAACTACCCGATGTATATGGAATTGCCTTTTCAAACGAAAACGTGGCAGCAACTTCATCCGTGGTGTAATTTTCCCGTAATTGGCCGGTGAATGTGTAATTCGTAATGTCTAACGGAATATTATTATCACTACGATTTTTTAATTGTAAAAGTATTTTAAATGTTTCCCCTTGACCAATTTGAAAATCGGTAATGTCTGCCATAGAATTCTCATTATAAAGACGACTCTAGTATAAATATCAAAACCCACACTAATAGAGTGTTTTTATACAAATTTATATACAAAATCTCCACAACGTATTAAGTAACGTTGTGGAGATTCTATACTTACCAACCCATCAAATTAATAATTGAGTACGCAGTAATCGGGTTGAATTTCAAGTGTAATTTCTACTTGCGTATCTTCACTCCACGCCATATCACCAAATGTTGCACTTGTAATTTGTGCGCCTTTGATAATCCACTCTTCAACTTTGTCACCCACTGGACCAAGAATATTGAGTGTTAAATCTTTCTTGTAAAATTCAAGATATCCATCACGACCAGTTACCGATTCGTGATGAAGACGAACCCATTCCATGACTGCTTGAGCGCCAGAAGGAACGATGGGATCATATAACGTTAATTGCATCGTACCCCATTTACTTTTACCCTTCACATATCGTTGTAAATTGATATGATCAAGAGGTTTTGCTTCTTGGGTTAATTTGGGACGAGATACTTTATTTACAAGATATGAAGGAATTCCATCCATATAGAGGATGAAACGATTCTTCATTTTTGGTTCAAATGCTGTGAAGAACAGTTCTTGTTCTGATACTAGGTTTGCCATGTATAATCTCCGAAAGGATATCTAACTATAAATATAAGAAGGTTGAAAATTGTGAGGGGAGATTTTACCTCCCCCCACGTTTCTCAATTTACGCAGTTGGGAACGTTGCGCCAGTTGGGAGAACATTGAAATCAAGGACGATGAATTCTGCTGTTCTTGTGGGTTGTAGATAGAGTTGTCCATAAAGGATATTTCTATCAATCACATCAGGCGTGTTATTTGTTTCATCCATTACCACACGGAATGCGTACAATCCAGAACGTTCTTGTACACTTGCGAGGTACGGGTTCACAATGTTGAGGAAACGATTACGTGTTGCTTCAACATTCTGTTCGAACACTAAATAACGTGCCGAACTTGCAATATACTTCTTCACCGCGATTAACAAACGACGAACGTTCACACGATCAAGCGCTGATGAACGGCGTTGTAATGTCTTCTGACCCCATACACAGATACCTTGTCCTGGGAACTGTGCAATTGGGTTAACCTTTCCTTCATATAGTGTATCACGACTTGCTTGCGGTAAGCGAACCTTGACACCGACTGCACTTGCAATGCCACCACGATTTAATCCAGCGGGTGCAAACCATTCTGCTGCAACATTGTCGTTGTAGGCATAAATTTCTGGAAGAATTACTGATGGTGGAACCCAAATTAACTTATTGGTGTTCGTATCAATAACTCGTAACCACGGATAGTATGTTGCTGCGTAATTACTATCAATTTCACCTGCCTTTGCCGTTGCTGTGGCAAGAGTTGCGGTTAATCCAGTAGTATCCATGATGTAGAATGCATCTCCACGGTCTTCACATAATGTTAGTGCAGAATCTGCGATATATGAATGATATTCATAAATAACGCCTGGAAGTACTAATAAGTTAAAATCAAACTGGTCAGGATTACTGATTGCGTTCAATGCTTTCTTATATGATACTGAGCCTGCTGATACCGAGGTTGATAAGTTGAACCCTTGACTATTGGTAGCAACGATGTCACCACCCATATTAATATCACGTGCGGGATTTAACCCATCAAATCCACCTTGGAATGCCACTGAGAACTTACGATAGATGAAACTATCTTCGTCTGACAATGAGATTGCCTTTGGTACTGTACCATTCGGTACATCCACAACATTTTCAAGATTAAATGCTGTTCCAACATTTACTGATCCCGATGGGATTGGACCAAGATAAGAATTATTGGTGTCATTTCCAGCATCAAAATTCCAACCATAATAATATTTCTTGTCAATTGATTGTGTAGTATATCCTTCGACGCCATTATCAAACCAACGACTTGTGACATAATCCGGTGCCGTTAATTGTACGGCTGGCGCAGATAATGTTGATTCATATGTGGCAAATCCAAATGGAAGCGCAGTTTCTGGAATCTGTGCGTCGGTCATTTCTACCCAAATATATTGTGAGTTATTTGGGAAGTCACCTTGATAATACATTTCACCAGTTACCGTATCTTCGGTTGGTGCACTGTTACCAATTACCCGTGCAATATACTGTGGACTATCCGGGTCAAGATTTACATTGTCAAATTGTTCTAATACTTCCGACCGTGCATCTGTATCATTGTATCTACGAACAAAAATTGTAAATGTACCGAAGTTATATTCAACATCTCCACTAGCCTTCATGTTTGCAAACGATACTTTAATTTCCTTATTTGCAGAATTACCATCACCTAATGTGTGAATCTTGAAAAGATCTAACTTAGTTCCACCCAACGTCTGTGATTGAATCCACGGAGTAAATGCATGCTTGTAAACCCCGTGTGTTGCACCATTGAAATTTAATGCAGTACTCGATGTTTCTGCCGACATTACAGAACTAGCTAGTCTTGCTGCATCGGTTAGCGGATATGAAGTTACGGTGGTAAGAACACCAGTTGCACTTGAACTCACAATAAATACTGTGTTTGTTGACGAGATTGCAGTATATTGCGATAGTAACGTTGTTCCAAAGTTGATTCCTGAGCCACTGACGGTAATTTCTGTTAGTTTGGTTACATCTAACCCAGCAAGAGTTGCAGTTGGTACTACATATTTTGTAAGACTTCCTGTTGAAACTGTACTTGGTACGTCACCAGTAACCAAAGATTGAGACGCCACTGCTAATCCACCCGTAACTGCGGTAGTTAACATTGAATTTAACGCGGCTTCAGGAAAAATTGTATAAATATATGAGTTTTGTGTTGTACTCGGAGTTGACGCAAAATAGTCTTGAAATGAATTTGATTGCCCTTCTACTGAAGTTAATCCACTTTGACTAATATTTGTTCCGCCAGATGCAGTCACTGATAAACTAAATCCAGTTGATACTCCAACCGCCGTAATATTCGTAAGGGTATTTCCAGTACTACTAGGATGTAATACTGCATATACTTTCTTACCTGCTGAACCTGATGCGTAAAGTACTGCAGATTTTGTGGTAGCTGGGTCATATCCTGTTGTTCCCAACACACGAACGATTGTGGCAACGCCAGATTCACGGAGATAATTTTTTGCTGATAATCCCGTGTAATGATTGGTATCTGCTTCGCCAAATCTGGTAACATATTCCTGTTGACCACGTACTATGGTCGGTATAAACGCCGGACCTTTTGGTGTGGGTCCAATAAATGCCGCCCCGATTTCACTGATACCTTGAGTTAGGAAGCTTAAATCCTTTTCTCTGGTAAATACGCCAGGGGAAACAATTCTTTCATTTGCCATACGAGTCCTCCAAATGGGTTATATTATTCTGATACTTCCCCGGTTTCCATATTGATGTTACCAGTTCCATATGTTTGTTGCAACTTCTCAAATAAAACCCTTTCTTTTGTTTGAAACTCTACAAATTTATCTTGTTGAGTTTTAATGTCAGAAGATACCGTATTTAATTGATTCTCTAACATAAATTTATTTAGTGTTAATTCGCCAATTGTCGTAATCACTTCAAGAAGCATTTCACGCAATTTTTGAATTTCTAATAATTCTGCGTCTGTAACTTTTTTCATACATTCCTCGTAAACTTATAGATTGATTATATATCATACATATATAATTTCGTGTCAAAACTTATGTAATCTTATTAATAAATATCATTCATTATTTTCAAACTTAATATTATACAAGATTTGTAACAATTTCTGTATCGAATACCACTTTCTTTGGAGAATATTGCAATCGTGTGGTTGCCGCACGATTCCCATTTCTATCTAAGGCACTCTGTGGGAGGATATATGCTTTTACGTCAATTGAAAATTTATTACGAACCAATCTATCATTTGTCGCAGGAAGGTCCGTTAATTGTTCAAATTGGGTAATTTTTGTGATAAACTTATAGTTATTTGCTTCACCCCAATATTCATCACTTTCAAACGAAATATTTTCCACCACCCCATTCATCTGTTCCATATATTCCGTCCATATCATTGCTTCGTAGGTAAAGTCATAATAATCTGGAATCATCGTAGTATGATATATTTGACTTGGTGTGATTCTATTTTGTGCCGTAAATCTATCATAAATATTACGAGAATTCCATCCCGTTTTAAACGTATATTGTTGATATTTGTTCGTCGGTGATGTCATTGAATTTTTCTTCATCATAGAACGTTTTACCATAATAATTGGTAACATAATTTTTCCGTTCTTATCACGAAGGTTGCCATCTTGCTGTGCACTTTTCCATCGTTCTGGGTTTCCGTAAATAACGGGAATTTGTATCTGCTTCCCGTCTTGTGAAATTACTGGTTTAATTTTTGTTTGTAAGTATTTTAGAATAGCATTATCAATGGTATATAATCCCACTGCTACCGGCGAACTTACGCCCGGTACATGTTTATTATCATTTCCCCGATTATATCGGTTGGGTAATGTGAGATTATTTCTATCAAACGTCGGTGTACTCATGTGTGGGTTTCCTCAATATTAAGGCCACTCTTACGAGTTAAGTGTGTTTCACAAATAATATTGTGATTATATTCAGGTCTTCCCGCAACTAGTTGAATTTCGTTCGTATTATCAATTTCATAATAGTTTTCATTATATTTGATGATATCGCCAACGTCTGGATACACATCCACATCTTCTAATATTTTTCGTACAAATCGAAATTCTACACCAGGTTGGTTCGTATCATACCCAAATCCTTCTGCCGCAGGTTGCGTTTTCGGATATTTTATCAATGCGTTCAAACTAATACCACGGTATCGTGGTTTCGTCAGTGATTCCCCGTAAATATTTACATTAACTACCTCATGTATTATTTTATATAATACAACTTCTACGTCCACCACATCCACTACGATTTCTCGATTGATGTGTTGGAAGAATAGAAAATCCCGTTCGGATACGAATCTTGGCATATATTATAAAATGTAGAAAGGCACTGGAATATACTTAAACATTGCTTGCATTGCTTCTGCATTTTCCATATGTTTTTTCATTTGTGCTTGGTGACCAGTTTGTTCCAAGGTTTCCCGAATTTCTTTAAGTAAATTATCTTTTTCTTGTGACGCTTCTCTACGAAGTGCATCACCATCCATGCGTATTTGTGCATCAGGTATCGGAATATTTTCATATTTAGAACGAATATTACCCAACACTTCCTTTGCTAACGCAAGTGTATAACGATATACCCAATTTCTTCCAATACTATTGATATTTTTGTACTGAATATTGTCATATGGAATATTGGAGAAGTCGGATACCGTACTATTTTCTGACCCTGACTGTAATAATGCGTTTCCGCTTTGTTTATCATTAACCACAACATAATCAAACCAGATAGTGGTGTCTTTGGTGAAAATTGGCGTGAATCGTATGATATTATTGGAGACAGAAAAGCTATATTGACTTTTACGAATCATATCATTGACTTCAATTGCTTGAATACGAAGTAAATCTTCGAATGCAGGCATCATCACGAATGTTACCGGTGGAGAATATCCATCAAACCCAAACTCACTCATGAGATTTGTTAACCCAAGACCCGTGGTTGCAAATGGGTCATAGTATCGTGCAATTGCGGGTGGCATTTGATGATATATTTTACGAATTTCAATTGCTGACCCACTTTCTTGTGGGTCTGCCCACAATTTTTTGAGGTCATACGATTGCGTATATGCAGAGGTAGCAATAAATCCTTTTTTTACAGTCACACTTCCGCCACTTTCTGCTTCCGTACCATATTGAGCAGATAATTTTACCAGTTGCGGCAGTGGTGTCGATAAAATATTTCGTTGGGTAATATTTGTCGATGTACTCATGCCCTGCATGGACAACATATGTTCACGGGCATTAAATTGATTGACTTGGTTACTATAGGTGGTAATGGCCTCTTCCAGACACGTATACAGTTGACGATGTGTGAGTTCAACATCCACAACAGGATAACCCAACCGTCTTGCTACAAATGACGCAACTTGGGGAGCTTCCGTTTGAAACTCCGCATCATTATCATAAAATCCAAATGGTGTTAAATTATATGGATTAATTGGCGCTTCTTCAAAAATAATTGGTTCACGATTCTGCATACAAGCCCTCTATTAGAGTCATATACTATAAATATCAAAATAGTTTATATAACCATAACTTTATAACAATAAAAAGGGGTGACCTTTCGGCCACCCCCAATTATCACTATTGTTACCAAGTTACATCTTAGACGAGGTTGAGCTTGTCGATGTAGATCTTGCCGAAGAATTCGGGGCGAACAACCTTCTTCGCGTAACGTGTCATCACGCCACGACGAGGTGTGAAGTTCTGTGGATCGTACACAAGTGGTGTCATGATCAATGGAATGTATGGTGCGTACACTGCGCCCGTTTCCAAGAATTGGTTACCACGGAAGCCCATCAACATCACGTTTTCTGTCATGTATGGGTTCTTGTATACGGTGAAACGGTTCTGGAAGGAACCAATCTTCGTTACACCGGCTGCAAATTCCATCTTGTCGCCGTCGGTTCCGGCTGCAAAGCCAGGGATGGTTTCAAGAATTGTTGCAACAGTTGGTGATACGACTGCAAAGTTAGCACCGCCACGCATCGTTAATTGATGAATCTTGTTGCTCACCTTCTGCATCTTCTGACCAAGCGTTTGGAACCAAGTCATGTTGGTCCATGCCGTGCCGTAGAATGAACTTGCGGCAAATGCTCCACCACTTCCAGGTTGCTGACCATTCCAGACTGAACCAATTTCTGCTGACCAGTATTCCGTTGTGGTTGCTGGTGCTGCATTAATTAACATGTCAAGAATTTCAAGGTCAATTTCCATTGCCACATAGTCTGACAACATACTAGTCAATTCTGCTTCTGCATCTACTGAATGGTATGCGTTCAAGTCTTGTGCAAGTTCTGGTGACCATACTGCCTTCAACTTACGTGTCTTGGCAACAATGGTTTCCGAACGAAGTTCCAAATCAATTTCTGGAATCTGGAGGTCCGTTCCTGCATTAATACCGGCTGCTGCCGTAGTACCACGAAGCGGATTCGTATCTTCGAAATCACCACGTGCTGTATCAACAGGTTGCTTGGTGTATGTAACACTGTTTAATACTGCGTTTGCAGTAGTAGTAACGATAAACGTGACATTGGTTCCGTCGTACTTGGTGAATTCTGGAAGCACTGCCGAACCGAAGTTTGCGCCACTGCCACTTGGTACGAATGAACGAACTGCTAAGAAGTCAGCATTAGGTAAAACTACATTCGACACCGTGAACGAACGAAGACTACCAGTTGCAACATAATCTTGGTTGAAATTTACATCGGAAAATGCAACCGACCCAGTAGTAACAGCTAATGACGATGTAATTTGATCATTTAATGAATAACCAAAGCGACCTGCGCCATATAGACCACCTGCTGCTTGGTTACCAAACCCACCCCATGTACTATTTGATGCACTACCATAAAGGGATTGACCTAATGTTTGACCGTTTGATGTTGAACCATACTTGAAGTCCATGTAGAACACAAGTCCAGCAGGTAAGTTCATTGGTTGCACAGACACAAAGTTCTTTGCAGCAATTGAACCGAAGACCTTACGAACTAACGGAAGAGCAACACCGGCCCAGTTTTCACCACTGGTACCAGCTGCGTTCGTCTTACTGTTTTCTGAGAGAAGCTGTGTTGCTTGGTTTTCAAGCATTACTGCCATACCCTGCTTTTCATAGCCCTTCAATCCTTCTAGGAGGCCTGAACCTTCCCACTTACCTGCTAATTTACGGGTCTGGTCGATAACGTGCTTGTGTGCACTACCCGCTTCGTTGATAAATTCTGATACATCTGACATATGTTATATCTCCTTAAAAATTAAATGATTCCTGCGAGTTCTTGTAATCTTTTTGCTACCGTGTTTTCCACGATAACTTGCGACTTTGGAGCCGTACTGGGAACTGCCTTAGAGGCTAATCCTTCAGTAACAACTTTCTTACGTGATGCGTTGAACGTCTTCACTGCTGCGGAAAGATTTTCAACTAATGTTGTATAAACAATCTTAACTTCACGAACGGTTGTTGCACGGTCAAATGATTCAACAATGCGAACTTTCTGTTCGTTGGTTAAACTATTTTTATGGAACATTTTGTTGGTGAAGAGTAACTTTGCATTAAGTAAGTTAACTTCTTGTAAACGGCCACGGAGAATGTTCACTGCTTCTCTGTACTGTGCCATTTCGCCCTTGAGTCTCGCAAGTTTATCAGCCATTGCCGTTTTTGCATCGGGAGCAACTTTTTCATCGCCCATTTCCGCATCGTCGGCTTCAAGTTCTGCAAGAATTTCTTCAAGATCAATTTCTTCATCATCACCTTCTTCTGCGCCCATCGGTGCTTCCATTGGTGCTTCACCTTCTGTCTTTGGATTGCCAATTTTAGACGAATCAGCAGGTACTTCTGGTCCTTCTTCGCCGGCCGGTTCGCTTTCTGGATATTCATCCTTTTCGGCGCCATGTTCCTTACCCGAAAGTGCAGCAATATCTTCTTCCAATTCACGAATTACTTCGTCAAGGTCAAAATCACTTTCTGACCAATCATCGTACCAATCCGTTGAACTATCTGTGTTTGCTTCTGGTCCATGACCAATGTCTGAAGTGGCTTCTGCGTCGGCAGTTGGCATCTTGTTATCTGATCCACCGATTGCTGACGTATTAGCAGGGAACTCTTTTCCACCACTAACGTTTTCGGCATCTTGCCACGGCTTTTCTGATGTTGCTTCTTTCTTCACATCGCCGCCAGTCTTTGCTGCAACTGCCTGCTTCATCGGTTCTTCAGTATCACCGTCCTTATCCGCATCAAGAAAGTCTGGCTTTGCACTTTCTTCGACTTCATCTTCGTCGTTAGCCATATCAGCTTCAACACGAAGACGGCGTGAAATCATATCACGAATCTGTGGGGTTATTGCTTCTTCTAAAACCAATTTTGCATTTGCTACGGCAGTTTCACGAACTGCTTCTGCATCCGCAATAGCTTGTTTTAAAAGCTTGTTGGTAATCTGTGTCATAAAATTAAACTCCTGAAAGGAATAGAACAGATATTTTATCTGTTATTAAATATTAAATTTACCACTAATATTAAAGATTAGTGTTTACTATTATATAAATATAATGTTAATTTCTAAAACGTTAATTATCGTATTGTTTTTGTCGTGCAACTCTTTTTTCTTCACGTTTTTTACGACGAAATGCTTCTTGACGTTTAAATGCTTTCTTTTTTGATGGTTTTAGATAATGTTCTCTGTTACGAAGTTCCTGCAACAGTTCCGATTTCTTGACCATCTTGGTGAATACTTTTAATGCTTTGTTGAGTTCATCTTTTCCATCCTTTACAATAACTTCCATACTGCCTCCATTAACTTTTTTGTTTTGGAACTAATCGTCCATTTTGTGATGTGTGTGTTACTTTCTTATTCTTACCATATCGACCAAATCCTAAATAGTCGAGTCCCAACTGCTGTGCTTGTTTTGCAATTTCACTGTCTTCTGCTGCTGGTTTTGATGTAGCTGGAGTAGATGGGGTGGTTGATGGAGTATCTGGTGCCGGATGTTCTTTTGCTTGATGTACTAGTATCTTTGCATCGGGAAATTCTGTTCTCAGTGCTTTTACTGCTTGTACATTTTTTGGAGAATCATCAATAAAGGCAACCTTATCATATCCATCTTTTATATGTTTTCTAATATATGCCGCTTTCTTTTCTGGATTTGCATCTCCCAGTGCAGCAATAGATACACCGGAAGTAATTCCATGCATCTTTAAAAATTGTGCAACAGGACGAGTGTGACCTCGTGCGGTTAACACAGTAATTTTATCGGCTCGACCAATTGCTTGTTTTAACAGTTTGACAAATCGTTGAATTGGTTTTGGATTAATTAATTTATCAAATTCTGAGAAGTCAAACTTATCCCCTGGTTGCTCATCGTATACGGCAAATGCAGCGGGGTCCATTTCAATTCGTTTTCCGCCACGGGTAAGAAAGATTTTGGAATCGGTCTGTGCCAATGTGTCATCAAAATCACTGACAAATAATGTTTTACCCATAGATTAGTAAGTTAAAACTTTATAGGATACGGCAACCATTTCATTTAATGAACTTTGTAATAATGTTTTTTTATTTTGTTCATTTAACTTATTCATTACGGTTACCAACATTTGGGCGGTAAAGACATCGACCAATTGCCCTTTTACTTGCGCAGGAATCTTCGTGATTGCAATTTCTCGTAACGTTTCTTCCGTATATACGGGAGAATGCAAAATGGTATGCAATATTTCTTTGAGAGTATCGTGTGAGGTAGACGCGTATTTTTTTGCATCCGTAGACGATATACTCTTTGCAATCTTTTTAATTTGCGCACTTACTTTGCCAGCAGGAATTTTACCTGTTTGGTATGCGTGGACAATGCCAAATAATCGTTGTTGAGATTTGCTTTTTGATGGCATGTTACTTTACTTCACTCAAAAAGTCGTGAATTAACTTATTGATATTATCATATGGTGCAGCAACTTGTTGCATCACATTTTCGGTAATAAACGCACCCATTGTGGATGGATTACTGACGATATCAAAACAAATTAAGGCAAAGTCTTCTTGGACTTCTACCGTGTTTTCACTCATTTGTTTGACCGATCCCATACCACGGGAACTCACTCCGAGTTTTATATTATTTCGAATTAATTCCCGAACAATGTTTCCTGTTGGAGTCGTGAGAATTTCAATGTTACCCCGTACATCATCACCTTCGGTCCAGAGTTCAACGATGTTACAACACACGTTCTTTAAATTCACTACTGGACTTTCTGGGTGGTCTAGTTCACCCAGCGCTCGTCGTTGTGTCACAAAGTTTTGTTTATAGACACTTGCTTCACGCATTAAAATTTCTTTGGGATAGACACGCCCATTTTGATTTTTTGCGTTAGCACGTTGTAATACGACATTACGAAGGATTAGTGGTTTATTACCATCTAACGCTTCCGTTAAAAGTTCTTTATTATATTGAAGTTCTGTGTATTCACATAGTAATGCCATATTAATTTCTCATGTCGCGCAAACGTGCCGCTAGTTCAGTAAGTTTACCTTCCAACTTGACCATTTGTGTAGTCGTGCGTTTCCATAAATTATCATTAGATAATCCAGATTCTTTCTTTAAACGACTGTTCATTTTTAAGGCACGTTCAACCAACTTCAATTGTCTATTTAATTCAGACATTGCTTGACCAATTTTTTGATGTGGTTGACGAGTTTGATCGTTACGGTAGGAATAATAATTCTCTTGTAATGTTTTTACGCCTTCTTGAATTGCTTCAAATTTTTCTTGAAGTTTATCGCCCGGCGTAACATCTTTTGCACCACGATTGGTCAAGGAATATCCAATAGATTTTGCCATTTTTTTAATATGATTTGCATTACTATGTTTGTCCCCGACAAATGCATTAGGTGTTAAATATCCCGCAACGTTTCCGGTTGTTGATATTTCATTTAAATTTTCACGGATATGTTTACGAATAATTTCACGTAATCTCTCTTCAATATTCATGGTTTATCTCAGTGAATTAAGTTCGTGTGAAATCTGATATGCAATCAATAACGCCGTGATATAGTTATCTTTCACTTGATTCTTTTGCTGAATCTGTTGTAGTTGATGTACTACTTCATTGACTTTAATCTTCGTGACTTCATCAGTAATTTTATTAGAATTCTTTTTAATATCACGAATTAAACTGATGGCTTCTGTGGACACATATGTACCAAACTTTTCTACGTTCGTTCCATTATTAATATATTCACGAAGTAAATTCTTTTGTTTATCACTGAAATTACTGTACTTTTCATTGAAACTTTCTAACAAGAATTTATAGGAAAGATACCGAATTTCTTCTGGTTGATCTTTTAACATTGCCGAATAATTTGATTCTTTGACAATTTGTTCTTCTTTCAGTTCACCCTTTAAATGTTCAACAATCACAAATCGTGCGGCAACCATTTCGTCAATTTGCATATATACCGATTCGTCAATATTTGACGCACTGGTTGTTTCAAATAATTTGTAAATGGATGCGTGAACTTTATAGGAAGGAACTCGACCAGACATAAATTGTTTCAAATCACAATTCTGCTTAATTTCTCGTATCAATAGAAATTTTTGTGCATTTAGTAATTTTTCATTTAATGATGCCCGTCGTTGTAATACGACATCTAACATATTAAATGCTTTACCTTCTGAGAGTTTCGGTGCATTAAAGAAAGAACGATACAATTGTAATTCTTTTCCTAATTCCGATTTTGAGTGGAAATGTTCACGCATCATTTTGACTGCAAAACTATCTGGTTTGCCGTCGAGAACATCTGCGGCAACTTTTCTGACTAATAGTTCAAACAGAATGCCTGTGTTCTTAATTTTGTTGTGCCGTATATTCATATGTTATCCGTATTGAGACGAGTAAACAACCACCATATATAAGTAAATATAATCAAAATATATTAATCCTCTACTTTATCGTCAGATGACAACTGTTCTGCAATAATTTGTTTGTATTTACTAGTATTTTTCATTTGTAATTTATCTAAGAAATCTTTTGCTTCTAACGATAAGGTAGACCGCTTGTACCGTTTGGTATTTTCTTTATGTCCTAATGGGTCACGGCCAAGCGGATGTGCATCAGTACCAAATTTTAATCCTTCTCTTGGACGACCACCTCTATTTTTCATAAGTGCTTCTTCTAGTTCCTCATCAACTTCTTCGTCAACAGAACTGTCTTCTAGACTCTGTAAAATTTGATCTACATCGTCAATTTGAGCTTCTTGATCGTCTGCACTAACATCTCCTTCCGGCGGAACTTCCCCTTCTGGTGGTACTCCTCCTTCTGGTGGCATTCCACCCATTTGTGGGTCTTGAGGTTGTGCCATTGCTTGTTGTTCTTGCTGCCGTTTTACATCTTCGATAATCTTCTTTCGTTCTTCAACAATTTCATCATCTGATAATTCAAGAATGTGATTGTAGACCCAATCTTGAGAAAGAAGAATAGTTTGTCCACCGGTCATTTGTTGCGCCAATCCAAACTTTTCTTTCCAGATATTAATTTTTTCTTGTTCGTATAATGTGGAAGGATTCGTTAACGAGAGTTCAAAGTTGACGAGTTTTTCATCCGTAAATCCTTGGACATATAAATGAATGATGGCAATCTTGGTAAGTTCCGATACCATGATGCGTTGAATACGTTCAATAGTTCGTGCAAATCGCACATCTTGTGCTGCCAATGTTGCCTTTCCATTAATATCTTCTTCATATCCAATAAAGGACTTAGGTACTTTAAATGCCGCAAGAAGTTTTTTACGGAGATATTCAATGTCTTCGATTGCATTGAATTGTAATCCTTGCATGGTTTCAATTTCGGTTCCACTATCCTTACCACGCACTGGAAGATAGAAATCTTCGGTAATATTCATCATATTATATCGAAGATTATAATCGCCCGTTTTCGGGTCTACCAACGGCGTTTTCTTGGAACGGTCAATGATACGATTCATATATGTATCAACTTCGGCGGGAGGAATGTTGCCAATATCAATTTTGAACTTCCGTTTGTCGGGTGCTCTCATGATACGATGAATTAACATTGCGTCTTCCATGAGTTGCAATTGTTTCCAGACACGACGACCACCTTCAATCATGGCTTTTCCATACGGAAGAAAGTTTGTATCTGATAATAAACGAAAATGTGCAATTTCGTAGTTATCAAAATCTTTCTTACCTAATTGTAAGAAATCGGTATCAATGGAGAATCTTACGGAGAATGGATTGCCCGGTTGTTCACCTTCGACACGAATAGTTTCATAGACAGATAATGGAACGGCATTTACGATACCATATTCAGGATCAATGTCCAGATATAAAAATAAATCTCCGTATTTTGCCATGTTGCGCACCCACGGCCAGAGATTAAATTCTACATTGAGAATATCGTAAAATAAATTATGGAGAATTTCTTGAACTTGTGTATCATCGGTTTTAATCGTGAGAATGCGGTCAAACTCATCCTTGACTGTACTTTCATCCGCATAAATATCTAATACTGACGCAATGATGGGGTCATTGTCCATCATGTCATAATCACGGAACAACTGTAATCGTGCTCCTTGGAATGAAGCTGCCGCTTCATACCGACCATGTGCTGACCCATATCCACCTGTGGCAGAATTATATACACGATGGTACCGATCAACACCTCGTCTGTTAACAAACGATTGAATTTGATCCGTATCTGCAATACGAAGTTTTTTTCCACCCACATTTCGTACAATTGTGTTCGTGGAAAAAAGTTTCTTTAGTCTACCAAAAATTCCATTGTTACTAGTATCTGCCATATCTCCTCACTTAATAGTTACAGGCTTCGTCTAATGCTTTTAATAATGGTCCGAAATCTACATCCTTTTTACTTTTTGCAATTTCTACCACTTCATTTCGTAATTCATTCAATTTTACATATGTGGCGGCAATTAATAACTGCCATTCATTTATATTAAACTTTGTATATGGTAATGAGTTTAAATTAGTTGCCATCATACTTACTTCAGCAAAGCATTCAACCAATGATTTTGATTGTGTTGCTGATAATTGTCCTACTACTTTTTCTATGAGAGCAGTAAGTCGCATTAAATTGATACGATTTTCTACATTTTCACGAAGTATTGATTTTAATGAAAGTGCCATCTTACTTCTCCTTGTTAAGTTGCTTCCGAGTTTTTTTCACATCGTTTGGTTTTGGTGCGCCATTAATATATCCACCAGGAAGAGATAATCCAATTCCTCCCGTTGGTGCACCACCTGCGGGAGCACCATCTTCTTTTACTGTTGATTGTTCCACATATTTCTTTAGTAAACTATAATACTTTGGATTTTCTCGTAGATGTGCCGCGGCAATCATTGCAGTTTTTACTAAACTTCCATCTGTTACATCTTGGTGTTCTAATTCCACATTCATGCCGGTATAAAATTCAGCAGGATCAAAATTATATCCCATGTTTTTATATACTCGCATTGCGTCTTCCTTACCTATATAAGTATCACCACTCATGTAGGGAGTTTCTTTTTTTGGGGTTTCTTCCTTCAGTAAATCACGGAGTCGTATCATAATTTTACCATTTACGGCAGCTCCAGTAGCGTGCACTGGTTCTATCTTTTGCGGTAGCACATTTATGTCGTGCCCGAAAACTTTTACGACGAGCAGGATTACTCTTTTTAATTCTCATGTTCGGATCACCAAAATTAACTTTCTTGACATTTCCAGTACTTGGGTCTTTCACAAACACTTTGAATTTTTTCACATCGCCCCGCATAGGTTTGCCAATTGATACTTTACGACCATGATATTCTGCTTCCTCAAGAACATTTTCGTGTGCTAACATGTATTCTGCAAGACACGCAGAACAATATTCGTCTATTGTATCCATTTCTTCGGCTTCTTTGATAGGAACACAATTAGGAACTTGTTTCCCATTCTTATCTTTCATACCATATTGTGTGTATCCATCCCAACACGGTGCTTTTTCATTTAGTCCAACAGAATCGTCGGTAAATCTTCCCGTCAATGTTTTATGTGGATCTGCTTTTGGATTAGATACGGCATCATATTTATCAAAGTCAGGTTGTGGTGCACTGAAATTATCATTGCCGTATTCATTGAAAAAATCTGTATATTTCATATGCTTATTTCAAAAATTTGAGTTTGTAAATCGTTGAACTAATTAATCCAGAAATTTCATCGACGGTATTATTGAGTTCACCATCTTGTGGAAGTGTTTGCCGAATTGTATCCACAAATTTTTGCAATCCCATAAAATATTTTACGACTGAATCGTCTTCAAATATCTGCGTTGGCGTGGTATATCCTTTAATAATACCATATCGTCCTTGTGCCATTTCTGCATAGGAGTCAATTAATTCTATAATATCATCATAATATTCATTTAATGCTTTGTGTGCCGCAAACGATGGAGTTTGTAGATGAAAAATATGTGCTTGTGTTCTACTACCCATCAAGGTTGATAAAAACTTAGCAATTTCTTCCATTTATTTTCTCATAACAATACTTTTATATTTACTGACCCGTTTAACACCTTCACTTAAGGTGTCGTCGGTTGGCATGGAAGGATCTGCGGGGGCACCTTCACCGTTTCCTATGGTATTTGCACTATTCTTTTGATATTGTAAATGACTGTGTACAGAATTCATATAATCTGATGCTTTGGATATTTTATCTTGTACCCACGCTTCCAAATCTTCTCCGTCACCAATCATATTATATACTTCTGACGATTGCGTACTTAATTTCATTAATTGTGCCTTCGACATTCCACTTTCATCTCCACTGTCTGGACTATCTGCTGGAGGAGTGTCACTATCAACAACATTGTCCGGAGCTTCATCAATTCGACCAACAATATTACGCAATGAAGTGTTTGTTTCTGCCACCGAAGCTTTCTTAGTGTTTAAACTTGCCTTTTGTTTATCTAAATAGATTTGCTTTCGTGTCAATGCATCTGCTTTTGCTGCTGCTCTAGTTTCCGGTGGAGTATCGGTGCCAGATAAACTCTTTAATTTTTTATTTGCCGCCGACCAATCATCCTTGGCTGCCAATTTTGCTGCATCTTCCGGCGTTGGAGAGTTATCAACTTCTTCTAAATTTACTTCGTCTAATTCCATTTCTTCTTGTTCAACTGTCTCTCTTTTTAAAGAGCCGACTGGTCGCAATTCTACTAATCCCATTAAACGTATCATAGTTATTCTCCGCCCTTTAAGGCTATACTGGAAGCTGATGCCCATAGGTATGATTCCCAATCTGCACCGTGTTTTTTCTTAAATTTTGCCACAACTTTTTTATTTTTTTTCATTTTGTTGCCGATAGATTTTCGATCTTCTATTTGTGAATCGGTCATTTGTCGGCGAGGAGGAGATTTTCTATTATATGGTTCTGGTACGGACTTTTCATCCAACGATGCCATTTCTGCAAAGTATTTATGCAACTCTTCTTCAATTATTTCTTCCAATTGACTACGTTTCATAGAAAATCTCCGTAAAATACATACTATCTCAATATAAATATAAACAAACTTTACATTACATGAATATTATCCAATCAACCATCGAATATCTTCAGTTTCCGAGTTCCCAATTTGTATTTGATAAGGGTCAACTGGCATATCATTGGGTAGATTACCTCGTTTCATAAATGGAGTGCTGGAATAATCAGTGTGCGTGAGTGCCAATTTGGTTAATTCAATGCCCTGTTGACGTAACCGCAGTGCGGTATCACGAACCCACAATCCAATACCCAACGCCATTACTAAGTCGTCATTATATCCACTTAATGCTTCTGCACGGCCGTTTTTCCAAATAAACGTTTCTAATTCTGCTAATGTTCTGGAAGATCGAATCGTAATTGACGTTTCCCGCATATATTCTTCTAGTTTGGCAATGATTAGTGGTCTGGTTCGTTGTGAAATGACGAATCCTGCCACCAAATTGCGTTCACTCTTATAGGATTGCTGATGTTCTACGTCAATATACTGCATATCCTTAGACATATAAAATAAATTTCTATATCCACGGTCAATTACTTGCTGCACCGAACTCCATCCAATCGAACTGTTGTCTGGAATCAATAATGCGTCATTATATTCTGTTGCCAGCGATACCATAAGGTTACCAAACTCCTTGGTGGGAATTTTACCCTTATATTCGGCTACTTGAATAGAACGTTCTGCGTCAATGATATGAATGGTGGAATAGTCCTCACCATCACCTCTTGCAACGTCTGCAGCAGCAATATAGGTTCTACCCGCATCAGGATATTCCCATATCCACAGATTTCCGTCAAACCCTTGCTTAGAAATGGGTTCTGTCACATAGGTTTTCTTATAAAATTCTAATATTTGTGGGTTGACAACCGTATTACCCGAGAAAATAAAGGATGCATCGTGTTCTTGGGACGATTGCATCTCACCCATCATTTCAGTTTGACGGTCACGCCACGCTTGGTCACGTTCTGGATGGACTTTCCAATCTAACAGAATGGGATTGAAACTATTTGACTTAGTTTCTGCTTGTTGCCACATTTTATGGAAGAAATTACCCACGCCGTTCGGCGTTGATAGCAATATGGCTTTACCACCCGTAGATAGAGTAGACGATGCGGCGGTCCAGATGATATCTGCATCATCGATGAACGCGGCTTCGTCCAGAATCAATAAAGACAGTGCTTCAGAACGACCCGCATCCTTACTACTTGCTACAGCCTTAATTTGTGACCCGTTGGCAAATTGTAATGATAATTTGTTATCGGTTGTGCAGGTACCCCGTAACCACACGGGCAAATTTGCGTGCATAAATCGCACTTTGGTGACAAGATTTTTTGCCGTTTCTTGCTTGGTGGCAATAACAAGGATGTTTTTGTCACGATGGAACAATAATAACCACAGTGCATATCCGGCCACCAATGTAGAAATACCAATCTGTCTACCTTTTAAGACAATATTATTATCGTGCTCGTCGAAATCACGAATGGCATCTTTCTGATACTTGTATAACTCAAATAATACCTTTCCCCGAATGGGATGTTGGATATATGAGTATTTACTGAGAAAGTATTCTGGACTTACCGCACATTTTTTGTATTCTTGTTTGATAAGGTCTTTTAAATTTGGTTGCGTCATAACTGGTTACCGTTTAAGTTCTGCTCCAGCAACTACGCCCAATACAAACGCAGTGACTCCGACCACCGTTCTACTTGGCTTTGGGATAAATCCAAACATTTTATTTGGATTTGGTGCGGGATTTGGCAGAGTACGTAATAAATGTTGTAAACTATCCGCTCGAGTGGAAGAAAGCGTCACGGCACGTTGTAATAATAGTGATTGCGCATCTTTTTGAGCAATTATCGATGATTGGTCTACAATAGTTGAATCTGCTACTACTACTTGTTTCTTAAGATTGCCAATAATACTATCCTTGTATACTACTACCAACGATGTGTCCATAATTAAATTATTGAGGAGACTTGCTTGGTTTTCTAATTCAGTTAGATTGGTCTGTAACGCATTTTTCTGCGTAGTCCGAAATCCAATACTAATTGTAAGTTTTTTCACAATTTCATTTTTCTGTGCGTTTTCATCTTGGAGTTTTTGCACTTCGTTCTTTAATGAATCAGCAAATGTTACCGTTTTTTGTGCATTATTTTTAAATTCTGCGTATTCCACATTAAATTTTTCTAATTTACTGTTGCCGTCAGACTTACCCAACATAAACGAGATAATAAATATAGCGCCACCAACAATGGCAAGTCTACCCACAGAAGTTAACGCAGTAAATTCTTTACCAAAATTAAGTAATGACGCCAATATTTTATCCATATTACTCTCCTGTTTCTACTTCCGTCAGAAATCCATTTAATTCTTCGATATCTTTCATAATATCCGCCTTTACTTTATCAATATCTACATGCCACTTTTCAATCATTAATATACGAGTGTCATCGGCATGGATAACTTCTGGTGCTGTTACGGTGTCATATAAATTTTGTAATTCGGCAATTCTATCTTTAAGTGACGCAATATAATTTTCTTTCATTTTGCGTTCTTCATATTCCTCCCATGTGCCCAATCGACGCATTTCAGTTTCTTCCTTGATAACACAGTCCATGCACTTGCCACGAAGTCCCCAAAATTTAATGTCAAACCGATGCCCCATTGCCTTGTCACATTGTGGACAAAACCACGGCGTTTTTGCTCCATCCAGTTTCGTAACGGTTTGTTTAATACCATTTTTCATGACCCACTTTTTATCGTTTAAGTCGGTCCACGTATCACCTTCTTGTCGAATGGGTTCCAAGCCCGGACGCCATCCTACGACAATTTGTTCGCTATTCTTTTTTAATACTTCATTAATTTTTCTACGAGCATTATTAATTGCTTCATGTTCTGCCATAACCGCCTCTTGAGTTAATCTGTTCTGTTTTTAGGAATACCCGCACGATTGGATATTCCACGCATGTGTTGACGAATAACACCCATTGCTACTTTATGAGCTGGATGTAATCTGTCATAATCCATTGCGGTATCAATCTTAATTTGATTGCCCGTTTCTGGATTTGTAATTTTCATTTGTAATATTTTTTTAAAGAGATCTTTTTTGCCACCCTTTGGTTTGTCTTTTGGTGCATCTGCAGATGTTGTTGGTACCGATCCGACCATTGGTGCCCCATACTGTAACACTTTTACGGGCATCGTGTGTCGTAATGCTGCTAACGCAGACAATCGTGTGTTACCACCCAATAAATAATATCCATTAGAGTGTTTTATCACAATTGGCTCCGGTAATTTTTCCTGTTGTTTTATTGCCGTCAATATACCCTTTACATCTTTTTTATATTCTGTACCAATTTTTTTAAGAACTTCCTTTGGATTTTTACTAGATAATACTTCTGGAACTTCACTATTTGATAGTTGCTCCAACTCGTCTTTTGTCAAGACTTCACTGGGTGCTGCCAAAATTAATTTCTTTAATTCTTCTGCAGAATCAGCCATGTCAGGAAACGATTCAATAGTTCGTTCGTTTTTAAAATATTCACCAACTTCGTTGTCTAATTCATCCTTAGTATAATCTCGTACATATACATAGACCTTTAATTTTTCAGACTTAGTATTTTCGGTTAGTATGGATTCATTTGCATTCATTGCATCTTGTACCATTTTTTCTGCTGCTTTTCTAACCGGCTCGTTCTCTGGATATTTTAAGGCCGTTGCCACTAAGATATCACGATTAGTTTTTGGATTACGAACCTTGTTACCCAATACGGATTTTGCGCGACCAATTGCTGTTGCATCGGGTTTTTTCTTTCCCCGCTTTTTTGTTGCTGGTTCTTCTTGACTTGCGTGCATATCCGTCAACTTGCGTGCTTCTTCTGCGTCGGTTGTTGTTTTAATAATTTTCTTAAATATTTTTGGATCAAACTTACCATACACTTTCGTAAAGATTTCTTGTTTTGCTCTATCGGTAATATTTGGGTCACCCATAATAGCACGTAGTTGAGTTCCACTGATATTTTTCCCATCGATATCTAATTTCATCTCTGGTGCTACGATAAAATATCCTTTGTCTTTATATCCTTTGTGCTCCCCATCTGGTACATCATCAAAATTACGGAAGTACTTTCCACCGCCCAATCGATCAGCATCTTTTTGACTGACTGCCGTCACATACGAAGTTTCAGGAGGAAGTTTATCTAAAATTTCTACTGGTGCATATGGATTTCTAACCTGCACCACCATCTCGTCGGGAATGTCAAACATACGAGTCATAATATCTTTCTTTTCCTTAAATCCAAATGGAGATTTAATAGGATCTGTCACATTACTGGACGCAATGTATACATTTTCTTTACCAAACTTCTTCACCATTGCTTCATAAATACTATAATGACCCGCATGAAATGGTTGAAAACGACCAGTGAATATTGCCACCGTGCGTTTTGGTACAGACGGTTCAGTTGGTGTTGATGGTTCCATTGAGGTAGGTGAAGTCGTTTCACCCGGCAAATTATATGTTGCTTCATATTCTTTTTTAGCCACTCGATAATATCCTTCACCATCTTTCACCAAATAGTCACCGGGCTTTAATACCATTTGTTCTCCCCACGGTGCGGTGAAGGTTACTTCATCTTTGCCTGTATATCGTGCCACTTGTCTTGGAGATTGTTCTGGGATTACGGTACCGTCATCTTGTTTAGCATATAACTTCTCAAATTTTGCTGCTTTTACTACATATTTTTCTCCGCTGGGACCGGACATAATAATATCACCTGGCGCTGCGGTATTTTCTGTTTCTTTGCCGTCTGCTGTAATGGTTACCACCTTCATCTCAGATGTAGCGGTGGCAAACGTCATCGGTTCCATGTCTTCTAAGGCAGAACTATCTTCAACTTCCCCGTGATTAGAATATTTTACAGGTTTCTTTGTAACGGGTTTAAATTGTAATTTATCGGTAACAGATTTAATATCCGTTGGTTCTTCTGGTTCCTCTGATTCCGGTGGAGTCATACCAAACTTAAAGGTACCGGTAATTTGATTGATGGGCGCAAACTGTCCGGTGAACTTATATGGTTTCCCGTTGTAAATAAATACGACACCTTCGGATGGGACTATATTATCTATGCCCATTGCTTCCAATCGTTCTAATTCCCGCTGTAGTTTACCAATTTTATCAGGTTGATTACTATCACGAATGGCTTTAATTGCTTCTAAGACATCTCGTTTTAATTGATTACTTGCTTCTGGGTTATTAACGGATAGAAAGTTGGTAACTCGACGCAAAGAATCTGTTCCTGCCTGTAAAAATGTCATTTCGATAGGATTGATCATTTTCTTTTGTGCAGCAGCCAATGATTCTTTTTCATATTGCCTAAACCATTTCTTGGTTTCATCGTTTTCTATATTTTTTACACCAAACTTCTTGTCACCATCTGCCCACCGACGAACTAACCCATCAAACTCATCTTCGGATAACTCCATACCCGTTCGTTCCATTTCTTTTTGAATTTCCTGTTCCCACCATGCACGACGATAGTCTGCCAATGTTGAATTTTCGTCCAATCCAAACTCTTGTGCAGTCCGATCCAATCGTCCATTATATTGTTCTGCCTTTTGTTGATATCGTTCTGTTTCCGCATCACTAAAGGCAATTGTTTTTGGTCCGCTAATACCAAACGTTTGTTGTTTATCTGCCCCAACTGCAGTCACCGCATCGGCAAATTCCTTGCCATCAGTATTAGAACGTCCAATTTCATTACCATCTTCGTCATATTCAATGGTGCCATGCATGACCAACACACTTTTTCCATACGGGATAACATTTTGGGTGTCGGGGAGGATAACTTCTAAGCTCATGAACTTTGAACCGTCTCCGAACATTTGCTGGCGTTGCTCCGGTGTCAATTTTTCTACTGCTGCTTGTAAATCTTCTGCTGCCCCAGTAAATGCCTTTTCAATATTGCCACGACCTGCAAACATATTCCGAATACCTGCGGTGTCCAGTGCGTTTTTTCCACGATTTTTTACCTGTCCTTTATTACGAGCAAATACAATCTGGCCGTCACGTATTGAGAAGGCAATGTTCTGACCGTCTAGTTTTTCGGTGACCGGCGCTTCTTGATCCAATCCACCGAGTAACCCACGGTCAATCATTTCCTTCATATCTTTGAAGGTAAGTTCTTCATCTTCAAATGGATGTGCAAGGTGTCCTGCTGCACCGCCTTCCATAAGATATCTGCCCGTTTCATTCCAGCACTTATGACATACAAATGGGTGTTTGCCACCGTCGTTTGCATTCCACGCCCATCCGCAGACTCGACATTTAATTGTATTTTCTGAAATATAGATGCTATTATCTACCTTACCGTAATCACGAAGGAGAATGCCCGCAATAATGTTGGCGTTATTTTCAATACGTGACCCCGTGGCGCCATCAATTTCGGGATTTGTAATATATCCCATCTCATTTTGCTTTTGATGTGCCATTTCGTGCGCAACGGTTCGTAAAATATCGGCAAGTAATCTATCTTCGACAACCACAAAGATTTGATTAGAAATTACATCATATTTGCCCAAACTTGTTAGGCTATCGTCTGCTGGCATCAATGAAACAACGGGAGTTTGTTGTAAATTTAATCGAACTGCGGCATATGTAACAAATTGTTGTACATCCATTGCAATGCCGTCCGGAGAATAGCATTCTTTCACTTTATCTCGCCCGTGGTCTTTCTTTGCAAGCTTCCATGACCCGCCATGTGGGCCCTTTGGATGATGTACGTCATGATTTTTCATTTTACTCTTGCCATGTTTCTTAACTGCCTTACGACGGTCGCGGTTGCGCGCAACTCTATCGTGAACGGTATCCTTTAAATACTTGCTTACCTTTTTAGGATGCCGTTTATAATATCGTCTAACACGCTCGGTACTACTATCTGCTTCATCAACGGTATCAGTTGCCTCGTACTCATCGTCGTCACGGTGCATGCCCGATTCATCGTCGGCATACTTTAATAATAAGGGTTTTTTAAGGATGGGCAAGTTGCTATTATATGCACCCACCAACCCCGATAGCGGATAATCTATACCTTCCCCTACCTCACCCTCCGATAACCCCGTAGAGGTCAAACTGGGGTCCGCTAGACCCCTATCCGATGACACTGCGTAGGTCATCAACATAGGATAATGGTGAGCACCGTATTTAAATGCTATTTTACATTTATCACGAATTGTTGCCACGCTATCCGTTGGGGATATAGTATACGATTCATCTAATTTCATAGATAAAATTAAATTATTATAATTCTTGTGCAATTCGGTTAGTGCTTTAGCTGCCACAAATTTAATATCCGTGGATACTTCGTGTTGTAATGTATACCGAAGTGCGGCACAACGTTGTGCATTATCTATTGGCAATAAAAGGTTTTTATGTAAAATGTCCACAAATTCTCCCAGTTAATCTTATTCTTATAAATATCAGTGGTTATTAGATAACATCAATCACGGATTACCATGCGCAGAATACAAATTGCCACTTGAAACCCAGTATATGTCCCGCGTTGAACAATTTGGTTCGGTGCACAATCCCGGACCTATGAATATTCTTCCCGCTGTTAATGGATACCCCGATGTATCTGTTCTTAATGTACCTTGAATAAATCGTGTTTGTCCTAACGAATCTGAATACCAGAGTAAGTTATCCAACGTTGTTACCCAAATTTTACCCGCAGGTTTGCCAGAAAATCCAGACGGCATACTCAATGGAATTGCACCTACTAAACTAAATGTAATAGAACTAACTGTCCACGCCAACGCATTACCAGATACAGACAATTTAATTGTTGGTAATACAACACCGGTCGGTGTATTTGTTGGTGTTACTGTCGGGGTGTTCGTAGGTGTTGCTGTTGGCGTATTGGTTGGTGTGGCGCCAGGTAGTGTATTAGTTGGTGTTGCTGTCGGGGTGTTAGTTGGCGTTGGCGTTGCCGTTGGCGTATTAGTTGGTGTTGCTGTCGGGGTGTTAGTTGGCGTTGGCGTTGCCGTTGGCGTATTAGTTGGTGTTGCTGTTGGGGTATTAGTTGGCGTTGCCGCCAACGGCGTATTGGTTGGTGTTGCTGTTGGCGTATTGGTTGGTGTTGCTGTTGGAGTATTGGTCGGCGTTGCCGCTAACGGCGTGTTGGTTGGTGTTGCTGTTGGAGTATTGGTCGGCG